AACCAGCTTCTACACAGGTATCACATAAGCAACCTGATTTACATTTACGCTCAGTGTTAGTGGCTGTACAAGCGGTACCCCCACTTATCCAACGCTTGTTGCTACTATTACAAGAATCATATTGTTCTTTTTGTGAAGTACCATTTTGACATCGAGTATTTCCAGTATCAATCCAAGAAGTTGTACAGGAAGAATATCCACATTGTCCATCTACCTGAACTCTTCTAGATTCCCTTGTAGAACCACTACAGCTATTTCTTTCGTAATAAATAGAATAAGTTCCTGAGCAATCGCCTCCCCAAGGCTGTTCTGACCAAGAACCGCAATCCGAAGAATTTGAAGTCCTATTAGTTTCTGATCCACCACATGAGTTAGATCTTGTTCTAACATAAGTACATCCATCACAGCTATAAGACCATGACCCCCAAGATCCATTAGTAGAACAGTCTCTTCCGCCTCCAGATACCCATTTAGTAGTATTATAAGAAGAAGAACAAGAGTTTGTATCCCTCTGTTGTTTTTCAGAAGAACATCCATTACATTGAGTAGAACCTGTATCGGTCCACGTTGCATCTCTGTTGTCCTCAACGCAATCGCCATTCTTGTTCGCGACAGCCTGCCCATTAGCGTTAACCGCAGCCAAAGCCTTAGCATCAGCATCAGCCTGGGATACTGTTGATGTGAAAGGACCACCTACCTGATCTTGGTTTACAGTGACGGTGCTACCAGTATAACATGTAGCGCAGTTATTGCGTTGGAAAGACTTACTTGCTTTACCAGTCCATGTACAAGTTCCCTGAGAGTTCGCGATATTTTGACCTTGTGCTTCTACAGCAGCCTTAGCCTTATTGTTAGCATCTTCTTGGGATACTGTTGAAATAAACGGACCACCTGTAACCATAGTTTCATCTACGGTTATTGTGCTACCGACACCTGTACCATCACAAACTTTAGTAAATTGTTTATGATATTCACCTGTCCATGTACAAGTTAAACCTCCACCATCTATCCATCTAGTACTTTCTCCTTCGCAACAAGAATTAGTATTTACCTGCTTCTTTTGAGAAACACCATTCTGACAGCGAGTTTCCAGAGGATTAGAGTCAACCCAAACCGGATCAGTGCTATCAAGTTCGCATTCTCCGTTCTTATTGGCATAAGCTTGACCTCCTGCTTCTACAGCCTCTCTAGCTTGTCTGTCGGCATCCTCTTGTGATATCATAGAATAAAATGGTCCACCCACATTATCCTGTGTTACTGTTATAGGAATACCATGTTGACAAGTACCACAATTGTCTTTCGCGAATTGCTTACTATATTTACCAACAAACTTACATACACCATGAACGTTAGCATAAGCCTGTCCTTGTGCTTTCACGGCCGCCATAGCCTTGTTGTTAGCATCTTCTTGAGAAACAAATGAAATAAATGGATATCCTTCCACCTTTGTTTCATCTACTTCTACTTCTGATCCTGAATCAGCTATAGCACAATCATTACGCTGGAATACCTCAGAATAAGTTCCTCGCCATTGACAAGTTTTATTTCCTCCGTCTACCCATCTTTCTGAATTATAAGAATCAGAGCATTTATTAGTATTCTTTTGCTTTTTCTGTGATTTACCTTCCGAACATCTCAATTCTTCAGGAACAGCATCTTCCCAAACAGGATCTTTACTATCTGGATTACAAACACCATTTTTATTAGCATATCCTTGACCACCAGCTTCTACCGCTGCTTTAGCTTTAGCATCAGCATCTTCCTGGGAAATAGTTGAAGTAAATGGACCACCAACTTCATTCTGTGTTACTGTCATAGGTACACCAGTGTGACACTCTTCACAATTAGGAGTAAATTGTGCGCTGTATCTACCAGTATATACTATTATATCATTACAGTTACCAGCAGCATTAGCTATAGCTTGACCTTGTGCTTGTACGGAAGCCATAGCCTTAGCATCAGCATCAGCCTGGGATACTGTTGAAGTAAACGGACCTCCGGTTACATCATCTTGATCTACTGTTATAGTACTACCCTGTTGCCCTTCTTCACAATCATTTTTCTGAAATTCCTGACTGGCTCTACCTGTCCATGTGCAAACACCTCTACTGTTAGCTATATCTTGTCCCTGTGCTTCTATAGCGGCCATAGCCAAAGCATCTGCTGCCTCCTGAGACTCTGTTGTCGTGAACGGACCACCTGTCACATCGTTCTGAGTAACCTCTACCTCGCTTCCTACGGCTTCTGTATCACAATTATTTTTAGTGAATGTTTTCTTGGCTACACCAGTATAAACTGGTTTAGCTGTACATTCCCCTTTTTGATTTGCCACACTCTGACCTTGTGCTTCCACAGCAGCCATAGCCTTAGAATCAGCATCAGCCTGAGATACAGTTGATGTAAACGGACCTCCGGTTACATCATCTTGTGTGACTATAACCGTGGAACCATAATAATCTGCACCGCAATCATTTTTGGTAAATTCTTTGCTGGCTTTTCCTCTATAGAAATTAGGATCATCAATACATTCTGCATTTAAATTAGCTTGTTCTTGACCATTTGCTTCTATATCCTCAAGAGCCTGTCTATTGGCATCCTCTTGTGATACTTCAGAACTATACTTACCAGCTTCTACTATGTATTCATAATCTGTACCTATATAGCCTAATTCACAATCATTTTTTGTAAATACCTTTGATTGTCTTTCGCTATACCATAATACCTCAGCACATATTCCATGTTCATTAGCATAAGAAGGTCCATTAAGTTCAAGATCATCCAATGCTTTTTCGTCAGCATCCTCCTGGGATATAGTCGAAGAATACATTTTAGCAGGAACTACATATTCTACAAATGAACCTACCTCTGTTACTAAACAATCTGTTTTCTGGAACAGCTTCTTCTTCTCTTTATTATACCACTTTATAGTAGTGCAATGACCATGTGAATTAGCATAATTCTGTCCTTTGGTATTTAATTCATTTGCAGCTTTATTGTCTGCATCTTCCTGAGAAATGGTTGAGGAAAATGCCCCGGCTTCAATAACCATAGTTTCATCACTTCCTACCTCTGTATCTGGATTACAATCGTTCTTAGTGAATGTTTTCTCCTGTCTTTTGTTATACCATAAAACAGTTTTACAAACACCGTTTTCGTTAACCCATCTTTGACCATTATTTTCTATATCTTCCAATGCTTTATTATCAGCATCTTCTTGTGATACAATAGACGTGTATTTACCATAAGGAACAATATATTCTAATGTTTCCCCTCTTTCAGTGGGAGCACTACACCCTTCTTTGGTGAACTCACGAGATTTTCTTTCATTTCTATATATCTTAATATCTCTTTGTCTTTGCACCAAAACAAATTCTTCAACTACTTCTCCATCAGGACTAGTGGCTCTTACCTTAAGAGACCTGCTATATCCTGTTTCGTTTTTATCAAAGAATAGGTTTACATTGGTGTTTCGTTCACCTTCTGATTTACTTAATTTAGCCCAACAATCATTTATCATTTCTTTATCCTCCACGGTAAATTGTTTGGTTTTGTAGAAACATTGAATGTCTCAGTACTTCCATATTTATCTAAATTGATATTATATTTATCTAATGTCAAATCTATGGATTTTTCTTCATCACATTCAACTATCTCTATTTTATATTTATCCAAATTACTTGATATTTTGAGAGTAGTAAGAGTATCATCGCCTGATATCTCCTCAAACTCCTTATCAAATTTTATATAAGGAACTATCTTACCGGGTTGAGTAATTGGAATAAGCGTACCATTTATGGTAATATTCTCATTTACTTCATCTCCTCCATCATTATTAGGCATTGATACAATCAAAGAAACCTGGAATATACCTTCAAGACCGGGGTCACCTGGAAAACCGTAGTTCAATTTAATATCATTAACCTGTATGTTCAATCCGCTGGCTGTTGTAAAAACTTTTATGTTTGATTTAACAGCATAATCACTTGTTATCAAAGCATTAAGCGAAGCAGCATTGGTAGTAATCATAATCTGCTTGTCACCACCACCTATAGGAAAATCCAACCTACTCTCGGATATTTCAAGAATAGGCTCCCCAAGCTGTCTGATAGTGACGGCCTTCATTTTCTTATCTGAACGAACAACGCGAATAGTCATTCGATCTTCGCGTCCAGTCCATGATTTTGTAGAAAATTTTACAAGTCCTCTTCCTTCGCCTTCAGTGACATCAGAATTTAACCACTCACCAGAATCCATTTTATACATTTTCTTACTCATAGATCCTCCTTATTTTAAAGCGTTAATTCCCACTCAGCACCATCAGCTACTATAATTTGAACTTCTGACTCACCACCTTCTTTTGTGAATGTTATATCTGTAGGTATAACGTCAAATATTTCTACAGGTGCTGTACAGCCCAAACTACAAATTAAATCCTTAAACCATTCTTCTTTTACGAACAACTTAAACAACTTCTTGAAGAAGTTTTCTAAACAATCTGAATCAGCCGAATTATTCAAAGCATCACATATAGCTTGCTGGAACCAATTCTCAGTTACCGAACTTTCTATAATGTCTTTAATAAACTCAGTGAAAGATTCTTTATCTATCTTCTCTATCGTAACAGAACCATTTACAAGATTACTACCACAAAGAAAACCTTTACATTGCTTATCTATCGCCATATTCTATCCTCCTATTAGCATCTAAATCCATAACTAGAATCAGCCTTGACTCTGTAAATAACCTGTACGGATGCAAATTCATTGGCGTTAAGACAATAATCCTTACAGAAAAGGATATTTCTGCCACTTACTTTATATGCATCTGGAGGAAGAACACCTCCACAATGAGAAACCTGTAGGACCTCCGCTGGCGTATCCTGTAGTCTTACCTCGGATATGCCTTCGAAATGTTCTACAGTGATAGAACCACTTACATTAATACCTCTCTGTACATACTTAGCCAGATTTTCTAACACTGTATTAAGTGGCGCTCCATTCTCTAATCCAGCCTCAGGCATATTTACTCCATCGTAATAAATATTAGATGAAGGAATATTGCACTGTGGAGGCCTGCAACAAGAGTCCTTTTCGCCATAACAGCTTCTGTTATTTCTAATAGCCATTTTCTAATCGTTTTATCTTTCTATTTAACTTATCTATCATTTTCTCTTGTTCGTCCGACCTGCATATTAATTTATTTAATAATACAGTTAATGGACTCATAGGATCTAAACCGAGTTTGTCATATTCTACTTTATCTGAGACATACACACAATCAGTACCATGATACCCTCCTGGGCAAGGAACTGGAGTCTCGTCTACTCTAGGCTTGAATACATCACACTTGCTGAGACCCTTCCCATTCATCACATCCTTCGCCATGTCTATCTTTATTTTCTAGTTCTTCGATTCTTATTTCCAAATCTTTTATAGTATTGCAATACTCTTCAAACTTCTGATCTATAATATTAAATACTTTTTCAATATTACAAACAACCTGATCGAAGGTCATTCCAGGCGATAATTGCGAAATAAACGTTTTACACCCGCTGTAATAAACGCATCCCCCGGCAATAGGACCTACAGGACAATCACATTCTTCGGGTACTATCTCGCAGTTGTCTGTGCAATCATTGCATCCATTTCCACATATACTGATATCACTTCTCAATATATCCACTTTTTTATCTCTACAAGAGTTATCTGTATTACAACAAGCCATCTTATTATGGTTTTAATACATCATATTCACCACTAACATTACAAAGAAATGGTTCATAATTACTACCATCTGCGGTTTTAACCATAAACGCTTCTCTTTTACCAACCTGATTAACAACAATATTTTTAGAAACAGCTCCATTGTTTGTTGCTATCTTATATGTAACAGTAGAGTCAACTCCTTCGTTAACCGAAGAAGATACACTAACTGTTTTATTTCCATCCCCAGAGCTAGGATTAAAAACTACTGCCATAAGCTAAAATTCATAATTTGATGAACATAAATCATTATCTGATTCAGGTTCGCATTTAGTATTTAAATTAACCCACTCTTGACCTTCCACCTGTAACTGTTCTTTAGCTTTATTATTAGCATCTTCTACGCTAATAAAAGAAGATACAGTGCCAGCCAATATTCTCCTATATTTATCTGGTCCCTTCCATCCGAGTTTGCAACGTTTGGTAAACCACCCATGTTGTTCTTCATTGTAGTATATCGTTGCGCACATTCCAGATGAATCAGCCGCGGCTTGCCCCTTGCACTCAAGATACCTTCTCGCCTCTCGGTTAGCCTCCTCTACACTGTCCGTAGACCAAAAGGCTCCAGCCTCAACAACGAAATGAGTAGGTATTTCCTGAGCCTGTCCTTCTGGACATTTTTTACTATAAAAATCACCTTCTTGTTTTTTAGAGTAAAAAACATTACAGCATCCACCCACTCTATTTGCAAAAATAGGTCCTTCTACTTCTGCGTATTCTATAGCTTTATTGTCAGCATCCTGTTGGCTAATATTAGAACAGAACTGAGCCTCTGGTACAACAAACAACTCTGTTGTACCAAGGTCCTCTTTGCAATCAGACTTCTTGAATGCCTTCTCGTAAGTTCTATTGTAAAACATTTCATTCATATCATGAAAGCATTTTGTTCAAACGTTCTTTTAACTTAACCATTTCCTCAGGGCATAGTCCACACTCCTCTTCACAAACTATTCTTCTTATGCGTTCTACTTTTAGTACAAAATCTATATCAGGAACCCTGCCTACTTTGTACCTATCGTATTGAATATACTGACCTGCTTTACAAGATATGAAATTATCAGCACATTCGCACAGATAATTGTCCGGAAATAAAATTTGCTGTGTACTACCTATTCCTGACATTATTTAGATGCATTAAAATTTTCAGCGTATTCTTTATTGATATACTCAGCATATTCTTTCAATTCATCGGCATCAGGACATTTGTTGTTAAGATCCTTAATCCATGAACGAACGATTTTCTGAGCCTCAGCATAACGATATCCTACTTCAGAATATCTAAACTTGCTGTGAAGAGATATTAGCTTTTTATCCAAAGAAGCTAACTCATCGTACTTTTCAATACATATAGCACTTTTCTGTGCTTTAGGAGTAGTCAAATTGACGGCTACTGCTCTAGACTTTACCGGAGAACTTATGCTTGTTCTTCCTCCACAACCACAACCCATGTTTTATATATTTTAATTATTAATATTGATTTCTAAATCTTACAACCACAGTCCTCACAATTGTTTATGATATACATTAGCTTTTCTGCTTTCTTGAACAGCTCTTCGGCTTCCTGTATATTACCTAAACGAGTATTTGATTCTGCGGCTGTTAAAACAAATTCCACTTCTTTTATTTTTTCCATGAGATCATCATCCTCATGATCACATAGAATCCCGGCTCTAGCCCACACCTTATCTAAGTTTAAACGAATAATATCTGTTTTAAGATATTTACGTTCAAAATGATAAGTAGAAGGACTTCCCACTATTTGTATATCGTATATTCCATCAGGCACATTTATAAATTTATGATCTGGATCATCACAATTTATACCTAATGTCATACTATTAAACATATTTATTTGATTCTTCCCAAGATAATGGGTAACAGGTTCCCCTCTTCCTGGCGCTTTTATGTTTATGATAGCCGGTCTATCAGCCAATATCCCCCAATCAGACTGATCATCTATTCTTAAATTTTTAGGGTTATTGGTATTTATAACCTCAAATTCTAGTTTGATGTTATTCATATCTTCCTCCCAGGGTATCCTAGTTATGCTATCATCGTATCTTGCTGTGATATTATCGCCCACCTCAGTACTATGAACATGAACTTCAACTCCATTTATCCTTACACTAACTATCTGAGCTATAAGAGATTTAGACATACCAAAGAAATACACCAATATTTCTCCATTGTATTCAACATCTTTTTCAGGATACTTTACGACCTTAGTCATGTAAGTACCATCATTACGTCTAGCTACAATACGAATAACCATCTGATCCTCCACATTATAGTCAGTCATAATAATACGAGCCAAAAACATTTGGTGTCTAATTTGTGGTAAAACGTCTATATAATTCATATGTGTTGTTATTTTTAGCAAATATACAATTTTTGAAAGGAAAAACTAGAAAACATACATACAATAAAAATGGGGTAAGATTTTAATAACCCTACCCCAAGTCCAATAAACCCTTAGATGAAAAATTCAATGCAATTTTACTACCTTATATATGATAAAAACTGCTACAAATATAATAAAAACAAACAAACATCTATACAAATAGTAAAAAAAAGTAGATTCTTTTTTTTCTTCTTCAACAATACTATTCAAATTTATATTCTCTTCTTTATCCTTAGTCTCTTTCTTATTTATATTAGTATCTATATTGCTGTTTATTTTAGTTGTATCATTCTTAGAGAAATCTATAGAAGTAGTAGTTTCTTTCTTTATTTTTGGCTTATTCGTAATAGAATCGACAGGAGTAGAAGTATCGTACTCTGTTTCTACTATGACTATCTTACCATCCATACTACTTATATCCAATATAGAAGAAACTTCTTTTTTATTCTCTTCTATAAAGCAATCTATTTTTTCTTTGACAACATCACTTATATCTGTGTTAACAACTTTCTTTCTTGATCCACAAGAAAGAAATAATATCATAAGTATCAGAAACAATAAATACTTCATGGTTTTACATCTACAAACTCAGGTAATATATATTGTATGTTTATAGCAGCCTCATGCAATATGCTTCTAGCTTCTTCTTCAGATATATTCATATGAGTAGTGTACTCACAGAATATGGAACCAACCCAATCATTAGAATTATTCATCCTCTTTATTATTATGCTTTCACACCCATTAGAACTCATTATAGATTTGATAACGCGATCATCTATTTGCTCATCTATGTTTGTTATATACATAAATACCTCATCTACCATCTGTTTACTAAAGGCAGCTACTTCACTCATAGGTAAATTTTGTATATTCCCCCTCATTCCTTCTACGCCTTTTCTTTTTACTTCAAATTGAATAGAAAGAAAAGAAGCATGACCAAGAGGATGAGGTTGAACTATATAAACACGATCAGCTTTGGTTTCAAATAGCACTCTCCATATTTCCCCAAATACTTTCGCACTATTTTCAGATCTTTTATAACCCCTTCTCTCTTCTTCTTTTTTGAACTGCTCAACCTTAATATCGGTCATCTTATTTCTAGTGTATTGATTATAAGAAAACCAAGCAGCCACTATTGCCCCTATACCACTTATCACATTAGCTACATCTATTTCCATGTTGTCAAAAATATTTGATAAATAAAGCCACAAATACATTCATAGCACACATTTCTACCCAAAACATTGGATTGGTATTGTAAAACCTACTAATAATATTCCTATTTTTTTGTATTGATATACTTATTACAGTATACAATATATAGGCCAACCAAACCAATAATAATAATGGATAGTTGAATACTATCCACATTTGCGTTCCAGACAACAACAAAATAGCCCCCAACAGATGAAGCCTTCTCTGGAACAAGTCGTTCTTGAAGTCGGGAGCGCATCCGACCAATATCATACCAAGTAATGAAATAAATCCTAACCAAGCTGTATTTTCGGTACTTATATCAACTATTGCCGGAATAGCCAACACGGGTGTAGCCCACATGGAAAACCTAAACCACCATTTATGTTCAATGGCATACCATGTGGCACTAATACTACGAGGTATTTTCTTACCCTTAATGCATACAGCAATAGAATAGGATAATATAATTAATAAAGATATACTTATAAGTACTAACATAATCAGAACAAATGAACTTTTTCATTACTATTTATATCAAAGTAAGTATCCATGTGAACCCAATTCACATTTTTCTCTAATCTTATAGGATAAGGCAACAGCCCTTTTAATTGAATTATTTTATTTCTAGCCTGTTCTGATGTCATACCTTTTGCATCAAAATCCAAAGCACACCCTAATGAATGAGGACTTATATATAATTTTCCACCAATAGTTTTTTGTTTAACTATATCGCTTATATTACATCTAAAACCCCTTTCATCAAATCTACCTCCTTTATCCCAGTTGTTAACATACATAGGAACTTTCAATATATCTTCACGAACTATTAAAAGAGTATGCAAAAACTCTGGTCTAAGATATCTCCAACACAAATTACCATCTCTTTTGTATTCTTCAGGACCTACTAATTCTACTAAATCAAAATAGTTTCCTAATTTTTTAATAATTCCCTTTGTTTCCATTTCTATAAAATTTATACCTTTTTACAAAGATAAAAATAAAAGGCTTCACCATACAAGATGAAGCCTTTAGTATTAATATCCAAAAGTCAATGTGTTATTCAACTACTTCTACGTATCCTCCAGATACCAGATCTGCCAAATCAAAACTCATGCCCTGACCTGAATCTCGTATGCATTTATATAACACACCTTTATCTGTGTAATACAATCCGTTTTCTAATACCATGTTTAATTTCCAAGGTATAGGATCTTCTAAAGTACCGGCGTGTTCTTCCTGAACTACTTTATATAATGATTCTGTACCAGTATCAGGCTTCCAGTTTTCCGATAACGCATGTTCTTGTATTACTTCATACAACGTATATTCAACATCTTTGCTGGGACGATAATTAAACCTGAATCCTATAGATACTATTTTACCCAGTTCAGCATACTGTTCTCCCCATATAGGATATAATTGTTGAACAGACAAAGCATCGTTAGGCGAAATATATGCTGCCATAGTAGGAGTATTTATCATCATACGACTAAACGAAACAGCTTGCGTTTCTATTGATCCACTATTTTTTGCTTCCACCTTAGCTGCAATAACATCCTGAGTTGTGTTTATAATCTTAGGAAATCCATTAACCTCTATTGCTTCAACTTCTTCTACTGTTTCACTATTTTTTACCTGGTTAGTCAATAAATGAACCCTATCTTCACAAATATCATTATAATTGCTCATGTCATCCATGATGTATTCCATAACAGCAGAAGGGTATGTGACCCCGTATAACTCCACCTGCTCCTTGCGACCGCAGGCATCCTTTATGTATATTCTATTTTCAGTCCATACATTATTGCCATCAATATAATACTGCTTAAATCCATATTTATCTATTTCATTAACCTTATCCACCTTAGCCTGGCGAAGAACCTCTTCTGGCGTAGGCTCTGGTATTGGAGTCAACTTCATATCAATAACTTCTTTAATAGAAGCATTTGGATTATTCTTTTTAAAATCTATCTGACCTTCACTTAATTTAAACCAAGGAGAAGGATCATCATTAATATACTTTTCATAGGTATCAACAATAATATTACTTTCTGGATCTAATTCTTCATTTAAACCCACATAAAAACCTGCTACCTCTCTATTAATATACCAAAAAGTATATTCATCAAAATTTATTGTATTCATGTTATTAAAATTTATTCCTGTTCCAATTTTGCTATATGCCATACACCATCTATACATTCCATATTAAGTTCAGTCCATTTACCAGAAGGTATTGTTACACTGCTACCACACATGGATATATAACTTCCAGAAGTAGGTATAGTAACTGTTCTATTTGCTCCAGAGGCTAAGATATAAGCTGTTACACTGCGTCCATTCATAGAAGCTCCTGTTGCACTCATACTTAAAGTTCCATTTGCACTTAATGTTACTTTTACTTTCTGATAATTAGCATTAATGCTAGCCACAGAAGTAGCTGTGGTATAAGACTGGAACATATCCATCTTTGCCTTATCGCCAGAACTCATAAGTCCATCGGCTGAAGTTGTAGCCACAGAGTAAGTAGTATTGGTGTCCGTCCACGGCACATTAACGTAAGCCTTTCCGGAAGCATCTAAAACAACAGCATAATTCTTACCATTAGCTGCATATCCTATCATAACTCCACCCAAAGCTGTAGTAGTGGATTTAGGCAAAGAATAATTATTCGCACCAGTAGCAATACCATTTAATTTGGATTTATCTGATTTACTCATTAATCCATCAGCAGAGGTTGTAGCTACACTATATGTTGTATTAGTATCAGTCCAAGGAACGTTAACGTAAGCATTTCCACTACCGTCTAGTTGAACCTTATAGTTTTTGCCACTTGTTGCATATCCAACCTTTATACCGCCTAATGCAGAAGCTGTTGATGTTGGTAGACTATAATTGCTTAGTCCATTAATTTTAGTCTTATCAAAAGCACTCATGAGACCAGCAGTGCTAGTCGTAGCTTCACCATATGTGGTATTGGTGTCAGTCCAAGGTACATTAACAAATGCGTTACCACTTGCATCTACCTGTATTTTATAGTTCTTACCGTTGTTAGTATAACCCACTTTCACACCACCCAATGTTGCTGCCGCTGTAGTGGGGAGAGTATAATTACTTAACCCATCCAGCTTCTTTTTATCAACTGAACTCATTAAACCATTAGAGGTTTGAGTGGCAACTTCATATTTTGTATCTAAATCAGACCAAGGGACATTAACATAAGCTTTACCCTCTTCATCCAAAACGATAGGATAATTTTTACCATTCAATGTATAACCTATCTTTATACCACCATTTTCACTGGTAGTAGCTAGCGGAATACCATTGTTTACTTTATCCAATAAAGCATCTACTTCAGATCCTTTATACCTACTATTGTAAGACATAATATTTTATTTTTACTTGTTATTTCTTTTAAGTGCTAAAATAAAGAAAAATCATGTAACACTATTAATAAATAGCTATGATTTAAATTACTTATCCATTCCAATCACTAGATTCTATTAACTCATTAAACTCATGTGATCCAGAAATATATATAGGATACGGATATTTAGTATCCATATCATCTTCACTTACTTCCATTGTAGATGGAAATAATTTATTGTAGTTATCTAATTTCATGATCACCTCACTTTTGTCTACCGAGTATCTAGGTGATAAACCTAGGATGTCTAATTCCTCTTGTGGAATATCAATTAATATTTCTGCTGGTATTACAATATATTTCATAACTTTATTTTTTTTATAATAATTCTGGAAAATATTGCCTCCATTTGTTTATAACTATTTCACGTTCTGCATCAGATGTGTCGTGGTCTATAATACATAAGGCATACATAGCAAAATTTGAATACTGACTAAATCCAGAATTAGCCAAACGTCCAATATTTAAAATATTTGTTCCTTCAGTAATATCTCCAGTTAAAATTTGATTTCCATTATAATATTCTGAAGTTTGATAAATTAAATAATCTTTAGAATAATTTACATACGTATTTCTATTGAATGAGATTGTACCATCTTTTATACCATCATTGTATTCTACAAGAAAAGCGCATCCTTCACTCCAGGCGTTCTTATTACTTATCAATCCATCATAAGCATTTTTTTTGTTAATCCACTTTCTCAACGCCATCGCCGTATACCCCTTTTCTTTTGTAAGGATAGGAAAATTATCACAGACGGCACAATCATCTATACCATTAAAGCATATGGCTCCTTCGTAATCTGGAATTTGTTCTATAGTAATATCACATGAAGGAACTCCTTCCTTAAAACCAAAACCATACCAAGATAAAGAAGAATCTATAGTTTTATCTATAATATTTATACCTTCTTTTAACTGCAATAAATTAGACTCTCCTAAATTAAACTTACCAAAATATAACGGAGGTAGATCTGAAGTCAATCCTGTTACTTTTACTGAAGTTTTTACTGTTACTTGTTTATCAACTTCTTTGTTTATAACAACTCCACAATATTGATTCCCATTAGACCCTAAAAATCTAATTTTAGAACTAGTTTTATCAATTGGTTTAGATTCAATACTACCAATCCATGAATTAAAATCCCAAAAATATTTTCCTGCTCCACTATCTAACTTAAAAGCAAGATTCTTAAACTTAAGATCATTACCATTACCAGAAGTATCATACCATGTAGGATCTTTAGACAACTCCTCGTTAGTCAACCCCTTGCCGTAATACATACCAACAAGACCATCTATATTCATATTATCTATAAGATAAGGATAATACTTGAACGGAAGCTTGTCAGGAACATATTTGCCGTTTTTTACAAGGGCATTCTGTATATCTTTTTTGGTTTTTAATACTCTTTCTAATTTATCTGATATGGTTCCCATTAAATTACCTCCCCATTTATTTCATCTAATATAGAACTTAAATCACCAAGCATAGAATTAATATCAGAAATACTATTGGTATTAGTATTGATATCATCTTTCATAGTCTGTACCTCTATCTTATGATCTTCTACATATTTTTCCAAAGCTGAAACTCTATCAAACAACTCGCTAGTTTGACCCTGATTGTCTATAACAGTATCACCTACAGCCATAGAAACTGAATTGGATTCTTTATTGTAGCTAATCTTAGTGACAGGAGTATAGTTATTTTTATAATCCAACATGCCTCTTATAGTGTTTACATCAAAGGAGTGGATTTTATTATATACTTCCTCTCCTCCTGTATTGATGAAATTGTATCCACTCTGAGACATCTCTCCGCCTTTATAGGCTATTAGGTTAAAAGACGCCTTACCAGTTCCTTTAGATTGGAACCATGTAGCATAAGTCATAAAATCTGTAACCTTAGGTAAAACATCAAGATATTTATCTCTAAGATCTTTTACTGATATATATACACACTCTTGTCCTGAACCCCTATTGTCACCTCCCCACTTCATTAATTCAGTAACAGTTGAATTACTGTTTCCAGGACAATTCCATCCTACAGCTAAATTGTCAGCATTGGGTATTCCAGAATTCAAAAGCTCGGTGGCTGTGTCTAGGTCCGTTCCCGCGGATGCCTCCCATAGGTATCTAAAAACAAGGAAGTCGGCAGAACCTATAGAAACAACTGATTCCTTACTCTCATTTTTAGACACAACTTCCCAACACCATGTGTTGTTCCTAAATGTAACTCGTACAGATTCAGTACCTCCAGAAGCTATATTAACGAAAGAGCCTCCTACATGTATATTAGGTATATCATATTCAACATCGTAAGAACCTTTATCTCCTTCTTCCATCTGAGGAAGATAAACAGTGGAAGTTTTTTCTCCTACGTTGGCTATATATATTAAATAGCTATCACCTTCAATACCTTTATCATATTTCATGCCTATGACTTCATGGTCCCCAGATGGAGACCAGTCAACCAATATAACATGTTTATCCATAGGAATGGATTTTATAGTATTATATACATTGACAGAAGACATGAAATGATAATAATTATCATATATATTTGAAACTTCATTATCTTCTGTTGCAGCAGCATCTAACCTATTTATTTCATCTTGATTAATTACTTCATGCTCGTTGTAATCTAACCAATAATAACTTACTGGGGTAAATACTTTTGTGTATTTACCCTTTCTGATAACATTACCATCTATAATAATGTCTATTATATAATATTTTTTACATCCATCCATTATTCAAACCCATTACAGTTACATGAAACTTTAACAAAACCTTCGGGAACTTCTCTCCAAATTGTACCTACTGGCACGGTAGACACCGTACTTTCCAATACTGTAAGGCTAGTGCTTCCTACGTTTAATTCGTTATCCATAACCTTATAGCCCTCCACATATACTTTCCCGTTATCGCTATTATAGCATTCTTTCACACCTATAATATGCCTTTCTGTTTTAGAATAAAAATCACATTCTATCATCTTAAAATAAGATGGTATGGATTTTATTTCATAACCAATTGGGAAAATCATGTCAGTAGATTTAAGAACAACGCTTTTAGAAGAACGGACACTACCATATCCGTCTATCTGCATAAAAGTTCTTACCTCTACCTTTCCGTTATTTGTTTGATAACAATTGTCTACAACCTCAGAATCACTTGTGGATGCATCAGGAAAATCACATTCTGTATTTAACCAAGATGTAGGAATATCTACTATTTCGGCTCCTATATTATAAGCTGGATCAGTAGATTTAAGAACTATATTTCTGGATTCTCTCAAATGACCATATCCATCTAACGTCAAATAGGTTCTTAACTTTATCTTTCCATCTAAAGTTTTATAACAGTTTTCTACTATTTCTGTATCAGCAGTAGTAGCATCCGCAAAATCACATACTATTTTATTCCAATTATCTGGAATCGAAGTCATGGTTTCACCTCTTGGAATATCCGGATCGGTTGTTTCCATGACAAACAAAAACTCTGCTCTCAACCCAAGCACGCTGTCTACGGCTCTGTATCCTCCCATATGAACCTTTCCCCCAGGAGTGGCATAACATTCATTGATATTAATAATATGCCTTTGAGTCATATCTGGGAAATCACATTCTGTTTTAATCCAATCATTTGGAATACGCTCTATTCTGTCCCATTGAGGATAATTAGGGTCCGTAGTTTTAGCTATATAATAATATTGCTCTCTTACCCCAAGAATAGCATCTAGTGATTGATACCCATTTATATTAACCTTTCCATTACCGGTAGAATAACATTCATCTATATGAACTATTTCTCTATCTGTCATATCTGGAAAATCGCATATCATTCTCACCCAATCTTCTGGTATATTTTCAACAGAAGTTCCTACAGGTATATCAGGATCAGTTGTCTGAACTACAGTAAAAATAGAATCTCTTACACCCAATATATTATCTATAGCCCTAAGTCCTTCCACCTGAACCTTTCCTTTGGCAGTAGAATAACATTCAAGAACATATGTTACATCTCTTTCTGTCATATCAGGGAAATCACATACCATTCTTGTCCAATTTCCTGGGACAATATTAAACGTGTACCCATCAGGGAAGTTATCATCCGTGGATTGTATTACGGTATATATAGACTCTCTTACATTCAATCTGTCATCTATAGCTTCAAGACCTTCTATCTCAACCTTGCCATCTGGAGTTTTGTAACACCTATTTATAAATGTTACATCTCTTTCTGTCATATCAGGTAGATCACAGTCTATCATAACCCAATCATTAGGTATTTTAGTCAATAAAGTACCTATCGGATTGTCCATATCCGTACTATCTGTAATCCTATGCTGCTCTTTAAGAGTTTCCATTTGGTCATTTAGTAAATACCAACTCCACACCTCTACTTTTCCTCCTAAAGTACGATAACATGTTCTAAAGTCTTTTATAACCTTTTCGGCTATATTAACCCACTCCCATTCCACATTGCTTGGTATTTTATTGATAGAGTTCTTTTTACCTTCTTCGTCTATATACCAATAACAACCATTTAGGGAAACAACTACATTATATTCTTTATCTCCTATTTTTATACCAGATTTGCTATCGTCTATAGGAGCATAAGAACCTAATTTTCCAATAGATTCAACAATCCTAGAACCAAATTCCCTAAAACCTTTAACTATTTCAGATACTGCATTCACATTATCAAGTTTTTAATTATTTATATTTTCAAAGATAACATCTTATACCTACATAACAAAAAAAACGGGGGTGAGGATCTACCTCATCCCCGTGGGATATATAGGAAAAAAAGGAATCAAATTTTACATGGCTTAATGTTTGCCGATGCAGCCAACATATCCATTAATTCCTGGATACCCTCATGTGCTCCATAAGGAACATAGAAGTGGAATGTTATATGATCTCTTATTGTTCTTCCAAAACCATTGGAGTAACGAGCGGGATCAATAGTGAAAGAGAAATCTGCATATTGCTGCAACAGCACTAAGCGAGTTTCTTCATTCGTGAACATTCTCTCCATTACATTTTGATGTGTATGACGGAAATCGAAATACATACGAGATTCACGTTCCTTTCCTATCAGGTCTGCACCCAAATGAGTTCTTGGTGCCCAATGGGATTTATATTCTGTATGGATAGGATTATAGTATGTACTGATAGCTTCTCGTTGTTCGTCAGGATAACCACCTTGAACGGCAATTCTTACAGAACCTTCTTCGAATGCTATATCATCAATCAGACAATCGCTAGGAGAAATCATGTAGTCGATTCCACGGAACAAAACACCCACCTTACAGTTCTTGGGCAGCGGATCAGCGATAATCGTGTTGTCTCCTGCTACCGCTCCCAGACGCTTCCAATTACGATCACGATAAGACTCTGGAGCCTTAGAAACATAGAAGTCTCTAAATATAGGATCACACTCTTCGCAAACCATGTTAGTAATAACAGTAGTTTTAAATTTATGCTGACATCCTCCTGGTGCACCGTAATCCTCTATTGTCAAATAAGGGAATGCTTCTTGTAATTCTTCTTTTGCCGAATTGCCGCATTCGTCATCTGGCAGTGTTATAGAATATGCTTCTTTAGAAATCATGCATGATCCACAAGCCGTCCAAGCAACTGTAGATACAGCAGGATTACTGCACATGTCTTTGGTTGTGGCTACATAAGTTACTTTAGCAGTAGGATTGGCTTCAACAAAAGATTCTATCTGTTTATTTGTCAACTTATTAGAAACAGCAACAGTATACAATCCAATACCATCGTTTTGTCCGTCAGCTTTAATTGCTGTGCCAGCAACTGCTCCTTCCAATGATTCAACAACAGTTGATTGATCAATACCTTCATCTTCTAATGTAACAGCATATATAATACCACCTTCTACTTCAGTATAACCTTCAGGACAATCTTCACATCCCTTCATGATAGAAGAAAGACGTTGAGTGTAATTAGCCGGTTTAGCACCTTGCTTCATTACCTGATATTTAGTAGTAGAAAGATTGCGACCCACTCTCTTTATATCCAATCCTGGATAAGCGGCTTTTAACTGAGTAAGAGCATAAACATCACCAGTATCACACATTTCTATGCAATAGAAATTCATAGGAATTTCAACTGGTTGTTTTTCGGGATTATTGTCACAAGAGTGAATAGGTTTTATTTCAATATAATCACCTACTTTACCTCCTCCTGCTACCGGTTGTTCTTTTACTCTCTTGATGAAATCAAGAACACCAGCCAAAATGTCTACCTCTTCACATGGATCGCATTCTGTGCACATATCAGGAGATCCTGGGCAAGCGTCAAATACGATATAATCATCTATATTGAGTTCTCCTTTAGGATACCCTCTAAGTTCGAATAAACGACCAGTTAATTGGATATGAACTGGTATACGATCCCCTTTACGAGCCTTTATTTCTGTACCATCATCAATTCCGTTATATCCAAATATAACTTCATCTACTTTTATTTCTTTTTCTTTAGGAGCAGATGCATAAACATCTATGATCTCATCAATAGCAAAAGTAGGCGTAGAGTAAGACTTATCATCAGAAACACGAGACTTAACCATTTCGTTACGTCCAATACGAATCTGATAACGCTGTTCGTCTTTTTTACGACCTTTGAAATTAGTAATAGCTTTTAAGCCATTATCCGTCTGCTCACCTTCTATGTCATAAATAGCAATCTGACCTTCTTGCAAAAGCAAAGAATCAACATCTGCTAATTTAGCATGAGGAGGACAAATTATGTACCGATCATACGGTTTGTGAATTGCCATATAAATACGTTTTTAAATTAATAATCATCCAATACTCAAAAATACCTACTATTAATATAGTAGCCAAAATCATTTGATATTAATTAATCTTTAATGAAGATTCATAAATATTTAATCAAAGAGGTGATCTCACGTTATCAGAATCAATCTGATATCTATTATATTCACTTTCATTTAAAGCAAATTGTTTTTCCACCATATTTAATATAATATCAACCAACTTGTCGTCTAATTCTGGATCTATATCTGTTGAAGAAGAGTTATCCGATTTTATATAACCAGATATATCCACTGGATTAGGATATCTATAATAAGATAAAAATAATTTATCTACATTAAAATCACCCTTATATACTCTTACCCCCTCTTCTCCAATTGTGTAAAAAGCATCTCTATAATCATAAGAAGGTTTATTGAATTCATCTGCCAACAATTCATTAACATTCTCATTTTTAGCTTCCCATAAATTAAAATCAGAAGCAGAACACTCCCCTCTAGAAAATACTCCTGATACATTAATAAAATCAAAATAATCAGATGGTAAAGAAAATAAATCACTGATCTGATTATCTATTGATCTATTTTTACTTATGTCCTTAGAATAAACAACCAATTTTTGTAAATAGCGAATATCATCTTCATTTCTTTTATCCAGCAAATAAAGAACAAGGCGATTTTGTTCTTCGTTAAATAACTGAACAAATCTCGCCTTGTCTAATTTTATTCCGCCATTGGTTGCATTCTCTTCCGCTTTTTGCAAAGCCCTAAGATAGCAATCAATTATTCTCATAGCTTATTAAACATTAACTCCGTTAGCAATCTTTTCTTGTTTTGTTTTCATATTGTTATATGCTTCAAGCAATAAAGATTTAACATCCAGCAAAGATTTATCTTCTACAATATTTATAGCAGCAGTTTTATAATCTGGACCAATAGGAGTATTATCAAACATAATACCACTACTTTCTAATTTTACTATATCAGAATAAGCTAATTCCTTTATAATTCTATGGAAAGATATAGTTTGTATTCCTTTAGAACTTTGATCTGTAGATATAAGTCTACTATAAGCATCCTTGTAATCGTCTATGTTGGTATTCTTTTGTTCCATCCAATTTGTGAACGAATATTGAACCATAGAATCATCTATATTCACATTAGGAATAATATCCAGATACATAAGTAAATCCTTGATATTCGTTTTTTCTTCTGAAGTACCCCTAAGCATAGACATGAATTGATATACAATTTCAGTCTTATCCAACTGACGCTGTTTCTTAATATCAACAGCAGTAGTTTTATCCTCTACACAATACATGGATTCCTTAAAATCAGGATTACCATCATCATCCTTAGGTGTTAACATTTTTGATTGAAGAGATACATATAAATCAAATAAATCAACTATATCATTCGTATAAAATAAACGACCATCATAATTATCTACTGTAACAGCATCCCAAAAACCATAATTATTTTGAGATAAATCCTTTCCAGTAGCTTCTTCATATGGATATTTGATGTTACTGATTCTGCGTTCTATTTCCAAGCTTTTCTCTTCTTCTCTCCATCCTCTGTAACAAGTAGAACTTTTAAAAAACCCAGTGTCATAAACTCCAGCGTTTGTATCATAAGAACAAGGCACTACACTTTTATTACCTATAAAAGGTGCTTTTGATATACCTTTTTCCTGAAATCCATCAGGAGCAGTTTTATCTGACTTACCTGTTATAACATAAACTGAATCAGAATAAATATTCATTCCACTGACAACAGCCAGCAATCGTTTTGGAGCACCCTCAAGTACTACTCCCTTTTTGTTTCTTCCCATTTTTTTCCTTTTTATATCCTAAAATTAAGATACCGGGGACTAGCCCCGGCTATCTAGTATGAACCAAAATATATTATTATATAGAATTAGGCAGTAATTCAATTGTTACGAATTTACTAAGGTCTTTAACCCAGCATGCCGAAATTGAGTGACACCAGAATTGTTCTGCCATACGAGGATGACTTGAAATAATTTCTGATCCACTAGGAACGCGAGACGACCATCTTCCTTGTTCGTAACCCCACCACATTGATCCTCCATCAGGTTTAACATAGAATACATTGTTATTTATGTTACCTATACGAGCCTCAGCAGTATTAGGAATGCCAGCGTAAGCGTTAGACCATTCTGTTTGAGTTAAATCCTCCATGATACAAGAATATGATGTAATAGGAGTTATTCCATTAATCAAGGAACCTCTATCCACCATTTCTACATAATCCAAAGAAGGCTCGTGCTCTATAATTACCTTACCTATACCAGGCAAAATAACCGAACGAATCTGAACAATACCAAGCTCAAGAGCATTGTTAGGTCCACTTACTGGATTTTGAATTATTCTGTCATTACCCAATAAATATTGAAGATTAGATAATTGAGCGTTAAATTCATCACGGAATATTTCCATGATATTTTCGTAAGCCTTGGCACCTACCTTAAACTTCATTATACGCTGATCAATAGGAAGATCTGTACGGCCACGGAAAATGTAGTCAGCAGCAGCCATGAAGTGATCTCTTCGGATACCGCCAGGTCGAGCATAACCGATGGTGAATCCCCTACGAAGCTGAGGATACAAACCTTCGTTTTTCATTATAACGCCGTTTCTACCTTTTATTCTACCTCCCTCCATGAACATAAGTTCATATGCTTCCATTTTAGCAAGTTCAGCCAAACAAAACAAAGATACTGTTTGAGCAACTCTAGCTGTAGAAGGATTAATAGTACCATCAGGGAGACGAGAACCTATAATTGCATAGCTGGCATCTTGACCGGTGTAATCACTTATTGTTTTTACTCTAGCGTAGGCTTTATCAATAAAGTCCTTAGTTCCTTTATCTGCCCATCCGAAGCTCTTCATACCAGCATACATGGTAGATTCTCCTTCAACACCACGGTGTCCAGCCAACTGGAACTCGCATGTCATTGTGCCCGCTTTGGATGCTCCACCCACTTTACTGAATTCTGTACTAAATTCACCCAAAGCATCTGTTACTTTGAAGTATTTAATACCAGAACGAAGTTTATCTTTAGGGAAGTATTTAACGCGGCTTCTAGACCACAGTTTACACCAATATCTCCAAGCGTTTCCACCTTCTTGACGAGGAGGACGATCGTTTGTGATAATCAAGAAACATCCTTTTGTGACATCGTATGTAAGAATATCGTTTTGGGTAAACTCAGCATTAAGTACAATTTCAAACAAACTTTCATCAATACCAGGTTTAGAATACTTCATAGAAGTATCTTCCACAGTAACAACTTCGTATGTCTCTGTAATAGGAAGATCGTAACGGAAAGTACCATCGGCGCCATTTACCGTAATAGTAGCATCACGTTTAATCATTCCCAAATACATAGGAAGAGGATAATTCGATATGTTTGCAAATAACTGGAGAAGACCTAAATGGTTTTTATCCGGATCTTCAAAATACCATTCTTCCAAAGAAGAAAGATCGTGTTCAACTAGACTAGAACGTACAGTTTTAGCACTAGTATAAGCAATAACCGTATCACCATTAGCGGTGGCAGGAAAATTTTTACTATAAAATGCGTTTGCCATGAATCTCTATTTTTATATTAAATCATTTGTTAATTCTATCTCATCAATTTTAATACCCGTTTTTTCGTTACCCTTATTATCAATAGGAGAAACATTTCTATTTTTATTAGATGTTGTAACCATTTTATAGGTTTTTATTTTTTCGTCTCTTACTTTTTTTATTGATTTCTGTTTAATAAATTCTTCTGGATTCATTAAAAACATAATCAAATCAGGAGCCTCCTCAGGATTCATCAACATTTGTCTCGTCTTTTCTATTACCAAAGGAACACCAGGCTCTTTGTCAGAAGTAGAAAATCTTAAATTTAAAGCCTTGTTCAACATATTATCGTTTAACTGATACTTCTGAGAGAGACTTGCTCTAAGCTCTTTCTTCATTCTCTTAAGATCTTCTAGGTCTTTAGCCTTTTTCTCTTCAGCTTTTCTTCTTCGATCTTCTATAATAGTATCCATGCGTTTCTTTAATTCAGATTTATATTTCATAGCTCTAGCTTCTATGAAATCATCACCCTTAGAAATAATACTATTATAATACTCATCAGCATCTTCTTTCGGAAGATCTAGTAGACTTACATAATGACGAATAATCTTTAATTGATCACTCTTGTTATCAACATCCCATTTTTCCATAGGAGCACTTGTTCTATCGTATTCTTTGAGAATATCCAATATATTAGCGCCCGACTTTTCTGCTTCAATTAACTTTTTTGTAAAATCAGAAATAGAATTTACATCAATTTTATCTTGCATCAATTCTTCTTTCTGACTATTTATTATAGTAGCAATAAAATCACAGAAGTTATCTTCGTTACTAAGATCTATGCTATCTATAGTTAATTCTTCCCCTTCCTCATTGGTGAAAACAGAATTTGTCAAATCAATAACACCCTTATTATTAAGAGTATCTACTATACTTCTGTAATTAATGGTATTTTTTTTAAGAAGATCATCAACTAAACCTTCTTTATTTACATCATCTTGTGATCCCTCTTTGGTGTTAACATTATCATCAACATTATTATCACCTTCTTTATTTATATCATTCTTATTAGGATCATCAACAACGCTATTGTCATCAACTACATTTTTTTCTTTTTTATCAAAAGAAATTATATCTTCTTCTCTACTGAATCCTCCAAATTCTGGATCTACTGTAAACATAGATCCTGCATCTACTATTCCATTTTTTCCCATATTTCCCTTTTTTATTCCTGTATTACAAAATTAAACAAACTATCTACACTTATATAATAATATAATTAACGTTTAAAGTACATTAATTATTAAACTTTTACGAATATGTATTAAATAATCACGAATGTACATTTGTTTTTTATGAATATACATTCGTGATTATTTAATTCTAATTCTTGTTTATACCGGCAACATACTTTTTCGTTTTATCGGACTCTTGTCTTTGTTTTATTTCTTGAGCTTTTAAAGACAATTTTTGTAATTCAATTTTAGTCTTTTCATCAATTTCTTTGGACTTTATATCTAACTTTCTATTCTCAAGAAAGTTTTCTTGTTCCATTCCTGCTTCCTCTAAAGCCTGTCTGGATACATCAGCCAGATAATTAAGGGAGGCTGGATCAGCCTTGGCGTCTGCCGCTCTACCTGCCGCCTGTACCTTTTCTTCTAATAGACGGTACTGACCCTTCATGCTCTCTATCTCTTTTTCGTGCTGATACCTTCTCTCTTCTGCTTTAGCATCAGCTTCTATTTGTTGCTGATTAAGCTGCATTTGTTGTTGCTGCTGCTGACTAGAAAGCTGATCTGATCTCTTACGCGAGTTTCTGGCTACCTGGATGAGTTCAACCATAGAATCAGCAGTAAATATAGATGCTAAATCGTATATGTCTCCTCCAGTAGTATTTAATTGAAGCATATAAGCTTTAAACCGTTCTAACTCCTCTCTTTTCTTTGAATTGGAAATAGCCTGTACTCCTAGATGCCTCATACTAAGACCGTCAGTTCCTATCGTTAAAAAAGCCCTAGTTAAATCACTCTTGGTATACATTACAGAAATATCCTTGCCATCTGACTGACATTGCTGTGCTACCGCTAAATGTAAATCCAATGCCCTTCTTTTGAAATACTCAAAATTATCAAAATATATTTGAGTTTGTAGCATAGACGCGGTAACACCCTGTTGGGTCCCTGATGCCGTTTCATATCTGTTAGGACCATTCATTACCTGTGGAGTTATACCTATCATCTCCAAACACTTTAATCTAGCCCATTCAGATAAATCCATTCTTGATTTTATCTGTTCAGTCTGAGATAAATCATAAACAGAAAACTGACTAAAAGGTATACCAGATGCTGTATTTTGCTTGGAAGTATCTACAGTTAATGCTCCTGTGGCTTTAGCAGCATCCATTAGATTAGCCCACACATCTCCAACATCTTCACCTAAATTCTTATATTCGCTTGGAATCAAATTCATATCAGTCAAGAAAAATCTACCAATTTCTTTTTCCAATATGTTATTCATTTGATTGATAGCATAATTATAAAGTATCTGATATGGCTGTATTCTAGCAGCTAAAGAAGATCCTACATATCCTGCTACTGGCAAAACAAAATCATATATATTACTATCCCCTTTTATCTGATGATCTATAGGATTACCATCAAGATACATAGGTTTTTCATATAATCCTCCTCCTGATATTTTTACCCCATATCTTACTTGAGGAAGGTAATCAACAAAATAAGTATTTACCTCAGGATTTTTAACCCCTTCACTCATAGTACGAGTTATCTTTTTTATACCATTTTGTTGTAAAAAATCTTGAAGAAGCTCATCTGTTACTATTTCTTGTGATACTAATCCTGTTTCTGATTCATATGTAACAAAAAATACTCTTTGTGGAGAAACCCAATAAGATTCTGTTACTTGATATAAATCCGATCTTACAGGATCATCTGTTAAACTTTGGGCGTTATTTCTATAATTACCATATTCAAAATTAGGCAAAAATCTTTCTTTTTTATACTCATTACCATTCTCATCATAAGTAGTATAAACACCCTGAGGAATACCAGTGTAATCCTCGAAAGCCTTTATAGAAGCATAATCTTTATATCCTTTCCAAGGTATAACCTGGTTTTGATACATCATTCCAACGCTCGCGGCTTTAGTCAAACTAGTATAAGATCCAGACTGATTATTACCATCCAATCCCATATACTCAGTTGTTCCACCTATTAATGATTGCTTATCTTTGTCTGTTAACAGATGCCCCCATCTGGTTATAATATCAGTAGCAGTATAATAATGAACTCTACCAATATATTCTCCATATTGAGGATATTTGCTATCTAACGTTTGAGAATAAAAAGTGTTTAGAGGAGACCATCTTTCAGGTTTATAATAATCATAACCAACATGGAAATTTCTAAAACATTTACCAGCAAGAAGAAAATCTATAAAATTATCTTGGTCTATTTCATCCATATAGAAACGACCTCTATCAGCCTCAAGAGTATATCCAGCCCATCTAACCTGTTCAGATTTCCATTTTGTATTCATGAAATTCTCTATCTCAGGAGGAGTCATAGATATCTTTATCTGATTTATCTGATCTATATATTGCTGTTTCTCTTCTTCTGTTCCTAGATTATTAAAATCAGGATCTATACCTGCTTCTAACAATCTTTGTTTTAACATTTGATCTAAAGACTCTCTTATATAATTATGAAGAAGACCTTCCTTGGTTTCCGTCCATTGGTTTATTTCTGTTTCATCTAATCCAACAACATTATATTTGTCGGACATATTTCCTAGCCATCCAACAAAAGCATTTATTATCGTACCTATAATGTCATAATGCTTCAAAAAAGAAGGTATAGCAACATCCTTTCTTAAATCATGGACTTCCTTTAAATAAGGCAACATATCTTTTAATTCCAAGAAAGATAGTTTTCCATCTTTCATTCGATAAAAGTCCATGTATTTTTTATTTTCTCCTAATTGCTTTAATCCAATATGCTCCAATGCATCCATAGTAGCATGAAACCATTCCTTATTCTTTCTATTGGTAGGAATAGCTTGAACTGGTAAACCGGAAAATACACCTGTGGCTGGCCACGCCTGATTTCTATTGAAATAATCCATAAACAATCTTTTTACAAAAATAGTTATTTTATTTTAATCGACGAATTTTGAATGGATTATGTCTTACTGTTGTAAATCCTCTAACCTGATACCTTCTAATTTTTTCCCTTTTTTCTTCATTCATCTTTTCTGTAGTGCTCTTTGGCATATAATTCATATCATCATAATATTGAGCTAAAGCAAGAGCATGAGCAAAAGCTATTATACGGTCTGTATTTACCCCAGGTCCAAATGCTATTATTTCATCTAATAACTCTATGTCAGGAATACGATAAATACCTTTTTGCTTTATTTCATTTCCATCGTCATCGTATCCTATTGTTACATCTTCCCAACAATACTGTATAATTAAATTATAAAGCATTCTCTGATTAGGGACAGTAGGTGCTAATCCAAGCTTATTATTTTGTCTTGCTTTAGTATTAACAAGCTTATTTGCCACAGCCTCTCCTTCTTCCAGAAGAACAAACTGCTTGTTTCTACGAGAGAGATATGTCTGGAACATAGTATCGGCATTCTCCATTAAACATTTAGCTCCATATGCTTCTATCAATATTTCACAAGTACGACAAAAATCATCTATTTTGGGAGGTCGAGATACTACAGATGCCACTATTCTATAAGCAAAAGGATCATTTATTCTTACATGACGCTTTAATATATATAACGCCCCTAAAGAGCTAGTTCCTGATTTATCCTGCTTGTATGGGTCACAATTGTGTGTAGAAATATGATAACACACATAATTGTTAGTCTCACAATGAAAATTGTAAACAAATCCAGTATACTTACTAATACTTATATCTTTTATTTGAAAATAAACATAATTACCATCATCAGAAATAAAACAATCATTTTTATGTCTAATTGATTTATTTATGTTACCAGATATTTTATTTATTTTCATACTGGAATTGGGATATATATTTAACAACATATCCTTAAATTGTAAACACCCATAATTACCAATACGAAGATGGTATATTTCTCTTTGATCACAAATCTTACTAACAACAAATGATCTTTTATTTTTTCTCAATATAGATACATTTCCAACTATACCTATTGATAAAAGCATATCATGGAAAGATTCAATCATCCCCTTATTTACACTAACAAATTCCATTGAATCATAACCGTTGGTATGTTTTGTTATACATCCATCAGAATCTAAATATCCATGTATCAAAGATATTTTATAATTATGCGGCAAGAATTTAACCCATTCAGGGACAAATTTACCATAAGAGTATTTTTTGAAATTATTATCAATCCATATACTCAATAATTTATGATTAAATGAAACCTCATAACAACCCTTTCTTAATCTACATGAGACATTTAGATTAAAAGTGTTTTCAACAAAGTATTTAAATCTTTCAACACTTTGTTTATCTAATTCGTTTATACATAAAGATATAGTATTCCTTTTTGATGAAGATCCATTATATCCATTTCCAAGCCAAAAACCTATAAACCACCAAAAATCTATACTACTATTAAATATGTCCATTTTAGAAGAACAATCAATCTCTTTCCTATATATATTAGGGAATTTAGTCCATTGTCCAACCTTTATATTATCAGCCTTTACGTAATTGAAATTAAATAAAGATTCATCTATTCTGTGATCACTTTTAGTTATATGATCACTTACGTATATAGGATGTTCTCCAGTAAAAGATGTAGTTCTTAAAGTGTTTCCTACCTTAATAGTATATATATCTTCATTTGTCTTATTGTATTTAAGACATTCTATTATATCTACAAAATCCCCATCCTTATTTACTAGACTATAATTTTTATCAACATCCTCTACATTTACCCATCCCTTATCTGTTAATACTTTCTCTCCCGGCAAAAGACATCCACTAACATAAGTATAGTCAAACAAACCTCCTTCTTCTGGTGGATCTTCATATATAACAACAGGGGCATCTATATTACCCCCTTGAAATGGATAAGGAGCTAATACCTTTTCACTAAATCTATATCCAATTTTTTTATTTTCTATTTGGTATATATCAACTAATTTACCAGGTCTTCCCTCTTCAAGTAATCTACTCTTATGTATAAGAGCGTCCTCCACAGGAAAACGGTTTACATTAGCATTCAAGAAACAGTCATCCACGCTTTTAGGATAAGCCATCTTATATTGAACATAAGAAGATTTATCCCCCTTAGCTAAACTCTCTAATTTCTTGTCTATACTTTCTGTACTTCTTTCAAAATTAGTTACACTAATAGGTATTTTTTTTAAACCAGGAGCTTTCTCTATATTAAGATACTTATCCAATGTTGTTTTATCTTTTTCAAAAGCATGAGACATTTGACCTGGAGCAAAACAAGCTGTTTTTGCAGATATTCTCCATGTTGGTTTTATGCATTTTTTATTTAGTATATCATAATCAAAAACCATAAAACTATACCTTTCTGGGTCATTCATAACCTTTTGAGCATCTTGGGATTTCTCTACATTACCTCCTGTGTTATGAGTTATTATATCATTAGCCAAATAAGTATGTGTATCTGAAGCAGTAAGGTTATAAACCATTTTTTCCCCTATATCAACTACACTATCCACATATTCTTTATATGCATAACCATTATTTTGTACCACCCATATAGTATCTCCTTCAACAAGTTGACTTGCGGCTACATATTCCTTATATAAATAATCTCTGTAATTAGCATTACTACATCTAATCGGATGATCATAACTGCATTCTAATACATGTCTTGAATCACCTCTATAAGTTTCTATCCTATAACAATGTTTTATAGAAGGTGGTTTCATCCATTCTATCTTCTGACTAACACATTTACCTTTATTAAAATCATATCCAAGTATACCATCTTCTTGCTTTAAATCTTCTATCTTACATGGTTCCCCATTGGCTTTATACACTATAGTGCCAGTACAACAACAACCCATCGCAAAGATGTAACCCCTTATCCTACCGTTTTGCATATGAGAAGGAAGACCAGCTTCATATGGAGCCAAAAATGGGTATTTACCCACCTCGTCATATATTGTGGTATAAGGAGTACCACCGGCTGGTTTTAATGCAGCAGAGGGTCTACCCTGGTCTATATTGGTTATACGTATACGCGCATGTACGTCACGTTCATTTCTTACATTCTTTGTTCCTAATATAACCTCTTTAAACCAATCATTACCAGTCCTATTTATCTTTAAGAAAGGATGAATATTATCCAGACCATATTCCATATATTCTCCTATGTTCATGAGATCCTCTTTACTACTTCCTATGACATTATGGGTAAGATTATATGTCATAGTAGCATTTCTGGCAACAAAAGAACTCATAATAGCCGAATTATGAGTAACTACATAGTTTGTGGTTAAAAAAAGATGATTACTATTATTTACGGTTATACATGTAGCTGGATACTTGCCATACATGGATATACTTTTTATCCTAAGCTCTTTTCTATTATTTGATAAAATAAGTTTACCATCTTCATAGTTTGCATACCATCCATAAGACCAAAACATTTTTTGTATAAATCTTATGACTTCAATATCTTTATTGGTTATATTAATAACCTCTTCTCCGGTTACTACATTTCTATATGCTCTTATAAATGATTCTATAAATATCTTTTTTTGATCTATAGAAGATCTAAGGAAGTTTTTACATAGTTTTTTATCAAAAGGTATTTCGGATATATTTCCACATAAAAAAGAGGACAGCATGGCTCCAAACGCAGACGGCTGTATAGGAAGTTTGCGGTTTGGATAGTTTACTGGATTTGATATGGGTATATACATCTTAGTATAGTCACCAATCATTATACCTTTTAAATTTCTATCTATCCATTTATGTCCTATCTTTACTCTCCATATATGCTCACCACAACATATAACGTTTCTTCCATCTTCAAAAACTACTTTATATGTCATAACTGATCCCTGAGGGTAAACACCATCTACTTCCACTAAATTACCAGAATCATCATATATATAGTCACCAACTAATATATCCCCTATTTGTTTTTCGCGGTCTTCTAGATAAAGTATTTCTGAATTTAACAGAGCTTTCCCAAAACGTCTTGTTCCAAATAAAAACACTCCCTTGTTTTCGCGTTCAGCTTGTTGTAGTACCTCAGAAAAAAACCATTCGTTGTCTCTAAGTTGAGATAACCCAGGAACACGTCTATCCCCTTTATCTAGCATCATATGCCAGAAATTTATATGCCAATACAACCAGGGATGGATAAATACTCCATTTATAGTAATACCTTCAGATAATTTTATGGCCTCATTTTCCCAAAATTGTTTAACATCATCATCCTGCTCATCATAAGGATAAAGGTCATTCCAATATGGAATGTCCTTTTCCTTTATATTAATAAATAATTCTTTGCTATTTAGATTCATCTTCTTTACCCTTACTCAATGATTCTTCCTTTACAAATCTTTGAATCCCAGAAATTGATTGACCAGCTTTTAAATTAGATTTATTCTTTTTAGCCTCAAGCTGCTTATACACGTCCAAAATACCAGATATTTCTATATAAGACTGATTCCAAGCTACTAGACTATCAGTTAAACCTTTTTGAAATTTGAATTCATACTCTCTTTTGTCTTCTGGAGATTTAGTCCATGAATTATTATTCAAATATTCTCTGGCTTTATCAATTTGATCCTTCAATACATTTAGTTGCATTTCTGCATAATCAACGTCATCCATTGACGGTTTCCTTGCTTTCGCCATCAGATAAACCTCCCTTCTTGGAATTATAAAAATCAAATTGTTTCTTCAATTCATTGTACATAACATTAAGATCAGCCTTACTTATCTTATTATAGCTATTTCCAGTTATAGTGTTTTCCAAATCATTGTCAATAAACATAAGCTTATCTGATACTTCATGAAAAACAAAGTCACCTCCTGAATATACAATGGATTCTACTATCTTTTTATCTTTATCAGATAAAGATAATTCTATATTTAATCCAAAAGACAACTGATACAACAACTTAATTCTAGATACTACTTTTATTATATCAGTTTGTATAATACTTAGTTTAAGGTTTTCAGAATCTATAAAGACAAAATCATCTTTATCTATTTTATCCTCTTTTTCTTTTTTATCAATTATAGAATTAACCTTTTCTTCTATTGACAAACCAATAGTATCTGATCCTTTAATAAGTGATTTATAATACTTTAAATGGTTATCAAGTTCTATATTCAAATCAAATTTATCCATTTTTCTTATACTCCTTTTTCTTCAAATAATCTATAATCTATTTCTTCAAACAACTCTTTATTGGATACTCCGCGGAGAAAAGATAATGATTGACCATTATCTTTTGCAAGATGACGCAAAACAGTATACAATATATCTCCAGCACTATATTCAGGAAATTCATCACATGCATTTTCTAAGAAAACAAAAATAACCTTTCGTTTATCTTCGCATTGCAATCTTCTAACACGACAACAGTCTTTATCCATATCATTATCCCTTTCTTTTAATTTATTGTATCTTGCCTAAAAATTTAATATCAATAATATCATCAACATCATCTTTATATTCTTTTCCCTCTATTTTATAATGTACACTAAAATCTTTGACGAAATTACCAATACCAAACACGTTAGTATTTAAATGAATACCTATCTTGTGATTTTTTTTATCAATTAAATCCAAAGTAGGTTCAATACAACCGCATCCAGCATCTATTCTAGTGATAACAATATTATGTCTAGACTGCAATATAAAAGAAAAATCAATATCATTACCTTTTTTTGTTGGAATTAATTTAATTAAAAACTTTTCCCCGTCTTCTGAAATATCTGTATTGTATTTTTTACCATCTACAGATACTAAATTGAATTCATCAGAGTCCATAGTTATAAGTTCCAACCTATTCCACTTTGGCTCATTGTCTTTGTCTGATGTAACATATCCATAAGGAAGCCATGACGGTCGTTCGTTGGTTTCAGCCATAGCGCATTCTTCAGTCTTGCTCCAGGCTTTCTGCTTAATAAAACAAGTACATATAGAACATCTGTTTTTACCTAACATCTTACTAAAATACAAAGAACCAGTAGGAAGAATAGAGTTAGGTATGTTCTTCGTATTATACTTACAATCATTACATTTATCTAAACGATCCTTATACCACGCAGGATAATCTTTCTCTTTCTTTGGCATTCTTCGTAATATGGTATCCATGAATGCATCATAAATAACCTGAGCCTGTAAAATCTTTTTCATTTTCAAAAATGTTTTTGTTGTATATCTTGTATATTTTCAAATTCAAGGCCATGACGTAAAAATCTAAGGTAATTAAAAAACCTATTTATCTTAAAATCACCTTTTTTTATTTTGTTCAGATTATTATATCGTTTTATATCATCTATCTTTTTATCCAAACATTCAAGTTCAATAGCCTCTTCTTCTGATAATATTTTATTTTTATCTAATTTCTTACTAAGTCTTCTTCTCTTTATATCCATCTGAGATAAGTTGCATGACATATTTCCTATACCAGGTATAACAACCTCTACATTGTCAGTATACTTACACAAACAATTTATATAAGATATACTTGAATTAAGAACATCCTCTACCTGATCTCTAGTATATTCATCTCCAACCTTTCTCATAACATCATCAATAATATGAGAATCAAAAGAAATTAGTCTTCTACTCATCGCACATCGTTTTACGATAGAACAAAGATACTAAAGCATTCTTATCTTTAGATCCTTCCAGTATAAATAATCTTCTAATATTTTCAATATCAGGAGATAAACCCCTAGTTTTATAGTTGCCTTCTCTATCCACAAGAATACCACGTTTCTTCATTTCAGTATCCAACACAGACACATATTGTAAATCAGTGGAATAACAATGAGAAAATTTTTTCTTGGTATCATAAGAGTATCCAAACACAAAATAATAAGACAATAAATTGATATGCCTAGAATCTATGAGTCCCTTCCTGCCTGTAGCCATTAAATAACCATTGTAAAACAAAAGAACTTTCTTTGCCATATCTACAGTGTCTTTGTATGGTATCAAAAAACGATACATTCTACCTTCAACTTCCTTATTATTAACTTCTTTCATGATAAAACTTTTTCACAAATATAGAATATTTGACATTTATAAATCTTTAATTAACATGATTTAATATGATATATCGTATTATTTAACTACATTTGCATTATAAAAATAACGAAAACATTTTGTGGTTGTAAAATATTTAGTAGATTTGCATCACCATACAAACCAAATATTTTTTACCCCAAAAAAATATCCTGTTTGTGGTTATAACGTATTTGGTATGTATGGTAACTCTAAATTAGTTATAATAAAACAGAGAAGCGGCAGAATTTTCTCTGCCGCTTTTATTTTAAACAACAAGATAAATGGAAGGAAGAGTTATTAATATTAGTAGATCACTAATAGTAAATAATATAAATGATAGTACATTCATGGATATGATGTCTATGTATTTATATATTAAAGCCATAAGTGTACCTTCCAGAATATTCTTCAAAAACAAAAAAGACTTACTTCGAAAACTTCATATAGGCTCCATAAGATTTTCTAGAATCAAAAAACATCACTTATTTAACAGTTTCTTCAGAGTAGAGAATGGATTCATTGTAGCCAAAAAACATAAGTTCAATAAAATACAACTTACTTTTGGGGTAAGTGATTGTACGGGATTCAAAAAAAATAGACCTATTATTAAATTAGACGAAAATAAAATACATAATATAGACTATATCTGCGACCAGATAAGAGTAGCTTTGTTTAATAACGACGTAATCATTTTAAGAAACAGGCTGTATGATGGTGAGAAAAATACCTGCCTTTTATCTGATGATAAGAGGTATCATTTGCCTGATGTACTAAAAATGGGTGTAATGAGTTATAGAACAATAGCAACTAAATTGGGTTGTGGACTAACAAAAGCAAAGTATGTAGTAGAGCAAGCAATAGAACAAAAGCTGGTTATCAAAAAAAATAACATTATAAAGCTGCCATTTCATTCAAATCCAGGTTATGCTAAGTATTTATACGAAGAATGGCTTAATTTACCAGAGAACAAAAAGGTTGGAATCGCATGGGAAAACAACGGAACATTCTGCTGGCAGATAAGTAATTCATATACTACTGTAGATCCTGAAGCTACAAATAGATTTTATTTTGGATATGAAGAGATAGAAACCAATAAAATTGAATTCAATGATGTAATATCAAAAGAATACGATATCTACGCCAATCAGTTAAGTGAAAAAGAAAAATACTCCTTCCTTGACTTTATGCACATGAGAGAAGTAAAAGTGCAAGATGGAACAGAAACGTTGATATCCGGAAAAGAAATGACATCAGAGGAGTCAATAAAAAGGTCTATCATCAGATACTTAAAGTTAACATACCCTGATTGGGAAAAACTGGAAAGTAGAAGACAAAATAATATTATCCGAAAGTACTTCAGGATATATAAGAAGGAAAACAGTATTAAAAATAGAATCCCTTATTATAATATGCTGGTATCATGTTACGATAGATATGTTGCTATGACCGAAGAAGAAAAAGAGGATGCAGAAACGGCCACGAGAATACTGGAAACAGCTTGTTCTCAAGCCGGTGTTACTGTAGACGCTGTAGTGTCTTCCGTGTACAGAGAGCGCAAATCGCAGGCTAAAAAGGGAATTAACATAACCAAAGACCAGGCGGCAAAAAATGTATTTGAAAGAAGAATGAAAGAAGGCAAAGAAAGTTATGCTAAGGCAGTTCTTCTGGTAAATGATATGACCAGCATAGTACTATCCAAAAGAAAATACCAAGACCTATTGGACAACGGAACTAATCTTCGAAGTATAATAAGTAGTAATACAATAGAAGATATAGTAACTAATAGTAATATCAGTATACCATCACCTATACCTAATGATATGAATTAGGTTGTTCTTATTATAGTGGCCGCATTTGGCTCCAAAGTAGCTTAGATAGCAGCGTCTGTATTTAGTTATTTTGTTTGTTATTATATTATTTTATGTATTCATATGAATCTGTTTTCGTATGTTTGCATCATAATAGTGTAATAAAAGTATACCGTTACCATATGACAACAGATGAGTTAATAGAAGCAATAGATGGATCTATAAGAGAGAATGTAGTTAATATACCTTCTATAGATATATATAATGTAAGGTATGATCCTAACATAAAGAACTTTCTTAGAAATTTATTTGAGTGGGGAAAATACAATGGTCGTGAAGAATATAAAAGAGATGTAATCAATTTATTTAATTTTTAATACTATGGGTAGAGTAGATAAAATTTATCAGGAAAACCTTTCTCTTATAATGAGTCAGCCCTGGGAAGAAGTAAAACGTCCTGTTTATAATGATGGGAGCGGAGTTAAAGTAAAACGTATATTACAGGTTTGTAACCAATACGATCTTCGTAGAGAATTTCCACTTGGTTCTATTAGAAAAGTTCCTTATAAATTAGCTATAAAAGAAATATTGGCTATATGGCAGAAAAGAAGTAATTCTATAAATGATTTAGGTAAAATATGGGATCAATGGTCTTTTAACGATACATCTTCCAAATTGGTTAGAGTAAAACCAGTTATATTGGAAAACACCAATAATAATTTAAAAGATATTAAGATAGCCAATATTATAGATAAAAATTTGGAATTGCATGATAATTCCAATGGACCAAAATATTATTGTTTAAACAAAGATTATAATAAAAGAAGAGTTCAAATACAATTTGAAGATACTGGATATACAACGTGGGTTGCCATGTCTGCTTATCATTCAGGTAAAATAAAAAGTCCATTTGAAAGGACAGTACATGGTATAGGATATCTTGGAAATTTTGAAATTCCTGAAATATTGGATTTTTTCGGTAAGCATTTGGAAAAATGGAAAAATCATTGGTATCATTTATTTAAGAGATGTGGTAATTATAAAGGAGATGAAAATATATTTGTTCATGAATCATTTCATTGTTTATGTGATTTTCTTTTATGGGTTAAGAAAGAAATAAATGAAAGAGGTGATTTAAGTTTATTAGAGAATGGATGTGTTGATAAGGATTATTATCACTCTAATTGCTATAGTGTTTATTCATGTTCAATATTAACTCATAAGGAGAATAATTATTTGAAAAACAATAAATTTTATGTGTATAAAAATAAAAATGTAATGTATTCTTACAATGATGTTGCTAGATTTATGAAAGATAAAGGATACGAATTATTTTTATGGAATAACTCAGTATTAAGTAGAAAGTCAAGGGAAAAAGTAGATTTATTTTTATCAGAAAATATAAAAAATGGTAATATAAAAGTAATCGAGAATAAAGATGATGGATATGGATACCCTAGATTCCAAAAAAGGACTGAGTTGTTTATTAGAAAGTGTTATGGTTTTCAAATGGATAAATTAACATACGGATTTGATTCTCAGACAGATTATGTTTTACATGAAATTAAACATAATCCTACTAGCAGAAGGATAGTTACAAGCATGTATTCTCCAAATGATAATGATGAGAAAAGTCTTTTAGAATGTGCATTTTCTACAATGTGGAGTGTTAGAAATGGTGAATTATATATGACTTTAATACAAAGAAGCTCTGATTACTGCGTATCCGGTCTATGGAACGTTTGCCAGTATGCTGCACTTATGACTATGTTCGCCCACGATGCTGGTCTTAAACCGGCTGTATTCACTCATTTTGTTCAGGATATGCATGTATATGATCGCCACGAAGAACAGGCTAATGAGCTTATCGGAAGGTCGTTGTTCGGTCCCATCCCGCAGGTGACAGTATCTTCTCGTATGGATGGAAAGGGATTCTATGATTTTACTGAAGAAGATTTTGAAGTATGGCAATATGAACCTAAAGAACAAATTAAATTTGAAGTAGCAAAATGAGTGAAATTGTAAGAAAAATGATAATATCTACTAATCTAGATAATGATGATTTGAATTTAATAAACATACAAAAATCATGTGATATTTTATATAAAAATTTTACTGATAAAACTGTTCAGGATCGTAAAATAACTATAAAAATACCATATGATCGTAAAGAAGAATTAAATGAAATATTTTATAATGTTTATGTAGATATTATTGGTTGTTTAAATGTAGAATCATTAAATAAAGATTTAAAGCATGAAACACCATCTAATACTTTTTTTAATAAAATATTCTTGCCTGGGTGTGGTGTGTTTAAAGTAGAGTATATATTTGATAAACATATTGAAATAGTAGCAGATGATTTAAGTACAATATTATAATATAAAATGAATGCACAAGATAAATGCAATAGATGCGAGCAGTTTGAACCAAATAAACTTACTCCATATCCTTGCAAAAGAGTACCATCAAGAAATTGTCCTTGGTTTATAAAGATTTCGGAAAAGAAATATAAATCTATTTTAGCTGAAAGAGTAAGGATAATAAAAGAGGGAAAGAAGATTGAAGAACAATTAAACAAAAATCAAGATGAAAAAGAAAAATAAAGAAAAAGAAGAATACAATTTAATGGCTTTTGATGAAAGTAAAATACATATCAATGAAATAAAAGCTCATGAATTGTCTAGTTTCGCTATATTACCATATATTAGTTCTGATAAAATTATTCCAAATGAACTTTTTGTTTTAAATGGAGTGTCCTATGCTGGATTATTTCAAGAAAAAGATAAGAAACTTATTGGAATTACAGTCAATGTAATGAAAGATGGTGCAGATAAATATAATATTGATCCAGAAGATATTGTATATGATGTCAATAGACCTTATATTATTATAGAGGAAAAGGGTTTTAGAGGTTTTTTTGTGTTACCAAACATGGGAATAGCTATGGATTACGATGCTACTATTGGTACTGATAGTTTTTATTCAGAACCAGACGATTCTGATGATAATATGAGCGATGAAGAATTTTCTGAATTTATAAACGAAATGGTGTCAAAACAAAAACCTTGTTAATATGGGAACACTATATATAGGAGTAGACGTAGGTAAGGAGGGAGCCTGGGTTGCATTAGATGAAAAAGGTAATTTAGTGGATAGAATGGTTACCCCCAAAATAGCCTCAAGTACTGATGTGGATGTTATGAAGCAATATAAATGGATACAAACTATGTTGAATAAGCCATATGATAAATTTCATTTGTCATTAGAAGATGTTCATGCCATAAAAGGAACGTCTTCTAAGTCAACATCTTCTTTTATGGAAAATAAAGGTCAAATATATGCTTTGTTCGTAGCATCCGCTGCTTATCGTACAGATGTATCTATACATATGATTAAACCTAAAGAATGGCAAAAGAAAGTATGGCAAAGTTATGACAAAGTCTATTTAGCCGGTAAAGTAGATACCAAATCTACTTCTTTAAACTGCGCTAAAAGATTATGGCCTAACGATAATTTTTTTCAAAACGAAGATAAATATAGCAATGGAAAATATAAATGCTCTGTCCCTCACGATGGTATAGTTGATTCTATGCTTATAGCTGAGGCTTCTAGACTTATGTTTTAATACAAATTAATTCTTTTTAAATTAAAGTTAGAAACAATATATCTATATTTGCAATGTGAACAAAAATTGTATGTAATGAATATAAGGGTATCTGGCAATCTTCTTGGAAGAAAAATACATAATATATCTAACGTGTGCAGTAAATCTTCTAAAAATGATTACTCCTCCAATATTAGATTCATTCTATATAAAGATCATATAGAAATTCAAGCCATGAATGAAAGGGTTACTGTATGGGAGAAGATATATGATGATTTAGATATAGATTTGGATGATAGATCTAGTTTTTCTTTCTTAATAGATGCCAGTACCTTTATATCATTTATTAAAAACAGGTATGAATATATTGATATCAGGATAAAAGATAACAATGAAATAGATTTTGTTTATTCTAGGGGTTGTTTTTCTACAACATGGTCTGAGGACATAGCTTATCCTAAATTTGTTTTACCTGTTGAAAACAATATTCTTACATTAAATAGTAAGTTGTTTGTTCCTTTGCTAAAAAGATCTTTTTATTTTTCTGGAAAAGATGAGTTCAGACCTTTTATAGAAACTGCTCTTATTGATATATCAAATGGAGTTTTTAATTTGGTTACTACTGATAGATTTAGATTATTTAAAAGCAGCAAAAACATAGATGGTATTGATGATCAAAAAATACTTCTTAGCGAAATAGTATCTTCCATACTTTATCAATACTTAGCTGATGATGATGTAAATATAAATATATCTACTGATAATACAAGGACATTTATATGGTTTGATGATATAATAATATCTGATATTAATGTTGTAAATAATTTTCCTAATTACAATATTATATTTGATAGATTTGAAGTATCCACAGCAATAGAGTTAAATAAAAAAGAATTCTGTTCTATTATACAATCTTCTTCTATTATTGATGATATTTATGTATATATAAATATAGGTTCAAAAACTATAGTTAAATCAGAGGTGTTAGGAACAAGAAATAAATTTGTGGAATACATTGAACCAAATTCTTTTTATGGTGAAGAGGTTATTGTTAAAGTGAAAAAAAAGGATATTATATCTTGTATAAACAATGTTGTAGGCGATTTGCTAAGAATGGAATATTGTAGTAGCATGAGAAATATAAGATTATTCAATCCTAAATATGATAATGAGTTAATAGTTTGTAGTACTTACGGATAAAAAAATAAAAAAAATGGGATTTAGAGACAACAGAGACTTTGGAAAAGCGTATTATCTGAGTTTTAATTACAATGGTAATCTTTGTGAAAAAAGTAGAGAAGAAAAAGAAGGATATGTTCCTTATGTTAATCCTATGACTAATGCTCCATCTGGTTTTTGGAAAGAGTATTATAATGGTGTAGTAGGTTATTTGAATTATATTGGAATAAGGACTCAACAAATAAATAACATAAATGTGTATTTCTTTGTCGTTACAATAAAGGATTATGCATTGAATGAAAACTATGTTATCTCGATTCCTTTATACACACAAAAAGGTGGTATATCTTCTTATGTGAAGAGTTTTGTTAAATACTATAGAAATATAGATATCAATAGAGAAATAGTATTTAATGCTTTTAAAAAGAAATCTACTGATGCATTTGCTCCCGGTAATTTAATTATAGCATATCCTGGAGAAGGAGGAAAAGATAGTATGGTTGAATTGTATTATAAGAATGGACTTAACGGATGGCCGGAAGCTGAAAAGGTAATGCAATTTGGTAAAGAAAAACCTGATTATTCAAAACAAGATCAATTCGTTTTTGATAGAATAAATGAATATGTAAATGATTTCAATTCTAAAATAAAAGATGTAAGAAATGCTTTGAATGCTGCTTTTGGTAATAATGTTACTGCTCAGGCTGAAGCTAATAATGTTGTTTATAATCAGCAACAGCATACTGCTCCTACGCAACAACCTCCTAGCCAGATGACACAGCAGCCGTATCAGCCAGCAGGTAGCTTCCGTATGACTCCTCCGCAGACTTTTAATCATGGAATGAGCAGTCAGACAGTTCCTCAATATCAAGAAGATCCTAACCATAAGGCTCCCCTAAAAGAGGATTATGAGGATTTACCCTTTTGATGTATACATAGCCCAAGCAAATAAATGTTTGGGCTTAACTAAATAAATATTTTGTATGGAAATAAAGATAGTAGACAGAATACCTCTTATTAGAATAAAATATAAAAGTACAGAAAAGAGAGTATTAAAAATATATGGAAATAGAATGTGTGCTATCTACTCTGATTTAAAAAAGAAATATAAAAGAGGAGATAAGTGGACAGAAGATCTTAGTACTGCAAATATTCTTACATTCAATGAATGTTATGAAGAGACTAAGGATAACAAAGATGATGTTATAGTTTATTGTATAATTAGAATATAAAGATAATCATGTCAGAAGATTTAGATGATATAATAAAATTGCTTGAAAAGAAAAACCAAGCAAAAGAAGAGGTGATTGAAAATACTTCTATTGAAGAAAATCAATTACAAGATACAGAAAATAATGATGTTATTGAAGGTGTTATCAATATAGAAGTTGAAAGCAATGATATAGTTAAAGGAGAACAAGCTATGGAAGAGGTTGCCATAAATGAAGAAAAGGTAGAAGTTGATAATACTACTGATATTGAAGAAGTTGTAGAAAATAAATCTATTCCATCAAAAAGAGGTCGTAAACCAAAGCAAAAAAAAGAAGATAATATTGAATTAGATCCTGATGTTGTTCAAAATAAACCGGCTTCATATTATTTTATAGATGGATATTATTTTCAAGAAGTTGAATTGGGTGTTGTAAAATTAAGACCTGATGTTATTCTTCCTGAATATAAACATCTTGGAGATGCTTGTATGGATTTAAGAGCAAACAATATAAAATGGATTAAAAATGAAATGGGGGTAAAACTTAAGGTCCCTGAAGATTTTGAATCTGTTACTATATATCAAGGATACACAGTTAAGTTCGGAACCGGTATAAAAGTAAAACTACCAGAAGGATGGGCTGCTGATGTTAAAATAAGATCAGGTGTATCCAGCGAAGAAGCTATCATTCTTTTGAATGGAGAAGGGAAAATAGATTGTCCTTATACCGGTGAATGGTGCTTCTGTATAGGTAAAATAAATAAATCTCCTTTTACTATCAATAAAAATGATCGTCTTATGCAATTTGAACCTAGACCTCAGATTAAGATGAGATTAAAAGAAATTGATTGCATAGAAGTAGATGAAAATAATCAAAGAGGAGAGGGTGGATTTGGTCATTCAGGTTTACAATAATTTAAAAATTTAATATTATGAAAATTTTAGGTATTCATGTTATTCTTGATGAAACATGGGAAGAATGTGAGGAAATTAAAGAAAAAGCTATTTCATTAGCAAAAGAAGTAGAAGAACTTGATGGTCGTTTGTTGTTAGCTATTAATGACAGAGATAATTTGAATAAAAAAAACGAAGAACTTGAAAAAGAGATTCTTAATTTAGGATCAAGTCTTTCTGATGTTAAAAAAGAATTGACTACATCAAGGGATAGCAATAAAAAACTTATGTCTTCTATAAAGGAAAAAGGTGATAAAATAAAGGATCTTGAAAAAGAAATCAAGGAATTAAAAGAAGAAAATAAGGAAAGAGAAGATTATATAGGAAGACTGTTAGAACAAAATAAAGATTATTCCAATAAAGTATATTCTTTAAATGCAGCTAAAGGAGGGTATGTAAAAAAGATAAAAGATCTTGAAGGTGAAATAGATTTTCTAAATGCTTCAATAAAAGAAAAAGAATCAGAAGCAACTTTTATTCCAGATGAATCAACTGCAACGGCTTTACCAGAGGTTGCAAAAGATGAGGAAGTACATGACCATTATGAAGCAAAGTCAGTTCAGGATGAAGATATTGTGGCTTCTTTTGTGGCTTCACCTACTATAAAAGAAGATAAACCATCAGATGTTGTTCATACACCTAAAAACAAAAAGAAAAAGAAGAATCGTCATTAAATAAACAGAGGAGGTGACAGTATGTATATATTGACATACTGTCTAAAGCTTAATATTTGGATTCTTTTAAACAATTAGCAAAGCAATTCATTGGTTGAAAATTATGGTATATAATTGTTTGATTAAATTATTTTAATATATATACTGTATTTTTTGTTTTGATAATTAATTTTATGTTGTTACTTTTGTATCAGTGTAAATAAAAAGAATTTTTATCATTTTGCAATGGAGCCATTTGTTGTGAAACACGTGGTTCCAGAAAAATACCCATATAACTCAGTTGGTCAGAGTTCGAAGCTTATACCTTCGCGGTCGCTGGTTCAAGTCCAGCTATGGGTACAATAAAATATATAATAAAAAGAGTAGATTTAGAGAAATCGAAGGATATAATGGATATATAATTTATGATGATGGAAGAGTATATTCTTCTAAAACAAATAAATTTTTATCATATAGAGTAAATAAATCAGGCTATAGATATGTGAATTTATGTAATAACGGAAAGTACAAATCGGTATCTATACATAGATTAGTAGGTAAATATTTTGTAGATAATCCAAATGATTATAAGTGTTTAAATCATATTGATTGCAACAAGCAAAATAATTTATACAGTAATCTTGAATGGTGTACAATAAAGTATAATTGTGAACACGCTTCCAAGAATGGATTATTAAATATAAAAAAGGGAGAAGAATCTAATCTTAGCGTGTTAACTAAAAGTGAGGTATGTAATATTAGAAGATTATATAATACTACTAACTTAAGTATGAATAATATAGCTAATTTGTATGGTGTTAGTAAATCTAATATATATCAAATAGTTAAAAATATTATTTGGCATGATGATGATTATGTATTAGATGAAGATGTATTATATAATAAGAAAAATAGAATCATATAATATAAGATTGTTTCATGGTGTAATGGTAGCACGACAGTTTTTGGCGCTGCAAGTTCAAGTTCGATCCTTGATGAAACAACTATTAGTATCTTTGCTGATACACTTTGTGTATATAGGGCGCATCCTTACTAGTAGGATTTGATTGGAGTCGTGATCCAAAAGATACTAAATTCTTCATTAGCTCAGGTAGGTTAGAGCATCTGACTGTTAATCAGGGGGTCCTTGGTTCAAATCCAAGATGAAGAGCATTTTTTAGGGAGTAAAATTGAAGTTAAGTGATTAATATGATTGTAACGGTATGTGAATATAGTTACAATTAAAAAATTGGTTCTTTGGGTGAGTGGTTTAGCCAACGGTCCGCAAAACCGTCAACAGCAGTTCGATCCTGCTAGGAACCTCATTATTTAGTTACTTTAATTGAAATATTTATCCGCATTTTATTTGTTGTGAAATAAGTAAAATGCACATCACAGGATGGAGCAGTGGTAGCTCGCTAGGCCCATAACCTAGAGGTCGGAGGTTCGAATCCTTCTCCTGTAACTAATTTGTATACCATGATGTTTTATATATAAAAATATAATTATGTTATCCGAAAAATATATTGATGATAATTATGTTTATCATGTATCTGATTGGAAAGAAGATACTAGTATGTATATCATAAGAAAAGATGGATCTTCTATGGTTAGACTATCTTGGTACTACAATGATAATTCTGTTTATTTATCCGATTTACATGTTTGTGAGGAAAGTAGAGGAAAGGGTTATGCTACTGAATTAATTAAAATAGCTGAATTAGTTTCTTTAAATAGAAAATGTGATGTGCTATTATTGATGGTAGACACTGGTTCATGGATGTATGAATGGTATAAAAAACTTGGTTTTAAACCTATTGGGCGTAAGAAAGAAAGACTCATGAAAAAAGAATTTGATTATGCAAGGACGCTCTATTGAGATTGTCAATAAACAAGAAAGTGACAGGGATGTCTTATGGAGGATTTTGTATCTATAATAACATCGTTCACGGCAAGACTTTATGGACAAAGATGAACTAAAAGGAAAACGGAAAAATTAATTAAAAAATTAGAAGAAGATGATGATTAAACTAGCATATAAATATCGAATGTATCCAAACAAATCTCAGAAAGAACTTCTTTCCAATACATTTGGATGCGTACGTGTTATGTGGAACATTTGCGTTAATTCGTTTAATTCATATAATAAAGAAACAAATCCTAATCCGAAATATCCGACAAAATCAGATCTTATAAACGATAGGCCGTGGTTGAATGAAGTGTCAGCAGCCACACTACAACAGAAACAGCGAGATTTCATTGAATTTTCTAAGCAATACTTCAATAAGGATCGCAAAAAGAAATTCGGTAAGCCTAATTTTAAGAATAAACATGGCGATCAGTCGTTCAGGTTGCCATATCCAAAATTTAAGCTGAGTGATAGTAAGATCAGACTTGAAAAGATAGGCTGGATTAGAATTGTTATTGACAGACCGATTCCAGATAACGCAAGATTTATTTCTTGTACTGTATCCAAAAATAGATCAGATCAATATTTTGTATCGGTTCTTGTTGAGACAGAACAAGTTTATAAGCGAAATACTGGTAAAACGGTTGGTGTTGATATGGGAGTCAAAACCCTAGCCACATTATCCGATGGTAAAATAGTTAACAATCCACATTTTCTTCGCGAAAACCAAGCGAAGCTAAAGGGAATGCAACGACATTTATCTAGGAAAAAGCTAGGAAGCAATAGAAGAAGAAAATGCAAACTCAAAGTAGCCAGGCTGCATCGTGATATAGCCAACAAGAGATCGTGGTATATACATAATATCACAACAATGCTGGTGGATAATTACGATGTGGTCTGCATTGAAGATTTGAATACATCTGGTATGTTGAAAAATCATAAGTTGGCAGGATCTATTTCCGATGCTTCTTTTTCCATGTTTCGAAGTCAACTTAAATACAAATGTTTATGGTATGGAAAGAAATTGATCGTTATAGATCGCTTTTATCCATCATCAAAGACATGCTCTCATTGTGGATGGAAAAATAATGAGCTTAAATTATCGGATAGAGTTTTCAAATGTGAAAATTGCGGCTTAGAAATCGATAGGGATTTAAATGCCGCAATTAATATACAAGCCGTCGGAGTTGAGGCGGCTCAACGGACGCAGAGCTAGCGGGTTGCCGCTGGCGTTGAAGCGTTTAAAATAGAGTAGAATTTCTATGAAGTTCTATAAAATTTACAACTATATACCTTGGTGGATGAAATTATCTGAAAAAGAAATTATGGATTATATGGATCTTGTGAATAAAGAAAATGAACGCAACAGAGACAAATATATTGAAAATACTTAACAGAAACTTTCTTTCTGGTCCCAAGTATATCATGAATAATCTTCATGTCTATAATTGGGAATCTGATTATCTGGCTATAACAACATCTTTATACGCATACGAAATAGAAGTTAAGATAAGTCACTCTGATTTTATAGCTGATTTTAAGAAAACTTCTAAGCATCTTGTTTTATCCGGATCATCTAATAAAAAAGGAGTTCCTGATTATAAAAAGGGTTGTCCCAATTATTTTTGGTATGCTTGTCCTCCTGGAGTAATACAAGAAAATGAAGTTCCTTTATATGCGGGACTTATGTATGTTGATGTAAAAACTAATAGATATAGTGTTATAAGATCGGCTCCGCGCATTCATAAAGAAAAATTTGATTCTTCATTACACAAGCTGGAAGAAAAGTTTTATTATAATATGAAGACCTGGAAAGCCAGAGCAGAAGACAAGCGATACGGCGATCCAGAGGAGATAAAGAAGAAGGGCGTCAAGCAGGGAGCGCGGGCGGTACGAGAATCAGCTTGGAGAGCGTTTCAACGAAGCTGCCCGTTTTATTTTATGGATGGTGGAAACGAGGATTTTCCTATGTGCTGCAATGATGAAATAACAGAAAAATTCCAGTTTAAAGATTGCTATTTGCAATGCGAAAGAGGGAAAATATTTAAAAAACTTTTAAAATAAATATAATTATACACATATGAGTGAATCACCTAGGTTATATGATTTATATGAAAAGATCTCAAGGGATTTAGATGAATTGGGTCTTAAAGGTCCATGCAGAAGCTATGTATCCCATTTAAAAGCTAAGGAAATAACTAATATAATTCTTAGAAGAATAGAATCTCATCTTAAAGAATATTCTAAACTTAAGTTTTCTAATAAAATAAAGATAAAGAAAATAAAAGAAGGAAGGTATTATATTGATACTGATAAATGATAAAAAAAGGATGTCATTAAAAAACAATGACATCCTTTTTTATTTTACTTTCTCAAGCTAAACAATTTCTTTACTATTTGAGTAATTGTCCATCTATCATTAGAAGTAACTTGCAGAGTCTGGGCTGTACCGTTAACATCCAAGTTGATTACTTCTTTATCGATTTCCAGAGTAGGATCACCAGCAGCCTGAGTAATAACCGTGCTGTCTTCGTTGCCAGCCTCGTCTGTTACTTTCAATGTAGCTGTTAAAGCACCTACAGTAGCATTAGCCGGAATACCTGTGAATGTTATGCTAAAGTTATATTCAGCAGTAGCACCAGGGTCATCAGCAATAGCCTCACCATTGTTAACCGATTTACCAGCAGCAGTATATGTTGCCGGAACAGCTATAGTAAGAGGATTTTCACCTGCTGTAATAGCGAAAGTTAATTTACTTGAGTTACTTTTACCATTTACAGTAATAGTACCACCTGTTTTTGAAACAGAAGCTGTTTCGTCTATAGTAACAGACTCAACAGAAGCCGCTTGATTAATCGTAACATGTTTGGTCACACTACCATCATCGGTAGCTACTTGTGCTGATATACTACGTTCTACACGACCTGTGTGCTTACTTGCAGATACACTAACTGCTTGATCCCCGTTTCCTGATCCCGGATTAAAGATCGCAAAACCTAAATTTAATTCTGCCATGACTTAAAAAATAATTTTATAATAAGATTTATACAAAGATCGCTATTTTTTATTTAACCTCAAAATCTTTCCCCCCCTAATTTAATTATAATACTATTACAAACATTATACTTAATTGAATTTTATTAAATGAAATTAAGTATACATATCGTTATATTTGCTGTTGTTATTAAAGGAGTTTGTTTTTGATATACTTCTTTGGCTAACAAATTGATCTGTTTTTGAAACAAAAGTATATCTTTGATGTATAAACAATTAAACTAATTTGATATGCTTTTTAAATACAGAGTAGTAGTAGTAAACGAATTGGATGATCATATCGTCTGTTGTAATGTGGATACTGTGGATAGCAGTAAAAGAAATGTTATTGATAACATTAACAGTATATGCACACCTATTTATGTTAGGGTGTGTCTTAGAAAAATAGATACAATTAAAATGTGGATAAACAATATTATTTTATCATATGAACGGATATATAAAAACAATTGCACTGCATAAAAGTGCTTGGACCGAGAACGAGGTCGTTAAGTTATGCAATTCAGCATACAAGGAAGGTGTGGAATCTGAAAGAAGTATTCGTAAAAAAGCTTTTTCTTTCTCTGATTACTCAGGTAATGTAATATTATGCGATTCTTATGCTAAGCCAGAAAAAATGAAAGGAAGACTGTCATCCGAAAAATGTCTTATAGGATTAATAGAAGACAATAATATTATCTGGAAGATAGGTGTACTTAATTACCCTATAGAAGAAGAACCTTATTGGACCGTTATTGACAGTATAGAGAAAGTGGAGCCTTATGTTTACATGGTATTACCTGAAATCAAAATAATATGACGGGTTCACAGTTTATAAAAAAAAACCGGTATAGACGATGATACTTATTTTACTATATTCGATCCTAAGCTTTTTACAATAGCTGGATTTAAAGTAGTAATGGACTATATCCTGAATGTTCCTAATGCTGTTATTCCTATACTGGATTGGCAGCATAAAGGAAAAACATTTTATTTTGTAGGCGGCCACCTTTCGGATTATGCTGGCGTCATGCATAACAGCGAGGCTATGAACAACGAGGAGATGCTCCTTAAGTGGAGGCAGGTGGAGATAGGTATGTATGTTAATTACAAAATACCTTTAGCACAAAAAATAGATTTAATACAAGATGTTTGCGATGAGTTCAGGAGAAAATGGAATGAACTGGGTCTAAAAGAGTATCAAGGTCTTACTAAAGACATTGATTATATTAAGGAATTTGATGTTAAAGTAAATATAGAACGTTGCGGATGTTAATTAATAGAAGTTATGTAGGAAGATTTCAATTTTCTTACGTTATAGATAGTTTTAAGGAAGTTAAGTACATTGACTTTAATATACCTTATCTGCCTGTTTTTGAGAAAATACCGGGGTTGTCGCACGTCTATGAGCATCTTATGATGGAAGGATGGAAAAACTATTCTAAGAAAGAATGCGAGAACATAGTAAATAAAAATGTGTGTGATATAAATGCCTATACCAGTAACAATGGTATAGGCATATCAGGATTTGTTAAAACATATTTTACTTCGGTTTATAATCTATTTCAAGAAATAACTTTATTCCCTAATTTAAAAGAAGATGATCTGGAAAGAGAAAAGAAAGTTATAATACAGGAAATAAATGAAATGGATTATGGATACACTTTCTTTGTTAAAAGTATTTTCCGTTTCTGGGAACTCATGGGATTAGATAAAAGATTGTGTTATGATACCATAGGAACCGAAGATGATGTTAATAAAATAACGGTAAACGATTTAATAGAATTAAGGAATACAGTTAAAGACATTGATCCAAGAGTGTTTTTTGTTAATAATAAAAAAAATATTATTTCTCCACACACAAAAGAATGGTACAAACATAAAGTTGTTTATGATAATCCTATTTTCGAAGAAGAAATTGATTTATGTAACCAATTCGGACAATCAGATATTTATTTCGGATGGAATATGAATGATCTTTTTAAGATTTACAGTACAGATGAATTATATGATTCTTATATTGTGTTGTCTGATTATATAATTAATTTATCAAATGGTAATTCCCTTACTAGCTTGCTTAGAGATAAAGGACTTATATACGGTATTGATAAAGTAAATCCTATGAAATCAAATAACTTCTTTCCTTGTTTTAAGATATCTACAAACAAAGAAAATATTTATTTGGTTAAAGAAGAAATAAAAAAATATTTTGATGATCTTGTATTGGAAGATAGTATTATTAATATAGTAGAAGATATAAAAATAAAAATAAAAATATCTTCTATGAATGTACTGGATAATGTCATGGAACTAATAGAAGCAGAAAAAGAAGGGTTTTTACTTAATCCAGAAAATAAGATTATTGACATAAAGTATATTGACTTATACAAGGATATTGCAAAACATTTCTGTACATCAAATATGTGTATATTAATATCAAAATAATTATGGACTTAAAAAACAAACCGTATATGAAAATCCTTTGTGAAAATATCAGCGAATTCCAGGACTTCAAGGACCTGGCTGAACAGCGCTGGGGCTACCCCATCTGTTATCTGGCGATGGAGACGCGACCTGAGCAATTCCCGTGCGTGGTGTGCTTCACAGAAATAATTGACTTCAAAAAACATTATGTGCTATGCATGTTCTGTTATGAGTCTGATTTTAAAGAACTAAAAGATATTAGAGAAAAATATGGAGCCAAAGAGTAATGGTATACCATCACCTAATTTAATATACAGCAATGAACAAAAGAAAAGTAAAAAAGAAGTTTAAATTAACTTGTAAAGAATTTAGGGTTATGACTATGAATGATCCAAATATATTTAAAGATATTCCCCTTGGTACACATTCATTCTTTGCATGTGCTTCTCTTCCTTATAGAATATGTTTTGTTAAAGGTAAAAGAGTAACACCAGAAGAATATTGCATTTTTTTAAATAAAAAATTAAAGAAGTATGATAACATTAGAAATGGTTATGAAGAAAAAACTAACAAAACAAGAAGTAGATAAGCTTATGCAAAAGCCAGCATATGAACGCACAGAAGAAGAACATAAGATGCTGGACGAGTTTTTTGAAGAATATTTTAAAGATGTTCCACCAACACCTTGGCCGTGGGAGCTTTATAAGGCTTATCCTAATTCCTTGGAATGGGAAAAATGTGTACACTATTCTGGATTTGGAGATGTGTTTTTTATGAAATTCGAATTTATTCCGTAAATAATTATGAGACAAGTCAGAGATTACAAAAAACTATTTAATTTATCTGATGATGAATACAAAGATATTCTTTAATACATATATTTCTTTGAAGATGATATTCTTGAAAAAGCTTATACTAGTAAGGGATTAAGTTGTTATATGTTTGAAAATCCTGATAGATGTTTTTGTTTTAAAGACAGTAAAAGAATATCTGAAGAAGAATGGAATTCTCTTAGAAATAAGTGATGATAACTGAATGTGTTTGTTTTATATAGAAAATTTGTTTGTTTAAGGAGGGCGGGGTACCACCTACCATGAACTCCCCGCCCCCAAATCGCGTTTTTGGGGAGCCACCCCCTCTTTACCGGCTTCAAAAACGCGTTTTTATATCCACATGAATAAATCATTGTATATCAATCATTTATATATTTATTGTTATTTAACTTGCTTGAATAGATTATTATTAGTATTAAATACGCGTACATTATATATGTAATACCGGCTTTGATGTATTTACATTTGTTATAACTATATTAATACCAATTAACACATAATTATATGCATAATCGAAAAATGGTTGTATATTTGCATCAGAGTTAAGAACAACAATTTAATCACTTAAAAATATAATCATTATGGCTACATTATCTAAAAAACAACTGTCTCAATTACACAATGCTGTAATCAAAGAATATCGTAACAGCTTGTCAGGTGCTGTAAAATTGTATTGCGCACTATTTGGCAAACAAAACGATCTCAAGTCAGTTATTGACTCTCTCAAAGAATCTGGAGTAAATATATTACCATCTGTTGTTAAGGCTGTCGTTGATATGGCAAAGAATAAGGATGAAGTAATGAAAGTGTGTGCTCAGATGTTACCTAACATTGATGGAGCTTACATCAAATTTACTACATACGAAAAGACTTATTTTGATGCTAAAGAGGCTGATAAAAACATCTTGGGTGATGAAAAGATGCTGGAAGACAAAGCCGTTGCTGGAGTATCTTATAAGGCTTTTGGATTATGTAATCCAATTGATATTAAAGAAGGTGATACAGACTATTATTTTATCAAGACACAGAATGAGTCATACAGCACTGTAAAGGTAGCTGTAAAGCTAACCAGCTACTCTATAGCCTTAGTGGCTAAATGTGTGATAGCTTATCTGTCAGCAGAAGATAAAGACCGTTAATCTGATGCGCTTGCAGACCGCGAATAGTCTGCAACGTACACAAGTGCAAACCTTCACGTGGTGTGTATGATCTCGACTAATTGCACAAAGTTATTTAACATAGATATTTATAGGTATTGATTTAATTGGCTAGTCTAGCTATATATTAAATCAATGTATGTAACCCAATCGAAGAAGGTTATTATGTAGGTGAGTAACGTCGCGAAAACCTACAGTATACGTAGCTTATAAAATCGCTGGAACGCATCTCACTTACTCATGCGATAAATAGAGTACGGCTGTCGATATATGGCAGGGTTAAATATGTACCCAAATCATGTAGGGTATTATTTGATCAAAACGCAAGGACACGAACTGTTATTATGTTGCGGTAAATCGTGTAGCAGACGGTAAATAAATACGACATATCGTTACGGGTATAGGTTCCACCGAGGACTAGCTGTGGGCATTCGTGCCAAAGTCCGTTAGGTCGGTCATCCGCCAGTTCTTTATGGAATAATTACGTAACGTAAAAAACTATACCAATCACGCACCAATACACAAGAACTCCGTGATAATATTATTGGTTGGGCATACATACGATAAACATAGTTGGTTCGTTATTAGGGTTCGATTCCCTAGTATGCTTCAAATATAAAAATAGCAAAACAATGAAATCATTCAAATCACACAAGGTGGACGTTCGAGGACTGTCTCGAAAAGAAGCTAAAGAGAAAAGAAAAATAGAGTATAAGCGTTGGCAATTATCACAACAGTTAAAGGAAGTGATAGCCTCAGAACAAAATAAAAACGAACGAAACGCATGGAAGGTGCGTTCTTATTTGGCAAATAAAGAAAGGAATTGATATGAAAAAGAAAGATATTAAGCTGATCTTAGTTGCTTCATCATTGGTTGTTCTATTTATAGGCATGGCGGTAAAGATGTATGATTGGGCATCCAGCCAAAGAGAGTTTTCTTATGTGGATATAGAATCAGGGGATGTGGTTGATCAAGAAACACACGACATCTATCTATCTATTCCTGACATCGTGTATGAAAATATAGTGTTGTTATTAGACGATAACTATACCGAATATGATGTTGTTGAATACTACAACAGTCATCGCGTTTGGGCTGATTCTATTCAGATACAAGATTCAGAAAACTTGTAATACTATCGTTTTGGTTTAAATCGAAACAAAATGAGTATATCGTTTTGTATAATACCCGTGATTTTTGAGACTCACGGGTATTTTTTTGGTTTAAATCGAAACTATTAGTATTGTTATAGCCTATATTCTTATGAGTATAGGCTATTTTTGTGCTTTATATTCTCGGTTTTCTTTATGGAATTGAATCTATTTTTGTTTGTTGGTATCAGAATGTGCTTATTTTGTTATCGTTTTGGTTCAAATCGAAACAAAAATTGGATTATTTTTGTATAACTACCGTAATTTTCGAGACAATATCTTTATAAATTGGTTTAAATTGAAATAATATGTTTAGTATAATATGTGATTATCCAGTTACTTCTATATGTTTGATAGGTATATTCTATACTATATTCTACGTTATAGATAGTAGCTTTACTGATGAATGAATAACTTCTTTCGCCAGTTCTTTATGGAATTGTATATTTCCCTTTCTTATCTTTATATAGCTTTATATATTGCTATAACAACTTTATATTCTGCTTAGAAATATGCTGTATAGGTATCTACAAGCTCGATTTTCTGTCGGAATACGTAGAAATGGGGAGGGGAGGCACCTTTTCCTCCACAAAAAAGGACCCAAAGAAAAAAAATATAATTTTCCTCCACAAATCAGAGTTGAGGAAGAAAAAATATAGCTTTTCCTCCACAAATCAGAGTAGGAGGGGAAAAAATATAGCTTTTCCGTAACAAATCAGAGTAGGAGGGGAAAAAATATAGTTTTCTGTTATAAAGAAGAGTTGAAGAGAAGAAAATAGTTTTGTGTTATAAAAAGGATGTATAATAAAAAAAATATGAATGGATATGAATAGGAAGATAGGCGCACGATGCCATAAAGAACAGGCGGCGGATGACGCGCTGGCTGTAGTTATACCGGATGAACGTAGTTCTTCTGTGGAAGTTTGTTTCGCGGAGCTTGTGGAATCCATTGGTAAAAACAAGATAGCAGTTAGTTATAGGAAAGACAACGCGGTAACGGTAGAGACAATAGATATTCCTGTCGAAAGAGTTATGAAGGGATTGATAAAAGAGTTATCTCCATACAAATATCTAGGGAAAGAAAATATTATGACATTTGGAATAAAATGTTGTTATATTTTTATTGATGAAATTGATGGTATTACAATAACAGTATGTCTTTATCCCATGAAGCATATTTGATTATAATGGGAAGTGGTGTCGCTCTATGGCATGACAGATTGGAAAGACGATCGAATGTATGACGACAAAGCGGAAAGACGCTTGCTTGCTCGAAAGAGATGTACTATTTAATTATCCCCGATTCGTTTAGATTCGAACTAGAAACCGTAGAAGGTTATCGGGGAACCAAATAAGATGAAAGAATTAAGCAAACAAGAAAAGATAAACCTTTTGCTAAGGACGAAGGAAATAATAATAGGGGGTTGCACAGATTTTATTTGTATAGCTTTGGAGGTGGCAGCATCAGAGAATGAAGGTCGAGAATTTGAATCATCTGAATACGCAATAGAAAAATATGTGCCGGAACTACTAAAATATAAGCCGAAGCATACATATCTTGATTCAGTTGCATGGTTTAATATAAGCGACAGAAGTACAAGAATAGAAATCATAAACAAAACAATAAAAGATATTGAGGCTTCCATTGCCTCAACTTTAGAAAGCGATTAATATATAGCCATGCCGGTATGTGAATATAGGCATGGCATTCTTTTTCAATTAAAAATAATTGTTTAACAATAAAACATATATAAATCATGGAAACAAAAACAATTCCTTTCAAATTGAATTTGGCAATGATGATAAGTAGAGGTGAAAAAGAAGGGGAGATAATATTTAAGGGAGAAGATGGATTAACAGGTAGATTTGTGGAAGTGAAGGAATAATCCATAAAGAACCGGCGGCAATCGTTGTTAGGAGGCGGATGTGCTACGATGGAGGTAGGTTTGTGTGGAAAAAAAGCAGAAGAAATGAAAGAAATAATAGATAAACATAGAATTGAGATATGGAAGAAAGCATTATCTATATTAGATGATATGGGATTTATATGTATAGCTATAAGGAAAAGTACTAAAGAAATATGTGGAAAAAAGGTAGAAAAATTACATGATATTGAATTATCAGAATTCATAGAACAATACTTTCCAGAGTTATATAAATATAAGGATAAATATACTTATGGTAAATCGGACGAGAATTACTTGATCATGGCTGGTTTGGAGGAGCATCATATCCAGCAAGACGAAAAAAGAAGAGTTTAATGAGAAAGATAATAAAAGAATTGAAAGATAATTAAGGATTTATGTACGTAGATAAAAACATATTGTAACAATGGAAGATTATTATGAATTTTATTGGGGAGGAACTCCCTATAGAGTCATAGGGGATTTGTATTAACAATTAAATTATAAAAGACATGGCATATTACGCAGTAGATAAAGATGGTTACGGTTATATTTATTCTGATATTCCAGTAAGAGATAATAAAAAAGGATCATGGCTCTTGCCAGAAAAAGGAACCTTCAATGGAGAACTCAAACAGGTTGATGATCTTAATTGGAATGAACTTACTTCGTTCACTAAATCCAGATTGCTAAAATTTATGTCTGAATTATTGATACTAAAACATGATTATGCACTAACAGAAAATCAGAGAACGAGTGTTGATAACGCAGAGGCAAGGCTTATTGAATATATAAGTAGAGCAAACAAATAGGGTATTGATCATGAATAAGAATATCAAAAAATTACTGGATTTGGTTGCTTTGAGTATGTGTGTAGCAAGAGAAAGCAATCTGTATGGAGCACCAAATAAGGGAGGAATGAAGTTTAACCCAGGATATAAAGTAGATACACCCAAGAAAGAACTTAGGGAATTTACCATAAAAGGACATAAGGTTATGGCTTATTCTAAAAAGGATGCAATTAAAAGAATGAAACATAAAAAATAATTTACAATATATGAAAAGAGTTGAAATTATAGATCATAAAAGCGAATATGATAAACTCCAGCAAATGGAGTATGACGAATTATATAAATTGCTAAAAGAATATGGAAATGCGATATGGGATGATGTTAATAAAAATGTACTTAATCAAGATCCTCCTATTATTACAGTAATGATAGAAGGGACTTACTTTTGTCAAGATGCAGAAGTACTCGTTGCCAGTTTAAGTAACGATGAAATAGTATTAGAAGTATTACCTCAGAATTCATATGAAACATATACGGTTAGAAACATAAAAGATTGTGTGGCATATTATAATATACATTATATAACAGAATCTTATGCTGATTTTTTAAACAGTGAAGATTATAACGCTGAATGAAGCAATGGAAGCCGTAAGGCAACGGAAAGAAAATTTTAATTAAGAGATATTAGATAAAGTAGTAGTTATGTTAGACAATAGGTGTTGATGGTATGTGAATATAGTTAACACCGCTTTTTATATACTAAAAAAAATATGGAGATAAACAAAGAATATATTGATGAAATAATAGTAAACCTAAAAAAAGGAGAGATTTTAAAGATAGAGGTTCCTCAACCAAAAGTATCTTTAATAAGGGAAAGAATAAAAAGAGCAAAGGTGTATAACATAAAGATGTGTTTCATAAAATTATATGATAACTTTTATCACCTAGAAAAAATAGAGGAAGGAGAGAAAGATATGTTTTTGAAAAGAAGAAGACATAGAAATAGAATAGGGCATCAAGATAACAAATAGGTAAAATGATTGATGCTATTAGTTTAGTAACAAATATTAATATAATAAATGAATTTATGATGTTATAAATCAAAAAATAAAAAAGAAGATATTTTAAAACAACAATAAAATAGGAGAATAAATTATGGACGTATGGACAACGAAGCTCAGAGAGGAGATTGAAGGGTTTCAAGTTGATATTATAATGAGTGGAAAAGGATGTATACTCAATGATAAAGTAAGGAAAGAAATAGCAAAAGCATTAAAAAAAGGAAGGAAATCAGGATCGCTGGGTGTATTTCAGGCAGATAGAAACAAGCATATTCTTTCTTGCTGGAAAGTACCTTTTGAAAAGGTGGAGGTAGGAGATAAGGTAGAATTCAGTACATCGGGAAAATACAATCTGGGATATCACGCCACAAACACATATGAGGGCGTAGTAGAGAGAGTAGATGAGCAGCACAAATGCGCTGTGAGATCATATGATAATAAAAAGGCATTTATTCCAATGAAACATATAGAGAAAATATTATGATAGAAGTAGAAGAATGGACTAAAGAAAATGGTTCGATAGTATATAATGATAAACTCAACCAGATTTATGATGGCTGGAGATGGGTTGATAAAATGATAAAGTTCCAATATGGTTGTACCAAAAATAAAATGGTAAGATTATTTGGGGAAGAAAGAGGAACATATTTATGGAAGTCTTTTGTTGATCCTAAAAAAGGAGGAAGAAGTATTTTCATATTATACAAACATTTTATGACACCATTAGAGATTAATAAATTTAGTTTAAACTTAGAATTTAACGAATTAGAAACATGCAGACCATAAAAGATATGAAGACAAGAAAGCAATATGAAGAATATTTAAACAGCACAAGTCCTGATAGTGATAGTCAGGAGTGGGTTATAGGCGGTAAAAATCGTTATAAGTTCAGAGAAAATTATGGGACTATGTTAAAAAGATATGATCCTGTTAGTTTTGAAGTAGGATTTAAAGAGTGGAAAGATGAGGACTAAGATATTTATATCAGATATAGAATATGCTATCAGAAATGGAATGACGTATATTCCAATAAGAAAAGATTCGGTATCTGAAGCTATCATAACAGCTAGGTTTTTATTAATAACAAAAAATGGTATACGTATATATATACCTGTAATTGACGATGTTTTTCCAGATGAAACCAAGGTGTTGCTTAGAGAATGGAACATGGAGTCTTTAGTAGATTATATAAACAATCTATTAAGTGGAAGAAGTAAGGGATTGGTATTGGATGAAGTGCAAGAAAAAGCTTTAGATATTATAGAAGAATATATTTTATGAGAAAATTTATAGCATTGGTATCAGTTATTTTAATAACATCAGCTTGTTATAAAATAGCTGATACTAACAGTATGGAAGTAGATAAAGATATTATTAAAAACAATCTAGAGAAAGCCAGATGGGAAAAACTAGTGTATGCTTTATGCCAGGTTGAATCAGGATGCGATGACACCGCGACCAACCCACACAGCACCGCGGCAGGTAGATTTCAAATGCTTCGTGGCTATGTGGATGAAGTAAATAGAATAAAAAGAAAGAAAATATATACTTACAGTGATAGGTTTAATCCTATAAAAGCAAGAGAAATGTTTGAAATTTATCAAGCGCATCATAATCCTAAAAAGGATATTGATAAAGCTATTATTATACACAGAGGGAAGATAAGTAAAAAGTATATTAAAAAAGTAAAGGAGGAAATGATGTATGGGAGAAATAAAAGCAAATGATATTATACAGAAAATAGAAGAGATAATGGATGAATATGGGGATGACCTTAATATAAAGGTGCAAGTCCCTGGTGGGACTCAATGCTGGGAAACATCTTGGACTGAATTTGGAATTGATTATGTTAGTACAGATGGAGGTACTATTTATTTACAATGCTCATAAAAGTAGATGGATAGGCTGGAAATTGATAATATGTAAATAGAATAAGATAATTAGCAAATGATTAAAATACATGAAATTAGAAGCAGCAATTGATGCCATGCGAAATGGAGAAAAGGTATCTCATGAGTATTTTCTTCATACACAAACAAAGTCTTTGCGAATAATAGATGGAGAATTTGTTGATGAAGATGGATATGTGTTAGATAAATTAAAGCTTATGCTGAGATTAAAGTCAGCATGTTTTAATGATGGATGGTATATAATTGAAAAATCATGAAAAAGATATTAATAGTAAGTTCCGAGCATAAGTCATCCGAGTTAGATATAATCCGAGGGAAGTTCCCTGATGTAGAAATCATAACCAAGGATGAAGCTAAAAAAAGAAATATAGAGCTACCTGATCGTCCAAGAATGGATGGTGCCTGTATTATCAATCATATAGATACACCAATACTGGAAGATATTTCATTCTCACGTAAAAAATCCGATCAACCGTGGAAAAGGAGAGGGAAAAATACAAAAGTTTAGGTAATTATATACCTAAAATTAAGCAATTAACATTTAAAAAATATGAAGAAATTTTTAACTGTAGAAGAAGCAAAGAATAGATATTTTGCTATAGAAACTCAATCTGATGTAATTAATTGGTACATAGAGCATGATCAATTCAAAATAAACACTATTCGTAGATGCCTTAAGGAAGGTGAGAAATGTTATTTGGGTAATTTATTAGAGACAGCTAAACGTTATTTCTCTGGCAGTTTGCGAGATTTTCAAAAATATGGAATTAATACTGTTGAGATAAAAGAAGAATGGGAGAAAGTGATTGATGAAATACAAAAAGAAATTATCAACAATTTACAACTAAAAAAAAATAACGAACTATGGGAAAATTGTTAAAAGACATACAAGTCAATCCTAAACCAATGTTTTACGCTTGTGTTTTGGAAGGGTTGAGAAAAACAGCAATGAAATGTGGGTATGCCCTTGCCGTTCACGGTACATGTGCATCCGATTTGGATTTAATAGCCGTTCGATGGAATGAGAACTATGAGTCACCGACCTATTTAATGGAGCAGTTTCTAAGTGAGCTATCTCATTTTACTTTTTATGAAATGGGAGAAATGGATTCTATTGACTTGACTCGACCAGAAAGAAGGTATAAAAATCAGATACACTATACTATCCCTATTATTGGTGATTGGTATGTAGATTTGACTATTATTGAGGATTTTATTTGACTAACAACTAAAGAGAAAGGAGCTTAATATGCATTACATGTTAGAAACTTACGAAGTAGCAATGAAGTTATGTGGACTTGATCCCGACAACGATGATCAATTTAATGATTCTGATAAAGTAGATGAGATTTTGTATGAGAAATACGGGATTGAAGATACTGATGGCTTAGATAGGCTTATCAAAGATTTAGCGAAAATGGCTGATGTTGGCAAGTTTCCTTTAACCGGTGAACAATATAGAGGTTTTGGGGACAGTTCTTTGTGGCTGTATAAAACAAAAGCATAATTAAAAAGAAATGAACATTATGGAAGAGTTAAATAAAGAAAAACAAGACACTTACCTATCTACACTAATTCATTATGCTGATATGGCCGATAGGAGGGCGCAAAGCAATGAATATGAATTGCAAATCATCCGATTTGCAGAATCGTTGAAAGTCGTGCCTGTAAAAGACGGGACTCAATGGTGCGCGATGTATGGTGAAAACTTACAGGTTGGAATTGCGGGATTTGGAGATACGCCATTTAAGGCAATAGAAGCCTTACGAGATGAATTTTACAAACAATCATAACTAAAAGAAGCTGAGTATGGTAACATTTAATAAACAATTATCAAAAAACATTCTTCTTGTCTGCGGGGAACTGAACAATTGGGGATATAAAGAGATAGAGAATAACGGAGAGTATGACAGCATTCCTTTCCCTGAATGCTTTGAGCTAACATTTAGGTTCTATGATTATGAGTTCACTGCTTACTTCAGTCAAAATAATATTGAAGAAGACATCTTTGAACCAATATTAGTAGAGGGAGATGGGGATTTGTTTGACAGCTTTGATCAAAAGATGGAGGATGAAGAATTTAAAGATGATATAAAAATGGCCTGTGAAACAATTTGGACTGAAAGTTTAGGACGGATTTAATTTTAAAAAAGATGAGTGAAAGAAGAGTTAGATAATTATATACCTAAAAGAATAGATATGGAAAATCAATTAGTATCATTCAAGGCAGCCAAACTTTTAAAACAAATAGGGTTTAGTTACGAATGTGAAAGACATTATACAGAAGTAGATAATTGGTTATCTATGAGTATATATAAAGCAAATCACAACCGATATAAAGATATATATTCTGCTCCTTCTCAAGAAGTAGCTAAAAAATTTCTTAGAGAAGAATATAACATCCATATAGAAGTATGGAGAAGTGCAGGAGGGTGGGGATGGAATCTAGACAAAGCAGACAACGGAACGGGCATGGGAGACAGTGGAGACGAGGGTCCGAACGACAGTGGAACATGGGATGAGTACGAAGACGCATTGAATAATGGCATAGAAAAGGCATGTACGATAATTGTAGATAAAAAGTAATAACATATTTCAAGTAACAATTATTTCAAATAAATAAGATTAAAACAAAGAATATGAAAACATTAGAACAATTGAAAGGATTAACATCTAATTGCATAGATGGTAGAGATTTTGGTAGGTTATCTAATTTTATACCATATAACATGTTAAATGAATTTGGTATAGAACCTAAAGAAGAATATGACAATGAAGAGAAATGGAATGAACATATAGTTGAATTCACTAGAGAAAACATTTTAAAGCAATTAGAAAAAGATGTAGCATTTGGTTTTGAAAAAGCATTAAATAAAAGAAGTATATCATCTAGTTTAATGTTTGAATGTGTAAGACTTTGGAATTATATACTAGAAGAAGGACTTGAAGATTGGAGTGAAGAGAATTACGCAATGTATGGTCTTCCACTGTTTAAAGCTACAGCGGTAAAATATGGATGGGATAACCCAATTGGGGAAGATAATGGAGATGAAAGTATATATGATGAAATGAATTAAATAATATGAAAAGAGAAATAACAGTAAATGCATGTGATGTAAGAATATATCCATCATCCAATAGTCTTGTTGAAATTTCATTTGAAATATATGATTTGAATATTTCAAATTTAATTGACGGTATACCTGAACCATTGATTATGGATTGTTGGGATAAAAAAGAGATAGCTCAATATCTTATTGATAATGGGTATAAAGTAGAAGAACTATAAAAAACAAGATATGGGAAGTTTAGAAAGTATAATGCTATTAAAAAAGGTAGCAGAACTGGCAAATATGTATTGTGACATTAATGATACATACGATATGGATAAAATAGAGAGATTCATAGAAAAAGAATTTGCATAATGGAATACATAATATTTAAAAAAGAGAGAATGCCAAAGTCAAGGATTTCGGCATTCAAGGCAGTATATAAAACAGATAGTAATGGTCCTTATATAATTATAATAAAAGACAGAAAGATATGTATAGAACCATTTGATACGGATGTTGAGTTGACCGAACAATTTAGATACCTAATATGTGTATATAAGGATTTTATGATATTAGGTGAATGGTTTTTAAATAAAAATATAATAAAATCCTATAAACCAAAGGTAAACAAAGAAGACAATAGGTATAGTATAAACATAAGCTCTTCATGCATAAACGATTTCAGTATCAAATTCAAAACCGAAGATGGACTAACTAATGCTTTGTTGAAAATGGATGAAATGTTTAATGTTATATGGTAGATGGAAGATAGATTGTTGGAGTTGTTGGAAGACAATAACAGAATGCTTAAAAAGATATTGGCTCATATAGAGAGGGTGGAAGACTCAAAATATATTGAACAAGAATATACAAGAGAATTTCTATTTAATGTAGGAGCGGATATACTAGTAGAGATGATGGAACCAGAGAAAAGAAAAGAATTTTATAACACATTAATAAATAAAGGAATATGAAAAGGATATACGATTTAAGTCCAAAAGAAGTACTAGAGATTAAAGATGATCAGGTGAGAGATTATGTAAATAGAGAACTATTTGAAAAAAATATTCCTATTTCGATATTAACATTGTCGGTTGATGAAACCATAGATCCTGAAGCTCCTAAACCAGAAGGTTACTTTTTTAAAATAGGTGATCTTAATATAGGAGTATATGATCCTAAAGACGCAATGGTTATATGTAGAGCCTTAGCAGAAGCCAAAGCGTTCTGTGTAGACACCATGTATTACGATGGAAGTTATCAATCTGTTTATGGAAAAACAAAGTGTATTACCAATTTAACTCCAAAGCAAACAGCATTATACACTAAGGAAGAATTAGACAGAATAAGCAAAATAAACAAAAAAGCAACAGGAGGAGATGATGTCAAAAGCAAAAGAAGTATGGCATTACAAATAGAATCAGATGTGTATAGCTATATAAAAAAAGTCGAACAAGAATATCAATATAATGAAAATATTTGCAATGTATTTGATGAATACCTTAAAATAGCAGATGATAACAAAGAGATGGCATTAAAATTTTTGGAAAAAGCTTATAGATTCAACGAATATACAGAAGAATTTATAAGATCTAAAAAGGGAATGGTGATGGAAATAAAAGAGTAGAATTAAAATATATTACATTCAATTAAATAATTTTCAATATTAATACAATTATCTTTGTCAAAAAGAAATACAAGTCATGAAGGATAATATTAATTTAAATTCAGAAGAGATAAAAGATGCTACCACAAATGCTATTATTGCTATGCAAGGATGCAAGTTTGTGGTAGCATCTATTACTTCTGAGAAAGATAACAAGGTTATTATACACCATGAATGTTCCTTGAATCAGTTGGCTCTTATTATAAAAGGAATGCTGTCAATGAATCAGGTTTTACTGGGAGATGTTGTTTCATGGGGTAGCAATGAGTTGAGTAAAAGTATAGAGAAGACTAAAAATAGTAATTAATTTAATTAAAAACAACATGAACAAATGGTTTAAGGTTACCGTAAAAGCTAGAAAGGAGACTGACGGTAAAAAGGATGAGAAAGTAACAGATCAATATCTGTTTGATGGATTATCTTATACAGAGATAGAGGCTAGAGCGATGGAAGAATTGAAGCCTTATTATAAATCTTTTGATATAAAGATTGATCCATTTAAAGTATCGGAACTTTTTTTATCAACGGATGGTGATAGATTTTATAGATGTAAGGTGAATTTCATTACCATGAACGAGAAGAAGGGCAAGGAAATAAGAAAGCCGTCATACATGCTAGTAGAAGCCAGAGATCCAAAAGAAGCGGAAGCTAGACTGACAGAAGGCATGAAGGGAACGATGTCAGATTGGGGATTGGAGTCTATAGTGGAAACCAAAATTCTGGATGTATTCAAATATGATCTAGAAAAGAAGGCCAAAGAATTAGAAGAGAAATAAAAGAAATAAATCCTCCACCTTTTTTATAAAATTTCCATGTTATTTATGTTTATGTGTAGTTTATTCACGGTGGAGGGTTTTTAAAAACAAAATATCATGAAAAAGATGGCATCTGAGTTACTATTGGCAATATCTGCATTGGTAGTAGGTACAGGAATAGGAGTAAATATTTGCTTTTGGGTTGTAGATTATCCTGAGAAATGGATGAATACATATACTATATATGCAAGTATGGTATCATTGATATTAACAATCATTTCAATATGGTTAAAAAGTACAAGTGCGAAAAATGCGGCAAAGAAGTACTGATACGAAGTAAAGGACTTTGTCAGTATTGCCGGAGCAAAGAGTTGCCTCCTAAAGAAAAGAAAAGAATTACATCATTATATAAAAAGAAAGTTGTGAATCCAGATTTATCTGGATTTTTTCGTTTAATGCTGGAGAAGTTAGAAGATAGCAGAATATCTTATACCGGTAAACCCATACATTTCCCTACTGTGTGTAATGTATGTCATATACTTCCCAAACGATTTTATAAATCGGTAGCGACAGAAGAGCAGAATATAATATTTCTTTCTGATAGTGAGCATACAAGATTCGATTATTTGCTTGATTGCCTAGAGTTTGATAAACTTGAACAAGAATTTCCAGGAGTATGGAAAATAGCATTAGATAGAATAAAAACTATGATGAAAGAAAACAAGATAAAAGAGTGTGGAAAATTAATGTTAGAAATACAGGATAAATATTTTAAAACAGCGTATGAAGACTGATCTGAATGATATATATAAATTAATAGATGATATATTAAAACATAGAGAAGAGGTTTATTCTTTATAGGGTAAAAATAAAGATAACGATTATATTTTCCTAGGAATTTTTCCAGATGAGGAGTCTGCGAAAAATGCGTCAAAATCAGTTATTGTAAGTGAATATGAACATCATACAGGACTTAAACACGAAAGAAAATAAATATAAGTTATGAAAGAAAAGAAAGAATACTTGCTAAGCATAGGATTTAAACCTATGTCAGAAGATGAAAACAACGTTTTATTTGTTAACAACGGATATGTTATATCGGTAGCAAATCCAGATCAAACATTAGAAGATGTTGTAGCAGAAGCAGAATATAGTTTAAAAAACGAAGATATTATAGAGAGAGAGGAGCTTCCTTTTGATGGGGAAGAAGAAGATCCGTTTATCTCTAACTCGGAAGCAGTAGATCCACAATTCATCTGCGAGGAGTTGGCGCCCATACCAACGCCGGTATTCCGCAGGTTGTCGCTCGATGGGAACAGATACTATTATCGACTTCTGGAAGATGGTAGTGTAAAGATATATGCTTCAGGAACCAATTTGATAAATGATGGGTATGCTGACAACAAGGATGCTTTAATGCAATGGAAAGAACTACAGAAATTAATGGGGCAGAATCCTAAGGATGTAACTGAATATGCAGCGGACAAAGGTACTATCATGCACTTTCTTTATGAACAATATCTTAAAGGAAGAGATATGTATTTAAGACGTAGTTTTATTATTAAGTTATTAGAGGAGTCTGATTTAAAGATATCTAAAAAGAATATGGATAGATTTAAATCAAGTGTAGACGATTTGGATGACATGATCGAAAGATTGGTAAGATTCGCTAAATTCTGCACCGATTACGAATTGAGACCGATGGCAATTGAAAAGATTCTTTCTTGTGAACAATACTATGTGGCTTCCCCTATTGATTTAATTGCTGAAATATATGAAGAAAAAACAGTAGAGGGATATTTTGGAGATGTATATCAAAAAGACACAAAAGACAAAAAGAAGGGAGATCCTAAGTTATCCAAAAAGAAAATAAAGGAGAAGAAAATAGTTATTATAGACTTTAAATCAGGTGATATGCACAATAGCCAGATTCTTCAACTTGAATTATATAGAAGAATGGTAAAGGAGTGGTATGATATTGATGTAGATGGTATATATAATTTTAGTCCAAAATCGGAATCCAGTAAGAAATACACATTTAGAGAAAGATCTGGAAGTAAAGAAATAAAGAAAGCCGATTGTGTATTTATGCAAGGTATGATAAACCATCAAAATAAAGAAAAGAAGTTCAAGACATATAAGGGGTATTTGAATATAAAGAACTCATTCAAGGAAGAGGATTGCACAATCACATATGATATAGCAGAAGAATTGGCTAAACGATTTAAAAACGAATAATATGACACTATTAAAAGAAAAAGTTATTTCTTTTGTTAAAGAAAACTTAGGAAAAGAAATAAATGTAAATGTTGCAGGTGAGCATAAGCCTGGAATGATAGTAGGGTATAATAAAGATGATATGATTGTTTCATTTACCGAAGATTTAGGATGGTATGAGACAGAAAGAGGGGCGGGAGATGTGCTGTTATTATATTCTCCGCTGAATGTAACATATTGGTATTGTAGTTGTAGTGGTGATAACGAAAGAATATTGGATGCTTGCTGCGGTTCAAGAATGTTTTGGTTTGACAAAAACAATCCGGAATGTTTATTTATGGATAAAAGACGGGAAACATTAACAGCAAAAGATGGAGATAAGATAAGAACAATCGAAATCAATCCAGATGTAGTTGCTGATTTTACGGATATGCCATTTGAAAACAATTCATTTTATATGGTAGTGTTTGATCCTCCCCATATGAAATCATTAGGAAAAAATTCTTGGATGGCTAAAAAGTATGGAAGGTTATATGATAATTGGCAGGAAGTAATCAGAGAAGGATTTAAGGAATGTATGAGGGTGTTAAAGCCAAATGGAACGCTTGTATTCAAATGGGATGAAAGTGAGGTAAAGACAAGCGAAATACTTTCTATAATCCCTTATAAACCGTTATTCGGTCATACAAGTGGTAAGCAAAGCAAAACGATATGGATGTGTTTCATGAAAAATTGAAAGATATGGGAAAATACAAAGAAAATAATCCTGATAATTTTTATCAGGTTAGATGGCTTGATAATTACATGGATGGTCATAAAGGATTTATAGCTGGTGGATGTTTTAAAAATATTTTTTGTGGAGAAAAGGTTAAGGACATTGACATATTCTTTGAATGTGAAAAAGATTTCAATGAGGCTGTTAATTTCTTTGAATACAAAGAAGATGTAGTAAAGAAATATGAAAACAAAAAGGCTATTGCGTTTCAAAAAGAAGGTAGCAAAACATGGTTTGAGCTAATTAGGTCTATATATGGAACACCAGAGGAGATTATTAGTAATTTCGATTTCACTATAACTAAAATGGCTTATTTCAAGAAACCCATATACAAGGAAAGTAAAGAGGTTGATGAAATAGATATGTTGTTTGAAGAAGAACAAATAGATGGTTATGAATATTGTTTACTTCACCATAATGACTTTTTCGAACATCTTCATATGAAACGTTTGGTTATAGACGAAAATATACCATTTCCAATTAGCACATGGGAAAGAACATACAGATATAAGGGGTATGGATTCAACATGTGTAGAGAAACTAAAAAGAATCTTTTAGAGGCTATTCAGAAAACAGATTTAAATTCACAGGATTTATCAATGTGTAATATAGGAGGCTGGGATTGATGAACTTAGTAGATTGTTATGTAAAGAAAGTTTTAAGTAAACCATATGAACGTCATGGGCTGTGGTGTGTAGATGTAGAATTTGATTCTTATGGTCATAGGTCAGAGGGAACTATTTATGGTCTTACAAAAGAGGAGGCTGATAATGTAGATGTGGGATATAAATTTTTACGGTAATGGAAGATAATAGGGAAAAAACAATAAATGAAGCAATTATAAGAACATTTAGATTTCTTCATGGGAACGTCAGTCTATGCCCTAAGTGTAGAAATTATATGATAATAGATGGGTATAGATGTTTTGGTTGCGGATATGATATAACATCAAGTAATAATAACGAACATTAAAACATACAACATATGAAACTGAAAGTAGATTTAGACGATTTTTATTTGGATGAAGAAGATGATCTTGTTCCAGCTATTAAGGATTTTGTAGTAAATAAAGTAACTAGTACTATATGGGATAGAGTGGAAGAAAAAATAAAACAAAAAATATTGGATTTGTGTAATGAAAATATACAAAAAATAATTGACGAGAAGATAGAGACGTATCTAACTGAAATGTTAGATAAAGAAATGATTAAGAAAGATCGTTGGTCTGATGAGCTTGTTTCTTTGCAAGAATATGTATCAACAGCATTTAATAAAGATTTCGATAATAATTATAGAAAGATATTAGAAAGGATTGTAGAAGATAAAACAAAAAACATTTGCGAAGAGATAAAGAAAAGATATGACTTGCTATTTGCATCTCAGTTAATATCTAAAATGAATGATCAAAATATGTTGAAAGAAGATATTGCTAAATTAATATTAGATAAATCATGAAAGTAAGATTAAGAAAAGAGTCATATTGTATTATTATGCCAACATTAGCAGTATGGTGGGGACAAGCAAAATATAATGGTGGATATAAATTTAGTATATCTTTAATAGCATTATGTTTCGAATTAGAATTTTTATTCTTTAAAAAGAAAGAAAATGGCTGATTTTGTACAACAGGGTCAAGTTGCCAGATTTCAATTGGACAGAAGACCTGGGAGATCAAGATTAAAAATGAAATGTCCATCCTGTGGAAAGGAGCGTTGTTTAACTCCTTATATAGACGTAAAGACAGGACAGCCAGTGGGAGATCAGTTTGGCAGATGTGACCATGAGCGCACTTGCGGATACGATAACCGTCCCACTGGAAAGGATGTTGGTGATAAGGAATTATGGGTATCCAACAATGAATGTAGCAAAGCATTTAGGATACCCGATAAACCGGATGTAGCTAATTTTATTCCTTACGAAGAGTTTGCTAAAACTATAAATCCAAGAGAAGATAATAATGAATTTTTTAAATTTCTGTCTTTTTTATGGGGAAAAGATAGAGTATCTGATATTTTTAGAAGATACAATGTGGGATCAATGGATTTGTGGGGATGGAAAGGATGCTCTATATTCTGGCAAGTTGATAAAAAATTTGTTTGTAGAACAGGGAAAGTAATGGAGTTTTATATCAAGGAAGGAGAAAAAAAAGAATGGGTTGATGTAAAGCGTGTAAAGGGTGATGATTATAGTCATGTAACCTTTTATCATTCCCTAAAAGGAAGAGACTTTGTTTTTAAACAATGTTTATTTGGAGAGCATCTTCTTAATTTCTATTCTGAAGATAAGGTTATAAATATTGTTGAAGCAGAAAAAACAGCCATTGTGTGTGCTATAAACAAACCGAATGAATTGTTTTTAGCCACAGGAGGATTGCAGAATTTCAGACCAGAGGTTATGAGTGTTTTAAGAGGTCGTAAAATAAATGCTTTTCCGGATAAAGGAGATGCTAATAGGATATGGAAAGAGAAAATATATAAATCTCTTCCTGGGCTAAAGATAACAGTATCAGATTACTTACAGGGTTTGGATGATTTAAATGATGGAGATGATATAGCTGATATGATTATTAAAAATAAAGTGAAAACATTCTATGAAAGCATTAAGTGAAATAAAATTAACTTCTACCTACAAGGAAGATTTGGATGAAGCTATTAAATATTGTATTAGAGTTTACAAAATAATGGGAAAAGATTGTAATAAGGTGATATTTAGTAGGGATGGAGTAGATGTAGAGATAAAAGAGGGAATGACGAGTATTTCATTGTTCCATGAATTCATTAACAAAAGAAGGGAGGAAAGATGTTTTTAGACAAAACACTTAAAATGATATACATAGAATCCAAATCAAAGATTTTGGATAGAAAAATAAAAAAATTAGGAATAATAGATAGAACAGATACGGATGATTATTATCCGAATGTAAAATCTTTTTTATATGTATCAAGAGATGTAAGTGGAAATTTATATTTTGCTAGGGCTGATGATGAAAATACAGTAAAGCGAAATTTATTAACAGATGAGTCTAATATGAGAATGAAATCAGAAGAATGTTTTTTAGAAATAATAAAAGAAGAATGTAAGGAATGGAACTCACGAAAAAACAAAAAAGAATATTAGCCGGTGAAATATGTCCTTATTGTGGTAGAGAGACAGAGTTGGTTAATGCTGATGAAATATATCATGAAAAGGGGTTAGGAATGGTAATGATGTGTAAACCATGCAGCGCTTGGGTGGGTACTCATACTGGAGGTCCTAACAAAGGGAAAGCTAAAGGAAGGTTGGCTGGACCATCATTAAGATCACTTAAGATAAGAGTTCATGCAGAACTAGACAGACTTTGGAAAACACAAGAAGAAAGAAAAGATATGTATAAAAGCTTATCAGAGTTTTTAGGTATTCCTCCCGAATATACTCATATAGGAATGTTTTCAGAGAAGACTATGAGTAATGTGTTTGAATTCTGTATGGTTAACAAACAAATATCTGGTTCTAATATAGAATGGTTTAGAAACGGAGATAAATGTCCGCACAAGAACGGAGCTATAGTGGCTGGAACGTCAGCATGTAGGGGATGCCCAAACTATTTACATGATAAAGACCAATATGTTTGGTGTGATCAGGATATGTCTTATGGTAAATTAAAAATAGTATGAAAAAAGGAGATGAAGTGACATTTAATTATCAAGAGGAGTATGTTTCTTTAGAAACAGCCAAGCTATTAAATGATAAAGGATTTGTAGATGGGAGTAATACATTATATGATTTAAGAAGAGGAGGTGAATTTTTTATTCAAGCAAGTCCTTATACAAATGGATCAGATAATGGTATCATAGAGGCGCCTACTTTATGGGTGGCACAAAAATGGATAAGAGATAATTTATATAAGAGTATCGAAATGTATTCTCTTGATCAATCCCATTATTCGGCAATAATTAAGGTGTATAGCAGAAAAGGTAGTAAAGGAGCATACGAAAAAGCATTAGATAAAGCAATAAAAGAAGCATTATTATGAAAACAATTATTATTTACAGTTCATTGGAAGATGATTTACTATTTTCCATATTAGAAGGAGATTATTCTCATTTAAACAAATGTTTTATCAACAGTGGATTAGACACAAAAAAAGAATCTGAGGCTTGCAAGCTTCTTTATGACGAAGAAGGTAATTTTAGAATACCTATGTCTAATGATGTGTCTATTATTGAATCAAAAAACTGGGATAAGGTGGCTATGATAATATTCTTACCATAAAAAATGGAAAATTATAAAAGAATAATAATAGACAACGTGCTATACAGTGTACCCAAAAGTGTAGTAAAAACAGTTTTGCTTTTGAAAACAGAAGCATATTTAACTAAGTCATGGGAAAAATATAATACATATTGTAATGAAATTAAAACAAAATACAAAGGGAAAATTATAAGTGGAATCTATAAAACAAAAAAACATGGCAAAAACAATAGAAAATCATAAAGGATTTCTTGTATTGGAAATAAGCAGACAAGAAATGGTTGACAAATGTGGTAGTTTAGGTATATGTGATTACTGCAACGGACCATCATCTAAAGGATATTATGTAGCTGTTTTAAATAGATGGTATTGCCCAGCATGTTATAAGCATTTCATTAACACAGCTACTAGATATGAAGAAGATATACCTATAGAAGAAGCACATTATAAGCATTATTGCAAACTGTTTGGTGTAAAGTTGAAGGTTGAAAGCTGATTTATTATCTTTGCTAAGAAACTTAATACTTAGCAAAAATGGGTAGATCAACAGAATACTACAGAACACATCCTGAGGCTAGACAGAAAAAAGCGAAGAAGGATAAAGAGATAAACAAAAGGCCAGAACAAAAGGCGAAGCGGAGGGAGTTGGGGCGCAAGAACTACGCCACTGACAAAGCCAAGGGAAAGGGATACCGAAAGGGCAAGGATTGTTCCCATACGACATCTGGCTTAAGGTATAAACCGGTAAAGAGCAACAGGGGTTCTAAAACTGACACGAAAGGAGACAAAAATGCTAGAGGATAATAATATCAGAAATATCTTCAAGACATCTAAAGAATTAATAGAAGAGGCTTATTACCAGATTCAGAAATATCAAAATAAGGAATTTATACCTGCTAAGACAGGATATTCTTATTTAGATGAAGCTATGATGGGAGGAGCCTTTCCTCAAAATGCTATAGCCATAGGTGCCAGACCTGGGGTTGGTAAATCCTATGTAGGTCAAATCATAACAGGAAATTTACTTAATCCTTTAATTAATCCTCAGGCTAGCGATTATCTTCTAGTGAATTGCGAATTCGAAATGAACCCAATGGATTTAGTAACTAGGGTTCTAAGTAGAAAAATGGGGAAGCCTATAAAACATTTTTACGATAAACCTACATCAGTAGAAGAAACGAAGATCAAGGAAATTCTGGAGCAAGAAAAAAGAAATAATATTATTTATATTCCAAAGCCATGTGGTATAGCAGAATTCAATAAAGCTATAACGCATGTTTTGAATAAAAATAATGGAAAGAAATTGATTATAGTTAAGATAGACCATATAGCTCTTATCAAAAAAATGGGAGGAGATCCTAAGAGAGTTATGGACGATTTTGTGGCTACCATAAATGAATTAAAATTAGCTTATGGTAACGTATTCTTTTTGGTTATATCTCAATTCAATAGAGATATAGAGGGAAGAAGGTCTCCAAAAGAACATGCTCCTAGGATGAGTGATTTTTATCAATCCGATGAACTCGGTCAACTATGTTCTATTATGGTGGGTTTAACGAATCCTAGAAGAATGGGGTATGAAGAATATATGTATTTTCCTGCTACTTGGTATACTAATTTAGATAGGTTTAAACCGATAAATAAGAAAACTACTTTTAGAACAGAAGGTTTGTTATTTCACCATGTATTAAAAGTAAGGCAGGGAGGCATAGAGTCTTTGGAAAATACAATATTTCCTGAGGTTATGCCTGGATATGGATACTTATATGGAGAGGGGGGTGTTCGTTATATAAATAATGAACGTCCTCCTGAGGAGCCTAAAAGCTTCACTTTAGAAAATGAAGAGTTTGATGATTCACCTTATGATTAAAAGACAATGAGAGTAAATTACGAAGAATGTGAGTTTATTATTCAATGGTTGGAAATGTTATCAGAAAACCATGAAAATACAAAAGATATAAAATTCATAAATAGATTAGCTGACAAATTCAAACTGTATAAAGATTACAAGATTGGTATTCGCTTAAATGAATATCAAAACAAAAGATGCCTTGCACTTATAGCAGAAGCATCTCGTATTGTAAGAGAATACGGAAAGTTTGCTGGAGATATGTCTTTGATAAATGAATATGATCGTCTAAAAAAGGAGTCTGCTGTCATATCAGACTCTATAGGAGATATAGAGGGACAGCTTAGGGCTGATCTAGAAAGTGCCAAAAAACAGCTGGAAATAGTATTAGATAGGATTAAGGATGATCTTATTGAAAACGATATGGCTAGAAGTTTAGCAGAAGCGGAAAGAAAAGCCAGAGTGGACCCTAGATATGAATCTGCTTTAGAGGATTATAGAGAGTTTACTAAAACAACTAATGTTATGAGAAACAAACTGAGTACCATGAAAGATATTCACGATGACATTAGACAATCAGTATCTACAGGAAGGAATAGTATAATAAAAGAAGGATATAACCAATAAAAAAAACATTATGAGCTTAGATGTTACGATAAGATTCAAGAATAAAGAAGGAAAGGATGATTTTTGGTCCGCTAATATTACACATAATATGGGTAATATGGCTAGTTTTATACCAGTGATAATAGAAGATTTTGGATTCCAAACGCTGTATAATTATGTATGGAGACCAGAAGAGATAAAAAAGAAGGTTAATACAACAGTAATGGTTAAGGCTTTAACGGTAGGAATAGTCTTAATGATAAAAAAGAGAAAGGAATTGCTTAAATATAATCCTAAGAATGGATGGGGAAGTTATGACTCGTTTTTGGCGTGGTTGATAGAATATAAAAATGCATGTGAGGATCATCCTGGATGCGATATAGAGATAGGAAGATAAAAAAAAACAAACACCATGTATATAAATTTCGAACAACTTGTTTCATCGGGGTTAAGCCCTAATGATCTAATAAACCTATTGGCTATACGCCAAAAAGAAAAACCAGTAATAGAATCTATATCCAATGAAGATTTGGAGGTATATAAATCTTTTGGTTTTGTGGAAAACAAAGGCAAGGGAATGATTAGGTTGACAAACAAAGGAACTTCTTTTTTGACAACAGTAGAAACTCCGATTGTTACAGATGATATATTGGATACACTAAATGGAATGATATCAATATACGAAGGTAATGGTAAAGAGATTGGGGTGAGTAGATTAGAAGCTCAAAGTAGATTAGCTTGGTTTATGTGCAATACTAATTTTAAAAAAGATATTATAATAGGTATTACAAAGCAGTATATGCAAGAATCAAATGAATACACATTGAGTTTATGTAATTTTATATGGAGACCTCAATCATCTGCGTTTTCAATTCACAAGAATTTAAAAGACTCTAAGTTGTTTGACTTGATATCATCTAAGTATGGGCTTAATACAGAATATTATTTCAAGGATTCACAGAACGCTTTAATGAAATGGTTATTTGCTGTATCTAGACTGCCTAATCCTCCGGCTAAATCAGATGATGATTGTTGGTTTACAGGGAGTTCAAAACAAGATAAAGAAAGATTAATTGGTATAAAAACATGTTTATTAAATATATTGAGAAAATGGAAGAAGTAAAACAAGATATAGAACAAAGAATAATATCATTGATTAATGAAAGATATTGGATTATAGAAGATTGCGAAATAGATAGTAATATATATAATATGGGATTTGATGATTTAGATTACATTGAATTTGTCATGGATATAGAAAAAGAATTTGGTATATATATATCTGATGAAGAACTTGATGGTCTTGATACACCAAGAAAATTTATAGATCTTGTATTTGAAAAATATTAAAATAGAAAAAATGAATGTATTATCATTGTTTGATGGAATTAGCTGTGGTATGATAGCTCTGGAAAGAGCGGGGATAAAAGTAGATAAATACTATGCCAGCGAAATAAATGAAAACAGTATAAAAATATCAAAGAAAAATTATCCTAATATAATTCAATTAGGAGATGTGAAAAACTGGGATAAATGGGATATAGAATGGAAGGATATTGATTTAGTAATAGGAGGCAGTCCCTGTTTTGATAAAGAAACGCTTGTTTTAACTAATAATGGTTATAAGCGTATATGTGATATTGTTGTTGGAGACGAGGTCCTCACACATAAAAATAGATATAGAAAGGTTTTGAACATTGGAAGCAAAATAGCTAAAACATATAATCTTAGGATACAAGGGTGCGTTGATACAATTGTAACAGAGAATCATCCATATTTTGCCAGAAAAAAAAGCAAAGAATACTATACGACTACAAATGGGAACAAAAGCAGTAAAACAATACTATGTGATACAGAATGGATAGAAGCAGGTAGATTGAGGGATGAGGGATATAGGGTATGTTTACCTATACCTACTATTGAAGAAAATCTGTTAAATATAACAGAAGAAGAGGCATTTGTAATAGGTAGGTATATTGCTGATGGACACACTAGAAAAGATTTGAGATTCGACGGAAGTCATAATGGAGCAAGGTATTGGCAAGTAATATTGTCAATAGGGAAAGACAAAGTGGAAAAATTTAAGTCAAATATTCATTATTCTATATACAAACATACGGATGGTTGTTTTAGAGCAGTTTTTAGCTCAAAAAGATTGGTAGAAATAGTAGAAGAACATTGTGGATGCGGAGCTGAAAATAAATTTTTTTCAGAAACATTAATTAATTTACCAACAAATATCTTGAAAATAATGCTAGATGGGTATTTGAGTGGAGATGCTTGGTTTGATGAAAAAAGAAAATCTTTTTTCATGAGTACTATAAGCAAAAGGTTAGCCATATCTTTACAAAGAGTTATAGCTAAAGTGTATGGAAAAGCAATCAGATGTTGTTTTCATAAGGTTACTCCCAAGAAGATGATAGAGGGTAGAATAATAAATCAAAAAGATTATTTTATTATTGGTTTTAGTACAAAAGAATATTGTAGATATTCAAATAAAGAAAATGATTATTTGTGGGTAAATGTAAAATCATTAGACTTTATGGATGTAAGACAGGTCTACAACATAGAGGTAGAAGAGGACAACTCATATACGGCAAACAATATAGTTGTACATAATTGTCAAAATGTATCTTCGAGTGGCAATAGAATGGGTTTAGATGGAGATAAATCATCTCTGTATTACTATTATAGATTTATTCTTAACATGATAAAGAAGTTCAATCCTAATGTAAAGTTCTTGTTAGAGAACGTAAAAATGAAAAGCGAATACAGGGATAAGATTTCAGAAGATTTAGGAGTAAAGCCTATGGCAATAAATTCTGCTTTGGTGTCAGCACAAAACAGAACAAGATTATATTGGTTTAACTGGGATTGCGATTATCCTGAAGATAAAAACATTTGTGTGGAATCAATATTAGAAACCAAAGGTGTTGTTAGAGAAAGATACAGAGTTAAACCTGGAGTGCAAATATTTGATGGACCTGAACTAACAAAGTCTTTTTGTATTCAAAAAAGATATTATAAAGGAACACCTACATTTAGGAAAGAATATTGTGGAGTACAGTTGCCGGATAATTCGTTCCGTCCTTTTACGCCTATTGAACTGGAGAGGTTGCAGACGCTTCCAGATAATTACACAGCAGGTCTATGCAATACGAGACGCGGAGAGTTGATAGGGGACGGCTGGACGGTTGACGCTGTGGCACACATTTTTAAACATTTAAAGTTAGAATAATCATGACAGACGAACAATTTGTAATTAATAATATAGAGGGTTTTAAAGAACAAAAGAAAATCACTTTTCTAGAAGTAGGAGATAAAGTAAAAATAGTTTCATCTGCTGGTGAAATACTAGGAGATGGAATAATAGAAAAAGAGATTAATAGCTATATAGTTGTTAACGGAGAAAAGTTTTGGAAGAAAGGCATTGATGGAAAACATAGAAAACGAACTAACTATCTAGAGTTTGTTATGAGTTTAGAAGATGCTGAAAAATATAAGGTAAAGGAGAACAAATATGGAAGAAGTAGAAAATAAAGCTATTGCTTATGTCAAAGAGCATTTTGGAGATGTATATGATTGGGAGTCTGTAAGTATGTCAAAGCATACATTTTATTATGAGCTAAGACAGGCTTTCATATGTGGTTATATGAAAAGAGAAGAGGAGGAAAGGGAATGAAAAAAATATATATAAACATTACAAATCATTGTAATGTGTGTTGTCCATTCTGTTGTATGTCATCTGATAATAAAAAACAAACATTTATGACATTCAATACATTCTATCATATTATAGAAAATATTAAAGAATCGTCTATAATTATTCAATTAGAAGGAGGAGAACCAACAACACATCCACAATTGTATTTATTTCTAGAGTACATTGCATCATTGCAAAATATAGAGGGTATTGTTATTGATACTAATGCATTAACAGTTGATAAATGCATTGATAAAATCATAGATATTGCCATTAGAAATAAAAAGACAATAACTATAAAACCGTCATTTAATACTTATCTAGAAAAAATATATGATAAGAATCATAATTGTTCTTTTATTTCTTATTTACAAAACATAATTTCAGCTTGTGAATTTATTGAAAATATAAAATTTGAAATTAATGTAAGAGGATATAACAATGAAGAGTTGGAGATACTTAAAAATAAAATACCAGAAAAGATAAGGGAAATATCTAATTTTCATTTATTCAACCGTTATGGTAGAGCACTGAATGATAAAAATCTCCCAGACTTGCATATTAATAAAATATATGACACATGGGGATGTTATGCATCTGATGGTAAGTATTTTGGAGAGGATTTAAAAGCTAGAGCAATTTACGAATCTAAATTATTGTAATAATGAACACATTGAAATTTCAAAATATAAGAGAAAAGAGGCAGGAATGCTTTAATGTTGATGAATATACATTTAATGATTTTGATTTTGAAGGGAAAAACAGAAGGGTATATTCAAATGTAAATTTAAGTATATTCACAGATGATTATTGTAACGCTAATTGTAAATTTTGTGTGGCTCAACTTAGATTTGAAAGTAAGGGTCAAATGTACAAAAAAAGTAGAATAGCATCTGACAATGAATATTTTGATAGACTTGATTCGGTTCTTGAAAGATTAAAACCATTAAATCCGTCTATATCAATTACGGGAGGAGAGCCAACAAAATCTCATAGATTAATACCTATATTGCAAATTATTGAAAAACATGGATATAGGAAAAGAACATTAACAACAAATGGATCTGGCTTATTTGATATAGTAGATGGCAAACCGGTTATACAACATATTACAGAAAATCATTTTCAACATCTTAATATCAGCAAAGCTCATTTTGATGAAGAAATAAATAAGAATATTATGCAATATGAAACTGGATATTGTAGCAATGAAGATATTGCTCGTATAGCCATGTTTGCGAAAGCCAATAATTTGCGACCTAGAATGAGTTGTTTATTACTAAAAGACGGAATAAAAGATATTGATGGTATTAAAAAATACCTTGATTTTTACCAAAATTTAGGGATTGATAATATTATATTTCGTGAAACAATGGATTATGATGAAAAATCTATGAGTAACCATATAAAAATGGAATATCTAAAAAACAACAAAATTTATCTTAATGATATATGGAAGCATATAGATAAAGATTCCAGTTTTAAGTTCACAAAACAAATACTTGGATATTATTATTATGTTGAGGTATATAAATATAAAATGGTAGACATGGTTAGTGAAAGTGCTAATCTTGTAAAATTATATGAGCAAAAGAAAATAGCAAGCGATGTGGTTTTTGAAATGATTTTTCATCCAAATGGAAAACTCAATGGAAGCTGGGTGGATAACGAAGATGTTTTATTTGATTATAAAAAATAATGAAGGTTCCAGAAACACATCTTCTATATAAAGAAATAGAAGGAGATAAAAGATTAGCTGTTTCTTATTCTCAGATAGACACGTTCCAGACATGCCCAATGAAATGGTATAAAACGTATGTGGAGGGGATGCGGTCAACCGAGAAGCAAGAAGCGACATCTTACGGGACGGTCATCCATCAAACTCTGGAATACTTCTTTAACAACCATTGTCTGCCAAAAGGGGAGGATTTAGGACAAGCTATAAATTATTTTGCGTATAAAGAGCAAATACCATTTTCCTCTCCTGAAAGCATGTTAATAGCAATGAAGCAATCAGGAGAGTTGTTGGCATGGTTAATTGATTTATTTGATAAAGATAAGTCAGGTAAGTTTAAGATATCTGATAGTGATCTTAATCCTTTCGAACGATTATTAAGAACAGGGAAAGTAGTTGGAGTTGAGGAAGATTTTGTTCTTCCTTACAAACTTCCTAAGCCGGTAGAGATAAATGGCGTTATTCATGACAAAGTATACATAATTGGTTCCGTAGACTTACATCTGGCTATAAAGTACAAAGAACATATATATCATTATGTAATAGATTGGAAATCAGGAAAAGATGTATTTACTGATAAAAAGCTTAAATCAAACCTACAACATCCAATATATTCGTTCTATATATATAGAAAATATGGTCATGGATTACCAAAAATGTGCGTTTATTTTTTCACTAGAACAAGACAATATCAAAAGGTATTGGTAGACGAGGATAGAAAGAATGAAGCCATAAAAGACTTAAATGATGTATTTGGAAAGATGTATGACTTTGAAAACCATACCATAGATTCTTTTTATGCTTATATTGAAAAAGAAGATAGGTATGTAAAGAAGAAGGCTGTATTAAAAAAAAACTTATTACCGAATCAGAGACCGTGTCCTAGCCCGTTATGCTATTATTGCGATTTTGGATTAAATAAAAAAAACTTATGTCCTTATTCATCAAATTGGGACCCATCTAAAAAAAGAAAGAAATGAAAAAATATTCAGACTTAAATGAAATAAAGAAAATGTTCGATGAACATCCTTCTATTATTGCCATGAAAAAAGATAAAGCCAGATACACAAGAATGGGAAATTATGTAATGGCGGTTCAAACTCAGGCTAAAATAGAAGAAGCATGGAATTCTTTTATTAACAATTTTGAGAAAACACAAGTATCTTTTATAGATACTGTAAGGAAAATGAATGAAGAAGACCGTAAAAGAAGCATGGTGAATTTATTTTCTCTTGTTATGATGACTGACTGCTTTGATTTTATGCTGGCAGATATAAAAGAAACGATGAATAAATATGAGAAAGGAAGTATGTTGGATCAATTTGATGCAATGAACAAACTTAGCAAAGAATCAGCTAATCAAATTCGTTTCTTGTTAGATAAAACAGAATACTCTTTCAGTGAAGAATATGCTAACAATACAGATTTATTGAGAGAAGTCATAATGGAGAAAGTAGGAGAAGGTATGTATTCATCATATAAAGTAAAATAATATCATGGAAGAAGAAGTAAAAGAATTGATTCAATCTTTTGAACAAGATAAAGGTAAAAGAGTATTTAGATATATATTATCGGTATCAGAAGATGATAAATTTATTGATTTTGATATAGAAACATATTATGTAATAGCCAAAGACAAATTTGATTTTTATTTGGTGTCAAACGATGATCCCAATAAAATAACATCTATAGGCATAGGATGGTCTGTAAATTCACCATACCAAATGAATGAAATAGATGTATATAAAGATAATGACTTTAGAAGAATTATATTGAATTTCTTTACAGATAAAGAAAAAGAGGATGCCATAAATATGATTAAAGAAAAATTCTATGAGCATGTAAATAAAAAAGAATGGTATCAGAGTAATGACTTTATAGAAAAAGTAAATACATCACTATGTATGATTTAAGGCCATATCAAAAAGAGGCGTCCGATGCCGGGGTAAAACACCTGCTTGGAAGATCAAATAAGCCTGGAGTGATAGTGTGTCCTACGGGCGGGGGTAAAAGTCTGATAGTTAGCGACATAGCTAAAAGGCTAAACGCTCCCACTTTGGTTCTTCAGCCATCTAAAGAGATATTGGAACAAAATTATAATAAAGCAATATCTTTTGGGATGTTGCCTACTATATATTCTGCTTCATGCGGGGTGAAAGAATTATCTAATCTTACTTTTGCTACTTTGAAGAGTGTAAAGAAAGATGTAAAGAAATTAAAGGAGATAGGGATAAAGTATTTATTGATAGATGAGTGCTTTACTGGTGAAACTGAAATTTTAACAAACAAAGGATTTGTTAAATTTGAATTATTAAAAGGGAATGAAATAGTTGCTCAATATGATAAAGGTGATATATCTTTTGTTAAACCAAAAAGATATATAAAGAAACACCATGATGGAGATATGGTATTATTACATATAAAAAATAATATAGATATACCTGTTACTCCAGGGCATGAATTTCTTTTTTATTCAAAAAAAACAAAGTTGTTTAAAAAAGAGAGGATAGATAAGGTTAAATTTCATGGCGAAAAATTGATGCCAGTATCGGGAATATCTACAGTAGAAGATAATGGATTACTGTCTCCATTAGAAAGATTATATATAGCAACCCAGGCGGATGGTAGTATTCATTCGGTATGTAAAAATTATATTACAGTATCTTTTGCTTTTGTGAAAAAAAGAAAAATAGATAGATTGTTTTTATTATGCAAAGAATCAGGAACTGAAATACGTGAAGTAAAAGATTCAAGAAGGAGAAGAAGAAGGTTTATGGTGAAAATGCCATCAGATACAACTAAGGATATAAGAAATCATATACATTTCCCAATGTCATCAAAAAGAGCTAATGAAATAATAAATGAATGTTCTTTATGGGATGGAAGTGTTATTGGTGATAATATGCTATATTATTCTTCTAAAGATAAAGGTCAAGTAGACTTTTATAATGCAGTAGCATCTATAGCTGGACATGGCTGTTATGTATCAATTGAAAAGGATGATAGAAAAGAGTGTTTTAATGATATTCATAGGTTGTTTATCTCAAAAAATAAAAAAATGAGATCTACTTCATTTATGAGAAAAGAAAAAATAAGTTATAATGGAACCGTATACTGTGTGGAAGTTGAATCAGGATCAATAGTGTTAAGGCATAATGGATATACATTTGTGTCTGGGAATTGCCATATGTCCTACTCTCCAGAAAAGGGATCGGAATTCATGAAATTCTTAGACGAATTAGGTGATGTAAAAACACTTGGTTTTACAGCAACACCATGTAGATTACACACCTATAGTTCTATGATAGAAGGGAATTACTCTAAACTTAATTTACTAACAAAAGATGATCCTAGATATTTCCAAAAGATTGTACATGTAACCCAAGTTAAAGAACTAATAGATAATGGTTTTTGGTCTAAAATAAAATACGAAGTATGGAAGTTTGATACTAATGCTCTTAAATTAAATAACACGGGTGCAGAATATACCACTGATTCTATATCTCAGGCTATTGCTAAGATAGGGTTAAATAATACCATTTATAAAAGAGTCTTGCAATTGCTTAATGAAAGGAAACATATTTTAGTGGCAATGGATTCAGTTGGTAGTTGTAATAGAATAAGCGAATTCATGAACTCTAAAATGGGTGATATAACGGCAGTAGTATCTAATGAAACCAGTAAAAAGAAGAGAGAAAAGATAATAGAAGATTTTAAATCAGGTAAAATAAGAGTAGTATTTAACTACTCAGCATTATCTACCGGATTTGATTTTCCAGAACTTGATTGTGTAATTTTAGGAAGACCAACATTCTCATTCGCATATTATTATCAGGTACTTGGTAGGGCAGTTCGTCCTCACCCAATCAAAGAAGATGCGTTGATAGTTGATTGTTGTGAAAACTATAGTAGATTTGGAAGAATAGAGGATCTATCTATAGAGGAATTTCCTGGGAGAGGATGGTGTATGTTTACTGGAAATAAGCTTATATCGGGTGTTCCTATGGGGCATACGGTGATGAGGGAGGAGTTGGTTCAACAAGCCAGAGAAAAAGGGCTGTTAGTCCCGACCGTCAACGAGGATGGTAGGCGTTCGCATCCGCTGGATAGTCAGATCATGTGGTTCGGAAAGTACGAAGGAATTATGTTTAAAAAAATTCCTTTATACTATTTTAAGTTTATAGTAGAGACTTTTGATGTAAATTCGGAGAAAATACAAATGATAGTAAAATATTACAAGGAAATTATATCATGAACCAATATAGATATGATGAAATAGAAAAAGACATATATATAATCGAAGTCAAAAGATTCGGTATTTGGTGGGATTATTATAAATCCTTTTACACAAAGGAAGATATGATGGAATGCGTTGAACAATTAAGGAAAGAAGGACATAAAGTTGTAGAAATGGTATAAAAAAAAGATATTTTGTAATTACTGTAAGAACTAAAAAAGACATCCAGACTCATTATGCAGAAATAGTGGGAGGAAAATACATTAGTAGAAAAGATATAGCAGAACAAGTATTTGGTGATAGAAACAATAATGATTTCGTTATATTGTTTCTAATGGAGTTATCTAAAAAAAAGATTTTAAAGACTTATTAGAGGAGGATTAAAGGTTATGAAGGATGATTTAACAGAAGAAGAAGTCAAACTAATTGCATTAAAACCTTATCCAACAAAAGAGGAAAGGGAATTGCTAAGAAAACTATTTGATTCTTATGAATGGTCAGAATATATTACATATAGAGGTGAGCATACTCTTGATGAAATGATAAAAGGTAGGGAATTACATATGTGATTAAATTGAAAGTTATGAAAAGATATTTTTTACTATCTGTATATACAGGAAATAAAAGATTAACTTTTACTATGGAAGTTGACGATTTTTTGTCTTATAGAAAAATTAAAAAAGAAATAGAAGAACGTTACAGTATATCTGATCCAGAAATATTTGTAAATTTTTGTAATGAAATAACAGAAGAAGATTATAAAAATTGGTATTCATGAAAACAGAAAAAGAATTCAAGGCAGAAGACGGGAGTACTTATAGAATAATAATGAAATTAAGTACATTCTCGAATGATACATATGGAAGATGGAGTATAGACGTATATAAAAAAGAAAAAAATAGACGTTTATGGTATAAAATGGAATGTGAAGAATGTAATTCTTATACTCTAACATATGATCAAAAAGAAAAATGTTATATGGATTTTATATTCAATAACGTTAAAAAAGAGTGGATTGAAGAATTGAGAGATTATATGTTATTAAAAATGAAAGAAGATCTTATGTTGTATGAACAAAAGTAGAAGAAAAAGAATATCTGATATTATCACGAAATTAAATAATATAACAAGTGAACTGGAAGATATTAAGGATGAAGAGGATGAGGCGTATGACAACCTTCCAGATGGACTAAAATTATCGGACAAGGGTATTGAAATAGAAGATAATGTAAGTTCGCTGGAAGGTTGTTGTTCTGATATAGAAAATATAATTTTAGCATTAAAAGATATGTTATGAAAGAAATAGACGAAAAAGATATTGATGTGACTAGGAGGTTACTTGAAAAACATAATGAAACAAGTAGTATAGTAGTTCATGAATCTACTAAAAGATATGGATATATATTAGAAAATAATGTCAAAGACGCTAAAGACCTAACCAGGAGAATGGTTGTATGGAGAGGTATGTATGGCGATTTTGACATTTATTGTATGGAAAGGAATGAGTTTTATTCTAAGTTCAAGGAAGCGTTTAATGATGACAATGCTATTATCGCGCTAACCAAATATTTTTATAAAGAAAGATATAATCCTATTGAAATGTATTCAGATATAACTAAAAACAATACAAAATGATATCATCAGTAAAAATAAACGATAATAACAAGACACCGTTTAAATACGTATCAAACATAAAAGCGTTCACAAACGGATCTGAATTCACGTTCAAACCTGGAGTCAATGTAATTATAGGAAAAAACGGAAGCGGGAAATCAACCCTTCTAGACCTCATCTCTATGTATATGTTGTGTGAGAGATCCATGTGCTCGATAGAGCCTGTAGATGCATTTGACTTTCCTCATATATTTGATGAAGATAAGGTATTTGATGGAATAGACATAAGAGCAGATTACGTAGGAAAAGTATTCAGGCTTATGCCTTATATGGAAATGAATCAAAGTGAGATATTGAATGACATCCACAACTTCAGTCTATACATGAACGGATCTTCAAGCTCGTTCGGAGAGAAGGGTATTTGTTCTATAGAAAGTCTTTTTGATTTTATGTTCAAGCAAAAAGATTACAGTTTTCCGATTAACAAATTAAAGGAGAGTAAGAAAAAAATGAATGACCTATGGGTTTCAAAAATAGATAATCTTCTGGATTATTATAAGAAAAACCACATAGAGGTAACAGAAAAGAGTTTTGAATATACTGTGCTTATGGATGAGCCGGATAGAAATTTGGATATTGAAAACATAATGCAGATTTACGATATTCTATCATTCCATAAACCACAGACACAAATCATTGCTGTAATTCACAACCCGTCTCTTATTTACAAGTTATGGGATACAACTTGTGTGAACTTTATAGAAATGACAAACGGGTATTTGAATGATGTGATTTCTTTTATAAGAAAGTGAAAAATGGATTATATTATTATTGTTGTATCGTATAATAGCGGTATAACAGAATAAAAGATGGACAATATTATTAAAAACATAGAAAATGAAAAAGAGGATTTTATTTTTAGATTTAGATGGAACTTTAAAAGTACTAAGCAGCCTTTATCGTAAATTAAAATATATCAATAATACAAAACATTAATATAACATGAAATACATAATCGTAATCCTAATATTTTTATTGTCAGGATGTAATTCCGATGGGTATACACCTTCAGAATATTTTATTGTAAGACATATAGAAATTAAAAATGAACAAATAGTTCTTTATACAGCTAAAAACCCAAATAAAAAATTTGCGGAATACAAGTTCATATATTTCTATGATAAAATGGGGAAATACAATATTGGAGACACTTTAATAATAGTGAAGAAAAATAGTGTTAATTAAATAAGATAAAAAATGGCAAACAAAGATGACAAATGGGTAATGTTCAGAAATTATATGCATAATGAACTGAGAATTACCAAAGATGATATTAGGGAATGGATTGATGATTCTGTTAAACAAATTGCTAAAGACATGGTAGCAGATGCGTTTATCAGGAAAAATCCTGAACAAATGATTAAAGATGCTATATATCGTAGTGATTATTTTTATGGAACATCTTTCAATAATAAAGTAGTAGAAGAGGTTGCTAAGATATTGGCGAAAAAATTAGATATAATAACTAAAGAATAAAAATCATGGAACTATCATACAACGCAATAAATGCATACAAAACGCTGCTTACAAACCCTAAAAATCATGGGTTTGAATTTAAGCCAATCCAAGAATGCTTTGAGGAGGTAGAAGAAGTTACGCCTAAGCACATTCTATATGAGCAATATATAGAGTATTTGAAGAAGCCTCTTCCTAAAGTAGTATTTTATATTATAATGGATGACCTATTTGGTAACAGATTAGGTAAAACAGATAATAAGGGGTTATATAAATGTTATTTGGGTTATAAACTTAAACTTAACGTGTAATGGAATTAATGGATTTATTGAAAGATAAAGAGAAAGTAATACGGTATGTTCTAAACATCTCTAAGAATGCCAGTAAAATAGAAGGAGGTATTTTATCCATGAGAAAAAGAGGGTACACGGACGGCGGAATGATAGACAAGCTGGCGGAGGTGGCTGCCATGCAGACTAAGCAGATAGAGTTGCTTTCTGTGATAGCATTAGTATATATGGGGAATATATCTTTCGATAGAGATGTGGCTCTTATCCTCAATAAAATGGGAAGAGGAGAAGAGGCTTTGCAGCAGTTGTTAGAAAATAAAATGAAATAATATGGAAAAAGAAGAAATAAAAAAAAAGATACGATGAAATGGTATCTAGGATAGAAGAAGCAAAGATGTATGATGGTAGGGGAACATACGATTTATACAAATGCAAAAAGTGCGGTCATTCTATTATAACAACATACGCTGTAAAAGGAGTAACACCTTTTATTATAAGATGCAAAGGATGTGGTGGGGATATGATCCATGAAGAAACATATAAAAGTATACCAGAAACTATTTATCCTATAAAATGGGTTAGACCGAATTTATGGCAAACAATGAAATTATCACATGGACTTATAGAACATGTTCTTAATGGGGGATTGGTAATGGAAACAGAGTTAAAGTGATTATATAATATGGATGCAAAATATTTAACAAAAAAAAGCAGAACAAGCTTATTATAATTACCGAAAAAAATGCGGAGATGTGGCTATAGAGGCTCAAAAATATATAAGCTGGGATAACAACGTAGGCTGTGAATATCTACCTTCTGATGGTTTATGTATATTAGCAACAGTATCAAATGATTATTCTAATGGAGGTATGCCAGAAAGCGTGTGCCCAGCAAGTACATTCTTTTCTTTTGTAAAATCGAGAGAGGAAATAACCCAACAAGAGTTTAAGTCAATTTGTATTTAGAAAAAAATATAAACATTATGGGAAAGATAATAGGTGCAAAGGTTAGAACTCTTTGCCAACTAAAAAATAAAGCAGGAATAATTATTGAAAAAGGTGAAGTCTGCACTATTGTTCAAAGCTATCGTGGCTACGGTATTCGTACCGATGATTATCGACAAATAAACAGAGTTGATAAATCAGATATAGAATTTATCAAACCACTAAAATTAAAAAAGGATTGTGATTACTCTGGATGAATATGAAAATATATGATAGTGTATGTTGCAACTATTATAAGGCAAGGAAATAAAAAAAAGAAGTGAAGATGGAAGATGATAAACTGGACGAACTGGCAAAGGCGTTTCTACAAAATGGATATATATGGGAATTACTTGGTGAGGCAGGAATACTCCGTCTTAGCAGAGATGAATTAATAGTGTTGATACGAGAATCACACAAATTTATATCTAAAAAGAACTGAAATATGAAGACAATATATAAATATCCAATAGAGATTACCGACAAACAGACCCTTCCTATGCCTGTAGGAGCTAATATATTAACCGTGCAGGTTCAAAATGGTAATCCTTTCATTTGGGCTATGGTAGATACTGAGGCTCCAATTGAAGGGGTTGCTATTATAGTTTACGGCACAGAACACCCTATTGATGAAAGTTTAAATCTGGAATACATAGGCACATTTCAATCGAATGGAAAATGTTTTGTATTTCATGTTTTTAAAGATATTAAACATTAAAAAATCATGAAGCAAAAAAGATAACAATTATCATATCGTATGATTACGAGGAAAAGAATACTATATGTAATGATAAGATAGCCCAGAGAATATATTCAGACCTGAAAAAAGGCAGTAATCCTAGGCATGAAAGAATAGAGAATATTATAGTGGAAGATAACTAACAGCTAAAGAATCATGAATCAAGTAACGGAGGCGGCGTATGATTACGCAACACATAAGACTAAATTCAGGAAAGATGTATTGAAGGAAGTTGATGCGGATAATTATGTATCTCGCCATTCTGACAGCATGGAAGATTTTCAATGTGGAGCCGAATGGAAAAGACAACGGGCTATTGAGGTGTATAGAAACCTCTGTTCATCCTACAAAGTACATACTCGGTATGAATGCGGGAACCACTCTCATCGTATGGAGTGGAAAACAAGGGTGTGTGATATGAATTGTGAGTACATGAAGAAATTCATGGAGAAAATCTAAAAAATCATGAGCTACAAAGTTGGTGATATAGTTCCTTATCGGAACACAAGAAGTAACGTAAAACGTGCTAAGATAACTTCTTTGGAGACGGTTGACAATGGGAAGATATGGTTTCAGGGGATTGATACTGTTACTGGAGCCAAAGTATGGTATCCTGTACATAAATCGGAAAAGCTGGAATTACAAACTAACAATGAATAAAATGATGGAAATAAATTGGTAATTATATACCAATTAAAAATAAAGGAGTATAATATGAAAGAAGAATCAAGTGTAATTAATCCGTTTAACGGAATGTTTGGGCAGCAAGGGTGGATTTGCCCAAAATGCGGAAGAGTATTCTCTCCGTCTACCTCTATGTGCTTATATTGTAGCAAAGGAACTTCTGCTACAATAGGTTCTAGTACTGGTAGATCTTTTGAAGAAATATATAGGACATCATTTGATAGAATAGATAAAGCCTGTAGAGAATATATTGAAAAAAAAGATCAATCTTGTGATAAATGAAGGTAATTATATACCTATATTATTCATTGGACTAAATTAAAATATTAATTAACAACTAAAAAAAATGAAAGCATTATTTAAAATGATTTTTGATTGCGGAAGAATGGGCAATCTAGAAGGAGTATTTATTGCAGATACAGAAGATGTAGAATACTTATTGAACAACGAGATCAGTGTTTATTTTGGTGAAGTTCTTGGTAAACATTCTGAAATATCTGGAATTATAGACAGAAGTGAATTAAAGATGATTACTGATGATGAAAATGTGATTAATATCGTTAAAGAATATGGATTGGAAATAGGCTATAATCCTTTCGATGAAGCTCTTTGCACATATGAAACAGAGGAAGTTCCAGAAAATGGAGTTGAATGGGGCAATTGTATGGTACAAGATTTTATAGACTTTAAGCGTAAAGGTATCATACCAGAACATTACAAAAAAAGTCATCAGGAATGGTTAGAGAATTCTAAATTAACTAACAGTTAAAAATGGATGTAAAATACATGGCTGTATGGGCATCGTCCCATACAGTTATTAGTTTCTTAAACAAAAGAACTCATTGGGTTGCTACCTTTGAGAGAGATGATGGATGTAAATTGCATATATTAGCAAAAGAAATAAATATGAAATTAAATGACGAATCTCTAATGCCGTTCGGAAAATACAAAGGAGAAAAAATGGCTAATGTGCCAGCATCATATCTTATGTGGATTTACGACAACAATAAATGCAGTGCAGAAGTGAAAGAATATATTAATGACAATATGGATGTTTTAAAACAAGAAATAAAAAATGAAAGCAAGTAAAGAATTTAAAAAAGAAAATGGTGATAAATATGAGGTAAGTGTATCACTAAGTGCATCATATAGTTATAAAAATTATTTTTGGGATATACGTATAGACTATTGTCCTAAAGGTAAAAGAAAGAAACGTAGACTTACATGCGAGGATGATTATAAATATAGGGAATTAGATATGGATGAAAGAGAGAAATACTACAAGAAATTTATTTTATCTCATATCCCGGCAGAATGGGTTACAGAGGTTCAAATGGAAATAATTAAAGAGTTGAGCAAACCAATTATATAAGTAATTGAATAAAATATGGAGAAATCGACCTTTTTAAAACAAGATGATTTTAATAAATGGTTTGATGCGTGTGCTAAAGATCATTATATGAATGGAGGGATGCCTAAAAAATACCCATGCGTAGTTTCATGGGTAGAGGTGCCAGAAAGAAATTCATTTAAAGATTGTATATATTTTGGATGTGTATACATAAATGATTTTATAGATAGCAATATAATTATAAGGTAGTTATGGAGAAAAATGTTTTTTTAAGAGAGTATGATTTTAATACATGGTATAATACATGCGCTAAAAGCGTTTATATGGATGGAAGAAAGCCAAAAAAATACCCATGTTTAGTTATATGGGTGGAAGTTACAGAGCAAAATTCATTTAGACATACTGTGTATTTCGAATGTGTATATCCCGAAGATTTATTAATAGTTAAATGAAATCAATTACGGTTATGAAAAATGTAAAAGATATGACAGAAAAAGAAATTAGGGAGCGATTAGATTTTCTAACAATGAAAAGATTGAAAACCGAAGAAGAAGTAAAAGAAATGAAAATATTGTGTGATGAATATTATAAAAACTCACCTACAATTACAATGAACTTACAATTAGAATATTAAAATGTTTTATGTTTTAAAAAATAAGGTTATGAAAACAAAAGAAGAAAAACAAAAGAAATTTGTGACAGAATTTGAAATCAATGGACGAAAATACGCTGGCGAAATATGGGCTACTTCTTGGGAAGAAGCTGAAGATTTTGTTAAACAAAGAAAAGCAACAGAAAGAGTGGAAGGTGGTCCATGTTGGTTGAGGGAAGATGTTTATCTTCCTGAAAAAAGAAAAGAAGAAATATATTCTTTGATAATGGAAATGGGTTCATTATTGACAGATTATAACCATCAATGGAGTAATAAATTAAGAAAGAAATTTGAAAAGGTTGTATCATTCTTAAATAAATTGTAATTATGAAAACATTAGAAGAATATCAAAAAGAATTAAAACTATTTGATTTTGAAATGCCTTGTTTTAAAAAGTTTTTAGAAGATCCTAATCAAAAAGAATACCATCCAGCAAAAAAAATAGTAGTAAAAAATGATGATGGTAGTTTACAACTAGAAGTAGGACAATTTAATTGTGGAAATAAAAAATAAAGTCATGAAACAAGAAATTAAAGAGTTGTTGGATTCAATTAAAGGGCATAACCCGAAATGTCCATTTACACAAAACGAAGCAATTGCTAACTATCTAATTCAACAGTTAGAAGGATTTAGTGTAACAAGAGCAATAGATATTTTTAATACTGCTATAAAAGAGGTGGGAGAACAGATGATTACTAATAAAAAAGGAGAATAAAATGAGTAAGAAGGTATTATCCCCAGGACAGATTATTGAATTAAGAAAATATATATCAAATCCAGAAAAATATATGCATTTACTAGATTTGATGAATGCTTTCCCAGTATTGTGGTATACAGAAAAAGGGTATACAACAAATGAAGATGAAGCTGTATATAACTCACCATTGTATTTTCAAATCATAAAAGGTGATGAATGGTGGCAAGCAGTATACATGAATATAAGAGATGGAGGAGATATAGAAAAAATATCCAGAAAACATAAGGAGGTTATAGATGCTGTATTTGATATATTTTTATGGATTTGTAAAAATAAAATTATATCATGATGACCTTATATATAATAGGATGTCTTATATCGTTTAGTATCATAACAAAAAGATATAAGGATGGCAAATATGAAGTATCAGAAGCCATGTTTTTGCCTACATTGGTTTTACTTAGCTGGGTATATGTGATTATTTATATAATATATATGTTGAATAATAAAAGGAAATAGAATGGATACAATTGAAATAGACAAAGATAAAGTAATTGACTTATATACAAGCAGTGATGAAAAAAGTAAGAAATTACTAGAAAACATATTTGGAAAGAAATGGTTCTATCCTTCTGTTCAGGATCGTATAAAAACATTTGAAGATGCTTGTAATGAATTAGGAGAAGAACATCCGTATGTAATACAATGGAAAACATGGAAACAAACGGGCATGAATATAAGGGCAATTAATGCTTATCTTGAATTATGTATCATTGTTACTGCCCTTAATGAATATTGGAATCCAATTTTTGTGAAAGGAGAATTCCAATATTATCCTTTTTTTTTGTTTTTGTTGTCAAGAAGAAGTTGATAAACTAAAAGAAGATAAAGGAAATAATATACTTAATAATCCATCATATAATATACATATATATGGAAGGTTGATATATAAGGGGGTAAATGAAAGTCGTACAAGAATAAATATAGCAAACGGAACACATCTTGTACTAAAATCAAAAGAGTTAGCCGAGTATGCTGGTAAGCAATTTATAGATGTTTATGGTAAATTGATTTTAGGAAGATAAAAGTGTAAATAATATATGATTACCATAAAATAAGCCTGTCCTATCATCACTGACTGGACAGGCTTTAATGTTTAAACCAAATCTAAAAAAACAACCGTTAACCTTAAATTACGAACAAACAGTTTACTTTACCTTGCGATATAAAGATATGGAATATTTTTGGTAGTTGTATTTTTATATGGTTATATTTTAATACTTATACCCTCTGATTAATACTGTTCCATCACCTCCGGCAGATCTAGGGCCACCACCACCACCAGATCCATCATATCCACCACCCCCTCCTCCTACCAAAAATACATCAACACTTTCGCAACCATTCGGTACCGTCCAATTGTATGTTCCTGCAGGGAAAAAACGTTGCTGAAAAAAGACAAGTTTCTTTTTGTTATTCATAAACCTGCGCCTGCTCATATATTACCCCCCCCCATGAGGTGAAGTAATTATTGAAATTCATTATTTTTGTTTTCATTTTATATTTTAATTATGTATTTGAGTAACTCCTTTTATATTAAGTTGGATGTTAGGTAAGAACGCTGCTATTAATCTCTGTTTACTATCATCCAGTTGTTGCCTAGCAATTTCTTTAGCTTTATATTCGTCTTCTTCTGGATTTTGTATTACCCTATTGGTGTTATAAGCAAATAATTGAGATAATATATCTTTACCATATAATTCAAAAAATTCTTGTTGTTTACTTTTATATTCCATAGATTGAGCAGTCTGTGCCGTCTGCTGCGTAGCCTCCTCGCCTTCCAACCCAGCGCCATCATCTACACGCCTATCTGCCACCACATCTACATTAGGAAGATTATTAGAAGATCCTGGTTCTATATATCCTTGTTCTGAGAACATTGGTTCACTATCATCTTTTACACCAAATGCCTTGGCTAAATTTTGTGCTATTTGATATCGTTTATCATTCATAGCCCATTTCTTATGAGGTCTTCCTACTCCTTGGTTCCAGGCTATAGTAGCATCAAAAAGATTTTCTGCGTTATCAAAGTCTGCTTTACTGAATTGATAATAATCAGATGCTTCAGATATACCTCCTTTAGGTCCTTTTGTTTTAAATAAATTCTTGCCTTTAGTGTTAAACTGAAAAGCATTACCAGTATTATATTCTTTCATAAGGAAATCTATTTGGTCATCCAGTGTAGGTTCTTCATTTCCTCTTTCTTTAGCGAATTTCATAAGATTATCACGTCTCTTTCCTTTCCATTGTTGAATGCCATAAGAAGCACCGCTGTCCCCCAGCGCGCCAGTGTTAAGCCCTGATTCGTGAGTTAGGTTGGCAACGATAGCAATAGCCTGTTTATCTGGAAGCTGATAATCGTTTATAAGACGGTTATATATATAATATTGATTATCTACCAACGATTTTTTAGTAGAACCTCCCTCCCTGAATTTGTCAGCTATAGGAAACGGTTTACCTAGTATTTTATCCATTCCTAATGTAACTGCTTTCAAAGGAATGGTTTGATCTTTACTGTAAAAATCATATTTATCTTTTACATTCATCTTACCTTCTTTATCTCTATACATAGTAAAACTACTTAAACCTGATAAAGGGGTTAACGTTCCTTCTTCATCCATAAAGAAATCATATTCGTTAAATACCGTAGGTTTACCCGAATTAGCTTTCTTTATTCTGCCCATAGTATCTTCCAGCCAATTAACTTTAGCTCGGACAACATCAAGTTCATCAAACATTTCAGGATCTATATCTTTACCCTGGTCGATCATCTTATCTATCTTCCTAGTAAGAGAATCTCTTTCTTTTATCCTTTTTTTACGCTCTTTCTCTAATCCTCCATCTATAGCTGTCTTCAAATACTTTTTGATATCATCAGGTAATCTTACGGTATCATTCTCTATAGTAAGATTATTTTCTTGACCTAAAAAATGTTTCCATAAGTCCTGACTGAATTCATCTGTCCTTGAATCAATATCTTCTTCTGGATTAAGAAACTGAGCTATTTTATATCCTACATTTTGCTCACTGACATAAATATCAGGACTTATTCTCTCGGATATAGCTTTTCTAACCAAGTCCATTAAGTACTTTGGTTTAGTTTCGTCTGTCTCTATATATCTTTTCTTAGCCATAATCAATGAATGTGGTAAGCCGCCAATGCTTTCTTGGCAGCTTATCTTGTTTTATACTTTGCTGGCCATAACTTGCCAGTTTTATTACTTATAACTCGATAATTACTTCCTACTTTCTTTATACATCCTGAAGCAGGACATTTTCCCGTTTTCTTTTTGGTTGCCATATTGTTATCTATTATCTGGTTTGTCTTCACTTATAATCCATTGGAATATAATCTTACGATTGCTAATAACTTTCTTTATTCTCATAAGAAGCCAAGAACCTCTTATTCTATCAAGCCAATTTTGCCTGAAGTTAAGAGCATCTTTATTAACTTCTTTAATTATATCATTATCGTCTTTATCCCAAATAGGAATATCAGATCGGTCATCATCTACCCTATTAAAGAAATCATTTAACTTATGTCTTCTATACACCTCTGTATCTAGTACCTCAGTATAACCATCTCTAGTAATAGGATACATTGCTTTCTGCATCATATTATTCTTCTCTTCAGAAACCAAATGCATTTCTCCGGAGTTATTAGTGTCATTATACACCGTAATACTATCTAACCCTACTTTACGATCCAATGTGTACGTAACATCATCTACGTATTTCCTAGCATCTAATTCATATTCTATAGAAGATAGGATAGACCCATTAAATTTCTCTTTTACGGGCACTTCTAATATAAATGGATATGTAGTGCCATAAAATGTTTGAAATGACTTATTGGTCATCAAATGGGACCACAGTCCTTCTTCTATATATTCCTTGGAATAATTATTCCCAGATTGGAAGAAAGATTGTTGTTCTATATAATAATCAGGACAAAAAGAATAATAAGATATCCATTCTTGCTTTATACAAGAGTATGCTAATGTGAATGAAACATCTTTAAAATAATTTTCGTCTTTTAAAGATACTTCTTTATTATCATAAAAGAATCTGCCTCTATCGTATTTATAATACATAGAGCTTTTAGCCGGTATATAATCCTTTTTGGTTATAAACACACGTTTATAACGGTTGTCCCACCCCAGAGAAAGACCTAATCCTATGAATTTATTGTCTACATCTTCGTAAGTCATGTTCTCTTTGGTATTTACATTAGTAATACCATATTTTAGAATCTTAAACGGAAGATGTTTTTTTAACCAATGTCTTATGCCTACACTAAGTTCTTTTAAATTACGACCATTGGGATCAGTCATGAACACCTGCGCTCTTTTGACATCTACCCAAAAATGACCGAACTCAGAGCTTATTATCTCTGTTGACTGAGTTCCAGCGTAACCAAGGTCCGTTGTGTTATACTCCAGCGGACGGCTAGAAAACAGCCCGCCTGTTCCCAGTTCGGAGGCTGTGCCAGACACACGTTCTTTGATTACATCTATGGCGTTATGAAGAGATACCTGATCTTCAAAACGAGCAAGAATCTGATTAGATTCTATTCTCTTCATATGAATTAAAGAACCATTCTTAGTAGGAAACTCATGGTAATCCATTGGTTTATATGTCAACCAAGGATCTGTTTGACTATTCTCTGACACATCTGATCTACTCCATATAACTCCATTTGGGCGTTGATAAGCACAATCCCAGAATTTTCTTTCGTATGTTGCTGGAAGAACCATAGGGGTTAATGTGTTTCTAGCAGAATAAATAGGACTTATCTTAAAATCATTATCTCTTTCTATAGAAACATTTTTTTCTTGTGTCCACCACATGAAATCAGAATATGCCGGATAAAACCATTCATGAGGTTCTACTCCTTGTAGACGAAAATTGCAATTTATATCTGATTCTACATAGAAATTAGGAATGCCATAATACCATAGATAAAATCTACCTTTTATGTATTTCTCTTCTATGTCCATAGCGTTCAAATTGTATAGACTATATCTATTAGGATAAAAATAACTACTTCCTAAAAACCTTGATTGTTTATTATGTACTGTTTCATAATCAGTATATTCAAGCATATCCTGACCTGTGTCATAATTTACAAAATATTTAGGAAATCCTATATTACGATAATCGTCATAAGGGAATGGTATCATATCTCCTATATGAAACGCATTATTAATAAATTCAGGTAATTTCCTTTTTATAGCAAATTTAGATATAAACGTATCTCCTCCAAATATGCGTTTATATCCTCCTGTCATATTGCATTTACCTCCTATGGATATCCATTTAATATCTTCTATATCCCCATACTGATTAGGCTTATATACCTTAGCTCTTATGTATGGAGATGCTATATAAGATTTCAATTTAGTAAATTCTAGAGTTTTTAAAGCCGCAGATTCAGGTAATATAAATCCTGGATCATCTACCCTACTTGAATCATATGATTTGATAATAGTAGGATAAACTGTTTTAAAGTCAGTACTTCCTAAGGACATAAACATATTTTTCTCACGATAAATATTATTTATGTACAACATATTGTTACTAGAAGAATCCGATATAGGATAAAGACCTGATTTAATTATCTTACAGGTAGACAAACCTCGTATGGAATTAGATAGATATTCCGCCTCACTTTGCACTGTATACATGGAAGTATAATCTCCTACAGAAGAATAATACCAAGCAAAATTATATCTTGGGCCATTATTTATAAAAGTATTCAACCAATCATATCTATACTTGCCATAATATGCTGCTCTTTTACCTAATATGCTTGGTATTGTGGCAGCAAACCATACAGCACCCACAGAAGAACCTATTATTCCACCTCCAGCCACAAGCTGAGCAGCCTGAGATACATCGTACATAAGCTGAGCTATAGATTCCACAGAGGCTAACGTGCTAGCCATTTTATAAGCTTTGCTACTAAGTATAGTCCATTTCGGATGTTCTTCTACAACATTATAAACCCCTGTTGATAACCCCCTCATATACCCGTCTATAGTTATTTCAGTAGGCATTTCCATTTTATTGAAATAAATATCTGGAGATAAAAAAGAGTACCATATATTACCATCCTTATTAAAAGGATGTTTTATATATTCCAGACGCTGTCCCGTGGTATAATGGAATTGGTCATCTCCTAAATCATTATATGGATAATTAGCATAAAGATTTTCCTGACCATTACCTGCATCAGTATATTTATACATATCATATCCTAAACCGCATCCTACAACGCTTTTATTAAGTCTTCTATCGCCTCTGTATAGTTCATATCCTATAACGGTATCACGTTGTTCTTGTGTTATTAATCCAGAATCAACAGCATAATCTAAAAATACATTTATAATATCTTCGTTTATTAAAACACCAACAGGATATATTTCAGATCCTTCTTCGGTTAATCTTATATCGCTGTTCATTAACTGAGAATGAAAATTATCTGGGAACCTATAATGCCTTATGGGTTGTTGACAGAATGTTGTACTTGTATCTATGGTTCCATAAGTATGTCCTTTATAATAATCTAAATTTCCATCCTTTAAAGGACTACCGTACCATTCTATCATTTTTTGCTTTATAGTAGCAGCGGCTATAGCCTTATTCCCAGAATAAGATCTATTAGGATTTATTTTAACTCTACTACTATCGTATAATTCAAAATTAGCTGGATATTTGTGAGAAGACTCATAATATCCAAATTCTCCATATCTGTATTTTCTAGGAGCACAATTTATAGGCTTATCTCCACAAGAAACACAGTCTGCCGCAAACACAACTGTAGCCTTCAACAGCAACTGATCTCCTTTGACGACAACGCTGTCTATCTCCTTATTCCTTAAGGCTATTACATAAGGAACAAGCGTCTTTCCAAGGAGCATAGATGCCCCTAATATGGCTGTTGATATTTTTCCATCCATATGCCCTATTCCTTCATTATACACACAATAATTATCTTCTCTGAATGAAAAATAATAGGTTGGTACAACAACAGGATTGTCTACAGCTATAAAGAAGTATGTTATATCATTTGATTTAAAAAAATCATCAGTTATAACACTAATGGCATGAACGTCTGTTCCTACAATAACAGAATTACTACTTTTACTATCTTCTTGTCCTTCAAAATCTATTATATTATAATTCAATGGAGTACCACTAGTGTCTTTCCAGTAAGATATTCTTACTTTATTAACAGAAGTAGCATCGGCTTTACTATGCAAAGCTCTACCAAATGATTCTATACATATAGCTTTTTCTCCATTATAATCAGGATCAAGCCATTCGCTTGGTCTATCTATTCTTATCCATATAGCGTTTTTAGTGACATTAGGATAGAATTTATAAGCTAACCTGTCGGCAGCTATTCCTATGTTGCTTCTAAGACCATCGCCATCAGTTCCTAATATTCTATTAATAGCTTCCCCTGCATCATCACTAACATAAGACATTTCAGACCATGCCCAATCTGTAGATAGTCCTGTACTTAGTTTATTGAAAAAATAATCATCTAAATTATCGACAGTAGCTTCTATATGCTCTAGGGTATCTCCTAGATTACCATGACCCCAATAACAATCTTTTCTAGCTGTATTTGTTTGAGAACTTGTTTTTGCACACCATCTATTTTCAGGGAAAGCAAATGATGTTATACCTATAACAGATGACTGGAATGGAACAAAAGACCCGTTGATTATAACTGGATTTGTTATTGGTTTATAAACATCTCCACCACCAGTATTAGGATATGATTCTGTTATTGACAAAGAATCAGCCAAAACACCTATTAATGCATCTGCGCTTCTTTTGTCTATTAAATCACCACATAAACCACCAACAAAATTATTATCCAAATCTTGTTGTGCCCATTGTGATTCTATAAATGTTTCTATATTTTTCTTGGTATCATTATTCCTAAAAAGCAAATATCTTTTATTACCTGTCTCTGATGACATCATAGGAATATCATCAGAAGATATAGGTTGCATTTCATCTACAGGTCTATATTTTATATCAGTTGTAGGATTCTTTATCAAATCATATGGCGCCTCTATAATAGAATCTTGCCTAGTGATATTGCCACAACCATCTGGGAACTCAGGAAAATCAATACCATCCATAGGATATTGAATACTATGATTCCCTGCTCCTTGATTATATTTGGTTATAAATTCACATAATTTTTCCATAACAGCATTGTCACTACCGCAAGCTATGCTCATTATATTTTCTGATATGTATCTTCCTAAATCAGAAACAGACTCATCCATATTAATGGAAAACTCAAAATTATTAAAAGGTTTGTCTTCTAATACTTTTTCTACTGTTATGGTCTGACCTATAGTTACCTCATTCTTACATTCATCATCTTCGTTTAATAACATGACATCCATATCGTCTGTAAGAGGACCATTGTCTACAGCCGTATTTTTGTATTGCCAAGCATATTGTCTTATGTTATCATAACAATTAGATAAATATCTATCTATAGATTCTACTGATGTAGCCAAAGATGGTTCTTCAGATGCTTTTTTCTTAGCGTCTTTAAATGGAGCAGGAATAAAAACGAATCCTGGAGTATTATATCCTGTGCTACATCTAAAAGATATAGAGAAAGGATATACCTCATCTCTCATATATCCAACATACAAAGCACAAGCATTACCATCTTTGTATAAATCTCCGGTAGAAACCGAGGATTGCCATTGTAAAAAATGACCCATTAAAGAAACTACTGGCTGTAAATTCCACTCTTTTTCGGCTGTTAATCCATATTGGAGAAGTTTGTTGTCTACAGATGTTATCCCCTTAGATGTATTATAAACAGGTCTTTTATATGCTATATGTTCAAATGTTGTTCTGCTATTATTTAAATCAGAATAATAGTAAATAGTTTTTTCTGTAATAGGGTGAATGCCTTCAATGAAATAATCTACTACTGGTTGAGTTTCTCCATTGTATCCAACAGTATTTTGAACAACAGCTATTTTAAAATAATTTACTTGTCTATCTAAATTAGATACAGTTAATCTTATTCCTAAGTTAGTTCGTTGTCCCCATATACCATCTTTAATTGTGATATCATGTTCATCAAATATATGGACTGGATTAGTTAAAGGGGAGTAGTTTGTTTGCTCGTTGCCAAACTCATCACACAATGCCACAGCAAACTGGTACACGCCTGCCCGAAGGCTTCCTCCGTATGCGATTTGCTCTGGCTCTATACATGGCTGTTCCAGCAGAGGAAACACCCTGAGCTTCTCGCATGCAAGAACGCATCCATTTTCTTTAATAAAATTATCTCTATCGTAACCCTTATCGCATATCTTATACCCATGATAATGATACCATATATCTTTTTCATCATCTGGCTCCAATGCCTTCTCTACAATAACATAACGAGGTGGATTATATCCATCAGTCCAGTAAATGCATTTACCACATTTCTCTGCTTTTATTTCTATTGTTTTTACAGGATGGTATATAGAGAAATTAAGACAAGGATCATCTTCTGAATCTTCTATAAGAGTTTGCATTCCAGAACATATTTGATAATTCCCTGAAATAGCAGATTCCATTTGATCTTCTGTGATATTCTCTATATCCTCAAGAACTCTAAGGTAAGTTATTTTAGATGTTTTATTACTAGGGTTAGTCAAAAAGAAATAAGTGTTGCCTGATGTAAGATCATTCTTGTATCCAATAACTTTGTACCCTTCAAATTCTATGCATTTAAGAGTACTGTGTTCATTGGAACGCATGTTTACATTACCATCTTCACTTTCTATATTAGCATTTAAAGCAAATGTATATTGTTGTTCATTCAACATACTGGCATGAGTGTCTCTGTTCATGCCAGATTGAGGAAATGATAAGCTTTTCTCGTCAGTTGCCATAATCTTTATCTTTTATGACAAAGATAAAGATTATGAGTGATAACACCTCTAAATGTTTAAGCAATATTTTATATTACAATCTATTCAAGATGTTTATGTGTTTTTCGTTAATCAGGATAATATGCGGTAATATAAGGATTGCAAACACCATTTATATTTAAAATTACTAAACATATAAATATAAAAGCTTAGTATAGGCCGAACCGCTATATCCTAATTCTTTGGAATAATCATTATCTCCTAATCCAACAAAAAACTCCTTGCTTCCATCTATAAATGATACCTTATAGACACATAAACCCTTAAATCCAGTATATGTTTTTATACCTACTCTTAAACGACTGGAAGAATTATTTACTTTTATATCAAATGGACTTCCAGTATTATTTGATTGATAATAACCAACAAGCTGAAAACTTTGATCGTTAATATAATCCACCAGATACCACTTCATCACTTCCATCTTGTTTGATAAAATCCGCAACTGATATATAACTGGAGGAAGTGGTATCTGGTGGATTAAACGAAATTACTGGCAATATATTAAATAAAGTTGATTTACTACTCATATATCGTCTTCTCATACATATTTACTTTTTAATCAAAAGGTAATCTACCAAAAGGTATGGCATAACTAGAAAATGTCATATTTTTAGATTCATTTCTTTGGGTATCCCATCTCCATGTATACATACTAATATCATTGTATGCAGTAGATGCCCAATTTGGCATTCCATACTCTATATTAAAATTAAAAGCTAAACTCATTAATTCATCAATTTGATCCATATGATAAGCGCATTCATACCATTCCCCTATTGAAGGAACATATCCATTAATACCATTAATAAAGGTAAAGGCAGCGCATTTATTAGCGACATTAACAACAAAATTATCTTTTTGGCTTTGTTTTATAATGTTTTGAGTATTAGATAAACCATTGAAATCTTGGCGTGCTATATCAATATAAGTAGTCGAAACAACTCCTTGGAATACCGTACTTTTAGAGCTAAAAGAATCGTATATCCTTTTAGCTGGTATTACTACCCTAATATTATCTGTAAGTAAAGCCACACCAACAGCCTCACTATTCCATCCGGTATTCCATTCGTCTTTAGTATATAATAGATTATTTGTTCTTAATATATATTCTCCATTATCGAACTCTTTGCCGTTAAGCATGTACCTGCGCCTACTCATATCATCCAATTATAATAATACAATCTCGCTTTTCCTTATCATAGTACATTGTACCTATCTTGGTATATAGACCAGTTATGTTCTGATAATTAGTTTCTCCATGAGCAGCAACATTAGTAGATATACTATCCGAATAAACCTCTTCTCCTCCTTCGTTAATGAAGTTAAAGCCTTGTTTAACCATTTCTCCACCAAGATATGCTGTAAATGATACAACTACATTACCTCTACCTCTGGAGCCATACCAGTTTCCATAGATATCAGCCTTAATAGTTTTCTCATTTTCATTTAATTCAGGAGCATCTAATAATGGTTTCATTTGAATCATAGCTGCTTCTAAACCTGATTGCATATTATCACCACCATATATAAGGTAATCACCTACTTTCTGGGAAGTTGTTGTGAAATTCTTACTCCATCCCACAAATTTATTATCTACATTTGAAAGACCGGTGTTGGTAAATCCGGTAGCTGTATCAAAGTCAGAACCGTCCTGGTCTTCCCATCCATAACGGAGAACAAGATAGTCAAACTCAGGAATAGTAACCACCTGCTCACCCGCCTCCTGGTAGATATGTACACTTTTCTTATTTCCCCTAGAAGAAACAACTAAATTGGCTGTTCTTTCTTCTGCCACTGGATTAGGTCCTGCTGTTAATTTAATTGTAGTAGGTCCTACACCACTTGTTTTATCTACTGAAACAATTTCTCCTGCTGGTACTTCTATCATGATCGTATTGTTTTGTTTTTGACAAAGATAAAAAAAATAAGGCAAATATGTTTATTTGCCTTATAGTATATAACTATCTCATTTAATATAATTACCTTAAACTGGCACCGCCACCCAATTGGAAGGTAAATAATTTATTATTCTACTGTAATTATACGCATTGTTGTATTCAAACAATCCTTTTGTGCCTGTATCCTTTAGGCAAAAACTAGGATATACCACCTTACTAATATTGCCCATCATTTTTAAATATATTAATGAATTGCATCCATAAAGCATGCAATTCATATTGGTTACTTTAGATGTATCAAATGAAGATAAATCAAGCGAAATTAAAGAGGAGCAACTCTTAAACATATTTTGCATTGATTCAATATTACATATATTGAAATTGCTAAAATCAATAGAAGTTAAACTATAGCAATTATTAAACATATATTCTATTTCTATAACATTAGAAGCATTTAAATTTTTTAAATCTAACGATATTAAATCACTTGCATCTGAAAACATATAACCCATATCAGTGACATTAGATGTATCAAAATTAGATACATCAAGAGCAGTTAAAGAATTACAATCTCGGAACATGCTATTCATGTCAGTTACTTTTGATGTGTTAAATTTAGATACATCAAGTTGTTTTAGATTTGAGCAATAAGAAAACGTACAACTCATATTAGTTGCGTTTGATGTATCAACATTAGATAAATTGATAGATTTTAAATCCCTACAACCATAAAGCATATAACTAAAATCAGTTACACTTGATGTGTCTAAATTTGATAGATCAAGAAATGTCAAATAACTGCAATATCTAAATAACGAATTTAAATTAGTCAACTTTTTGCTAAATTTTAATATAACTTCAGTCTCTTCACCCCATTCAAAATCGTATGATCTTTCAAAAGGTACTTTTTTATTCCCTATGTACATCTCAATATCGCAGTCAAGATTATAATCATCACCAATCAGTTTGACCTCTCCTGAACTAGCACCTTCATACCTTGCTATTATACTATTTTGTAAATCTATAATAATAGGACGAGGAACCATATATCTTCTCCTACTCATCGTAAACCCCTCCATATAAAAGGTTTACAAATCTGATTTCTAATGGGTTAAATACCCCCCCCCTATGGAGTTTTTAATATTAATTTGTTTCATGTTGTATTTATTTAAAAGTTATATCATCATTACCTTCATCTTCTTTTTTTCTGTTAGCTCCCAAGAAGAACATCATGGAAGTATTATTGGTTTGTAACCACCAATCGAATGTTCGTTTAACATCTTCTGGAGTTTTAATGCTATACCATTGCTTTATAAACGTTTGTTTAGCAAATGTTCTAAACAACTTAATTTCTCCCTGATATGCTCCTGTAGTTACTTTATTCAAAGAATAATTGTCAAAATTAGTAATATCTTTCAATTTCCTTGCCATAACAAACGGATCATTAATGACATCTACGGCATTTAACTCCATTAACACAGGCATTTGAGATGCTATTTCATTTATTGTTCTGGCTCCGATATAAGCAACAAATTGAGACAACCATGTATCTTCTTTATCGTCATCATCTCTCCATCCAAACAAAGCGGCTGATATTGCTTGCATTATCAAGAAGGTAGCTAAATAAACGGCGGATCTCTTTAGGTTAATCTTTTCTTCTTCTGAAAGATTATTCTTTTCTTGATTCCATGCGTCCAGGAAATTAGAAATACCTTTTTCGCTTACTATACTATAAGATTTTCCAAGCATGTTCTTTAAAGTAACACAAAGACCTTCTTCGAATTGTCCTGTTTGGAAGTTATATCCTTTGCTCTTCCACAGTCTCTGAGCAGCTAGAACCAACCAACCGCGGTGGGCGGTCATGAACCTAGCCATCCAGTTTCTTGTGGCGGCAGTCCTGTTTTCTTCGTTAAGAGAACCGTTGCATATCTGCATAAGAGATTTTATTTGATTGCGCGCTAATGCCAATCTATCTAATACCTGTTGTTGAGTTGCTCCGGAATTAGGTAAAACAACTACTTTACCATCAACAACATCTATAGCATTCCAAAGGCTTTTATCTCTCAATGTTCCCCATGTGCTACGTATCCTACCAGACTCTCCTTTTTTCTCCATCATATTTTTAAACTCATTAAAAGTATAAAACTGACCTTGATAGAATCTGGTATTATCTAATGAGGCAATCATTATTTGAGGATCTAAAGGGGCATTGAGAACCTCCATGAATTTATACAAAGGATCTCTTGTTAATGTCCTTAGAACCCTATTGTATCCAGCCCCATGCAATCTACTTCTTACGTTAAATACCCCAAGACGTTCCCCTATTACATATAATTTGCTTTTACGGGAGATATCTCCTATTTCATTAATATAAGAAGGAGTTAATCTAGCCAGTTCTTTATAAGCGTATCCTATAGAGTCTTTGCTTATATATTGACCTACCGCTGATTCTATCATGAAGTTAACCTGACCGGTAAGCGCACCAGTAGCAGCAATAAAAGGAGATAAAGCCAAGTTCATTGTAGACATAAAACGTTCTGCACTCATCATAAGTTTAGTAACATCAATATTATATCCACCTATATTCCATGTCACTCTTTTGGTATTTGATCTTATACCAAAGAAGTGATCGTTCATGAAATCGTTAAACATAGCATAAGCATATGTAGCATCTGCTTTTTTCCCTCCATTGAATTGCATGTTAAGAAGCGTCTGTTGTAATCCCATAGCGGTTTCTAGCGTACTTTGTTTCTCTTCATACAGCTTAGCTTGAGTTATCAACATAGAATAAGAATAAGCCAAATCATGAGCCACATCATTTTGGTTCTCCAGTTCATTAATATAATATTTAGGAACCGCCTTTGGTCTATCCATAGGATCAATACTTTCATCGTTGTTTGTTCTACCATATAAAGAATCATCCACGCGGTCCATAACAAGATCAGCTATAAAGTTTTGTGTTACACCCTTAGGGTCTTTCCCTAATTTAGCCATCTTCTCTATAGTAGAAGCGGATATTTGAGGAATAGAGTATACGTTTCTACTATGGTCTCCATAAGAATCTAAAGAACTCTGCATTATCTGCTTGAGGGTTTGAATCATGTTATATTCATTTAAATTCCTGGTAGCCTCTTCAGTTCCATCTGATTTTCTTACAATACCAAATTCGTTGATGAAATCCTTGTCTTCGTATTTATCCCTTCTAGGAAGATATCTGCCATACCCATGATCAGGAATATAATTAGGATTTTTACCATTGTCTTCATTTTCGTTTTCTTCAGTCCATTGTCTATTAGCATCAAATTTCAGATAAGATAAATCCATTCCATAATCCTGGCTTTCTGTTCCATTCTGAAGATCTTCTACCAATGTAGAAATATCAATGGAATTGTTTTTTATTTTATTCATGAACTCAGAATAACCTACTGGAGCCATACGTTTAAAATAAGACAACACCATAGGGCGAGCAAATTCACCTACAAGCTTATTACGCTCTTCTTTTGACATTAATTCAGTTCTTAAATTAACCTCTGTTTTGAATTTGTTTTTAGGCAAAGTCTTATCTATACCAAGATAATTAGATAAAAATTCTGTTTCTGAAGCTGTGAATATATAGATATTTCCACTCATGCCCTCTATCTTATTATGGAAGTCCCTTATCCTTTTTGATTTCTTGGCAGTAGCATGCTTAGAAGCAAACTCCCATTCTTCCATTCCTGAATCTTTCAGTTCATTAATATAAGCTTCGTTTACCCCAGTTTCAGAACCTTCTAATCTACTTAAGTACTTATCTACCTTTAAATCCTCGGCTTTAGCTAAGTCAATTAATTTACTATATTCTTCTTCTATTTTTTCAGAACATGATTTCACTGTCTCTAATTCCATAGAGGTAAAAGAAGCGTAAGATATCTCTCCTACGCTAGAGGCATCTCTGTTAAAACTAATAATATCTTTTATTATTTCTTTGTTCTTCTTTATATTATCTATTATATCAGTTACAGTGCTTTCTATGTTAGTGCTAGCAGAAACCAGTATAATATCACTACCCAGTTTCTCGTAGCTGGCCACATTGTTATCGGCTGTAGTTGCCGACTGAGCGTCTCCCTCTCTGTTCCAGAACTTGTCGCTAAAAGAAAGATGTCCGCTCTGAGTAAGTAATGTAAGGGCATCACTAGAACCAGATGTGGACTGCATTTCTCTTAACATACTCATAAACTCTGGAGTCACTTTATTAGACCTGCTTCTAGAACCAAGATCTTTCTTCCATTCTTCATCAATAGCTTTAATATCCTGAGCCATTTTAAGGGCAGAACCAGTTTTTCTTATTCGTTCATTGGTTCCCATATAAACCCATTCAGAAGCCATTTCTTTTTTCTGTTTTTGAAGACGCATGTAATCCTGGTAATTAGAACTCTTGACGAAAGCTATTACATCAAAGTTACGATTATTATCATAAAATGGCTGTTTAAGCATATATTTCTGACGAGACAAATTATTCAAAAACTCTTTTGTCTCTTGAGATATAGGTTCGCCTAACGCCATACCTGCACTTTCATACAAAGCATCTAACTTCTTTTTAAAACTTTCTTTAAATGGCTGCTCTGTATTTTCTTCTAACCAGGTATTCATTATAGCCTGATACTGTTGCTCTTGTTCTATAGACATCATATCTAGATTAACCCTATCTAGACTAGGTCGAACTTTGATAGTTCTTTTACTTCCATCTTCTGCTTCTACATTAATAGTATAAGCCTTATCTTTATCAACAATATCTATTATTTCAGCATCAGTTAATTTACTTAATTCTGGCAATACTCGTGTAAAGGCTTTCATTTGTTGAATCTTATAATCTCTTTCAAATTTAGCCATATTCAAAGAGCTTTTTAAAAACCTAGATGTTTTTCCATCTACTTGCTGAAGAAGCTTCTCGAATTTCTTGGTATTCCATCCGTTCTTTTTAACATCATCCAGAAAATCATTTATAAGCTCCTGGGATTTAACCATAGCATTATAATTGTTTTTAGCTATGAGACCACCAAGAGCGTTGTTAACAGGATTACTTGAATGCTCTAATATACCGAACCAGCGAGCTAAAAAGCCTATATCCTCCTGTACTTTATCAAATAATTTATATATACCTTCTCTTTTATCTTCCGGAATATTGAATTTATCCAAAACAGACGTAACAAAAGTATGCCGGTCTATATCCATGACAGAGTCTACATCAGATTTAACGCCATTAATATCAGCAACAATCTTATCTATTCTATTTATATAAGATTGTTTCATATTATTATTGAAATCACTTCTGTTTTTTACAAATCCGCGGATTTGATTTAACATCGGTAAAGTTTCTTCATTTACTACCCGTATATTTTGTCGGTCAGTAACATTCAAATGAAGTTTATTATTCGATCCGGAAGAAAGGATATCTTTTGTTATTTGTTTAATATAATTCGTTTGAGCATCGGCAGTATTTAATATACTGTTTAAAGACATAACCATTTCGTTGGCATCAATAAAATCTTCGGTCTCTGATATACGTTTCTCTATATCTCTTAATTGATTTAAACTCATATCGGCAGACACAGAAGACACATAAGAGCCATTTCCATCTCTTCCCCTACGGTTATAATCTATTTGCCGAAGATTCTTTAATATCTTTTTTAACTCTGATATTCTATTTCTTAGGAAATTGTTTTGCTCTTTAGCAGTAAGAGAATATAAAGTAAATGAATTATCTTTCAATAGATCAGTATCGAAGGCAGTTAACTCACCAGATAAAGCAGAGTTTTTAATGCTTTCTATAACATCATTTAATCGGCTTTGCTGATTGGTTATCATTCCTTTAATGGAATTAATCATATCGGATATTAAAGTCCTTACACGACCTAAAAATCCTGTATCTATATTACCTACATTAGATTCAAATGATGTTCTGAATCTATTTGTTATTATTTTACCTAATATCTCTCTATGAACAGCATCATCTAATTCCTCTCCTTTTAATGTTTTTCCGTATGTATCATAATATTGACCAGCATATGTATTCCATTCAGTAGTTCCTTCCACATCATTAAGAACCTCGCGCACCGCATCCTGGTTGGTGTATGCCTCTACAAGGAAGTGAGAGGTTTCTTCTAGTATATCATTGAGCGTAGCATTTTCGGATACAGCTATTATATTATTGGCTATATCCGCTAACGCTCTAGCTGATGGTTCATATCCGTATTTTGTTTTATATTTATCAATATAATCGGTCATACCAACCACTCTTACACCCAAAGAAGACAATATATCTATTATTGCTGTTCTTTGTCTAAGATCTTCTTGTTTAGCATTGGCGATAAGGCTACGAACATTATCGCTGTAAATGCTATTGTCTTCAAGAATAAGCGACAATACCAAAGCATCAAAATGCTGGTAATTCTTGTTAAGTTCATTATATTTACCCGCTTTAAGGTCATTAATTATCTTTTCTTTATTGGCTTTACCTTGTTTTCCCTTGTTGTCTACAACACGTATATTCTTAGTATCCGGATTGGCTATAGAGATAAGTCCTCTTTCGTTTAAACTAACATTACCGGAACCAAACATATTGGCTATCTCAAAATAAGAAGATGCTGAATTAAACATCTGGCGTTGACCGGTATATCCTTCACCTATATAATAATATTTATTGGTATCTGCATCATACACTTTCGATCCTGATAAATATCCTTTTTTAATAAGATAATTTATCATCCCATGTCTTGTGGCTGTATTTGTATTGGTGGATAACGACATTATAGGTATAAAGGCTTTTTCGTCATTGAGATAATACCTTCCAGAAGAAAAAACCGCGGCAGCCGTAGCCACCCTAGGGTTAGCTACTTCCTGGAGAGCACCGGCTACAAATCCAGCGCTGACCTCTGTATCCCCCTTGGAAGCTCGTAAAGCACTGCCATAATCCTCATACATAGAATTATCTTCTGTAACGAAAAACAATTTAGGTTCACCAGATTCATAGGTTAATCCTATATTACCTTCATCCGATGAAAGAGACTCCATACTATGAATAGCCAAACCATCTCTTATAGCTATTGTATTGCTACCATCAAATTCTGTTATATTAATAACAGGCGAAAAATTATTAGAAAGAACGTCATTACGATAATCTTCTTCTGTGCTACCATCAGGAATATCGGATTTGTTTAACACAACATTAGAAGGAGAAAGAGCGTCTACTAAAAAAACATCTCCTTCTATAGATGATGAATAATAAGATAATCCATCTATTGACCTATTTTCCCCGTAATTCACCCTACTTACTATAATAGGATTGTCCATCTTTGACGCTTTGCTAAGAACAGCATCACGATATTGTTCTGGAATTATATCAATGTTTTTCTTAATAACATTAAACGCCTTCTTGTTTATAGGTGTGTTCTTAGTCCAGTCCCCAAAAAGTTTTTTGAATTTCTGGGAATACACTGTTTTAAACACAGATAAAGCCCTTTCCCTGTTTTCCATAAGAGGAATAGAAGCAATCTTGTCAAAAAGAATCGATTTATCTCCTGATAGGGTTTTTACTTTACTCACCCTTTTTTTATCGTTCCTTTCTATTATACATGTTGTAGCCATTTTTTCTATATATTTGTTTCTCACAAAGGTAACACAAAAAATAATAATTACATAAAAGGATCTCCCTCGTAAGTCATAGTTAACCAACATATTTTACTTTCATCATCCCTGCTGATAAATTTAATCATAACTGTTCTAGGATAAGCGCTTTCCCAGTAAGCCACATTAACAGAAACAGCATTAGGAGATGTCACCAAATTAATTCCATTTGGATATTCGTCGCTTTTTGGATCAATATATTGACTTTTGGAATAATAATACTTATCAGTATACGTTACCCCAGATTTTAAAATTTGTTCTACTTTCGGTACATTACTGGTTACTTGATATGTTTTTATCAGTTCTCTGGTTACAACTTGTTTCTGTTGTCTATTCATTACCACGGAAGAGTTTTGAAGACACGTAGCATTATTAGGAGAATAATAATTCATGGATGTTGTCGTTCTGTATGTGTTGTCATAAAGCCCATATTTTACATATATATAAACAAGTTCCTGCGTAATAGTTAAATGGTAATCATAAACAGGCGGTACTTCATTATATCCTGTTTCAAAACGACAATCCTGCTCTCTTACAGTTTCGTCTACATAGCTTGATGTGGAGTCAAAATAGCTTATCTGTACTTGTTTAGCCCCCCCCTATTGGACTCATGTACATATACACCATTATCTGGAACAATTCCCACATATTCACCATCTATGGTTATAGAACCGCCTATACAATCGGATATGATAGTGTAAGTATACTTTGTATTACCCATAAACCTTCTTCTCATATTATCAATTATTTGTTATATTTACATAATATTCAACTCCTCCTGATACAACCTTTATATCTCCATATCCTCTACCAAAGGATAAATAATTTCCTGTATTATAAATTTCTCCATTATAAGAATATGTCATATCTGTTATTTGATCTACAACAGAGCCTTCAGCACCTACAGAATCTATTACATAAGCGGTAGTACTAGTTATAGGCATTGTTACATTTATAATAGACTGGCTGGTAGTGACGAGAGATAGTGTATATATAGTATCTTTTTGCAAAACAGGATGTCTATCAAAACATTTCATGCATAACATACTATTCCCAAGAGAAGAGTTGTTTTCTGTATATTGTTCATACGGTTTTAAATAAGCTTCTAAAGAATTATCCACACAATAGTATATTAATGCTATTTGAGCAAATGTTTCTGTTTCGATTGTATTTTGGAGATAACCATTCCACCTTACCATCAGATATAAATCCAACGGACTTGTCATTCACCAAGACTTCAACTCCATCTTGGTATGGAGCTTTCACCACATGAGTTACTAATGGTGCTTGCATATATCTTCTCCTCATATTGTACATTTATTTTAAACCATTACAGAAAGATACTGATTATTTTCTATCACTAAATCAAAACCCAAGTCTTTATATATATTATGCAATTCATTTACAGTTAAACCATATGCTAGATCTATAAAAAAAGGAGATCCAATCCAATTGACTTTATATATATAAACTCCCTTACCAATAGTTTCCATATCTGATTCTTTACCATCTGAAAAAAGAATAACTCTATAATCACTGGCAATTGCATCTATTTTTATATTAAATTGAGGTGTATTACCACTAGATGAATATAAAAATTCAAAAGAATTGTCACTAAAATATTCATAAAAATTTTTTCCGTTTGATAACCGAAATACCCTATTAGTACGCATTTGATCATAAGGCATATAAGAGGATATCAGTATTCCCCCACCCGCTATTCTACCTGTATTCATATATCTTCTTCTTGTCATACAACCATATTATTAGTGATATCTCCTAGTATCTCAAAATCTGTTATCAAAGGTTCTCCGTCTGTTCCTTTACCTACTTCTACCCCTTATATTAGAAATACTTTACATTTATTTGATTTAACTCTATCATATAAGGTACATAAAGAACCTATTATAGTATCAGTCAAAGGAGTGGGTAAAATGACATGCCAGCCTTCGGTGTTGTACACCGCATCGTACACCGACAGCCCTTCCTCGATCCCAACCCTTTTACCTCTTTTGTATATACCGCTTCTACCACTGCGAGGCGGCTTACCAAACCTAATATAAACCATTTCAATTTATTGTATTATCAAACAATTAATATCTTTGTATCAACAAACAAATATAGATATATAATCCTTAATTCCGCAACACATATTGTTAGAAATAAATTTAAAATACTGAGTAATAATATATT